ACCGCCCCAATAGGTCATCTTCGATACACAGTATTTAAAACAGTCTGTAGCCATTCTTGATGTATGTGCATTAAATATCTAACTATACGAACATCCTGATGGACTACCAAAATTATACAGCTCTTTAAAGTGTACATTCATGCCTGTCTAATAAAACATCTAATTGGCATTAGTAACTTTACTTAAAATTGATAGATCTATAGGGCTCTTAAACGCACCGTTTACTATACACTTCCTGTAGTCGCTCTATGTAAAGCTAACCCTTGTTCTATTGAACATTTGTGAGACATTGGTAACATTGTTGTTTATTGGAATAGCATGTGCAAAAAAGTTTGCTACAAAGTTAAGATCAACACCACTTCTTTCGAAAGCATTATTCAAAGATGTTGTATTAGAATTTACTGCCAATCCTGTATATTCTCCGCTCTTGTTTAAACCTTTATAATTAAAGCAGTTGTGGAACGTATGTGGCCCAATATAGAGGGATGTCGCATCAATTGTCTAAAGACCTGTAACATTGTAGAAACAGCTATTTGTAGCTGTAACATTTGGTGGAAGTATGACGTACTTTATATTAGTGCTACCCTAGAAACATACAGACTACAGATGTGTTGAGTTATGTAAGTCTACTGTATTATCAACCGTAGCACTAGTGTTATCTTTAATACAAAGCTTGCTATGTGCACAGTTTGTTACAGATATACTCTTAGGATAAATTCGTACATTAGAATGATTGTCGTATTCTGTAATTGTAACGGTTCTAAGTTTAGGACAATTGTTTATATTTATTGTTTCAAAACCTTGCAGTGTTATTGTCTCAACAGAATTGTCACCAGAAAGAGTAAAGCTACCGCCACCCTCTATACAGCTTAAATTAAAGTTTGTAATATTCGTTCTGTTATTAAATGATAAGTTCTTATACTTCCCAGATATCTATGACCACTGAAGTGTCTAAAGCTAACTATTATCTACAGAAAAACTTGTAATATTAGGGCAGTTCGTTATAGTAATACTTGCTCCAGAGTTTTTGATATTGCTAACATTAACCGTTGTTACATTTAAACTATTAGCAGTTAAACCCATTTTTGATCCACTAAGATTAATGGAGCTTAGGTTAGGATAATTATCAGATCCATTAAGTGCTAACGTGGCAGTGTATCCAGGAGATGTCAAATTGATTTCCTTAACACTAGGTGTGTTAAAAGAGAAGCTTCCAAATGTATTTGAAGAACCATTTATTGATTCAAGCTTATCGGATCCAATATACAAACCAGTCTAAGCATTTCCTTCTATCCAGTTTATGTTTTCAAGATAAGACCATAACTAAGAACCTCCAACTTTAACACCTTGTACACCGGTTGTTTTAATATCGATCTACTGATAGTTATCTCCACCGATTATATAGTTTGCAACAACTGCGTTTGCCTTAGTAATCTGTAAAGGAGAGAATTTAGGACACTTGATCTTAAAACTAGCATTTGCACCAAGCTGAATACCAGCAGAAGAACTTCCAGAAGAGAATATATCTCTAAGGATAATTACATCTTGATTCATAGGTACAGAGTAGTTTGCAGCATTATAAGTACAATCGTATACAATGTTTTCAACATTTGGATCACTACTTAAATTTAAATCCTTCCACTGTCCGTCACTATCTCTATACTGTATAGGAACACCTATATTTGAGTTAAGATTAAAGTAGGCATCAAGGATATGTAATCTACCATTGAACCAATCTCTTACATAGTTAATTCTAGTTCCATTAAACTTCTGGTAATCAACTGGATTCCACTGACTACCAGAGCTATCGAGTGCTAGATATTTGGATCTATAGTTATATGTTACAAGCAGGTTGTTTATAGAGCCGAGATTATTAGCGTAGAAATTATCTACAAAATAATCAGCATTTTTTAGAATACCTTCGTGAGTCTTGTTGTTTGTAACATTGCTTCTCCATTTTGCGTACAATTCCTGTGGGTAGTTAACTGTATACTGCTCATCGTCCTTAAATATTAATCTAGCATACTTAGCAACGGCAAACAAATATGAGGAAGGAACATCAAATCCATTTGATCCAAGTGTAGATGGAGAGAAGTCTCTATATATATTTACATTGTCTGGATAATCAACACCATCTTGAGTTTTCTTTAATTGACCATACCAATAGTCAGAGAAGGCAAAATAAGAAATTTTACCACCGCTATTGTTAATGCCTAAACATGTATCCATATCATAGAATGCTGTCACCCAAGTTGTACCAGCTGAATTCTTGCCAGACCACGTCTTAATATTAAGGTTCTTCATTACACTATCAACTAGACCAAGGACCATACATATTGTATAATACTCGGATACTGACTAGAAGTTTAATTCTGATGGTTTATTATTATCCATATCCGGTATACAAAGATCTCTTAAATCATTCTGTGTTCCAGCATTAATTGTATTCTTTAATACATATTTCCAACTTGAACCAGCAGACTTCCTTTGATACTATTTAGTATAATCTGGAACCATGTTTAACGATTTACCAGTTTTATTTCCAGATTTATCAAGTTCTTCTGCAGAATATCCATCTTCATAAGACCCTCTTCCCTTCTTTAGATAGTCAAACAAATATCCACCTCCAAGCGTTACTGATTTTACGAGCTTTTGGATAGATGCCTACAGTTCTGCTTCAGAAAAGTTTGATCCATGAACAAGGTCTCCAAACATATATGTGTTATCGTTCTCTTTGTTCTGCTAGAATAATATAGTAGGATCATACTAAGAAAAGTCAAAATAGTTAGAACCTCCCTAAATTTCAGCAACACCAAGACCTTCTCTCAACGCATTATCGTCGTTGTTTATTTTATAGAACACAAAGTCTTTACCACTACCAGTTAATGTGGTCTTGTCACCAAATACTCTAAGATCTTTATAACCGAGATTAAAATATGCTTCACGACCAAGGTTGAAGTTATATACTCCGAAGTAATAATAAACGTCATCTTTATCTCCTGTTTCAGGATCTTCTGTAACAATATGCATAAACAAAAGTATAGGGAATCCCTCAAGACAGTTCTTTATGTACGGTTTGAATATACTATCTTCACTAATGCTGTCGCTAAATTTTTCACAAACGGTATTTACAAACTTTCCGCAAGTTGTATTATTTGAGTGAGAGCTATCAACAACATCGGCTTTTAATGTAAATTGAGTTTCTGGTAAAAATGTATCAGGGTTATCTTGATTAAAATTAGGAGAGTATAAGTAAACGTCAGCAGTTTCAGATTGGTCGGTATTTTCTATTGCTAATGTAAAGTTTTTTACTCTATACAATTTTGTAGAAGAACCTTGCAACGACGCTCTAAACTGTGCATTAGTAAATGAGTCTGGCATCTTAACTTCTGTTAGTGCAGATCTTCCAGAACTCCATTCAATTGATACAGGGAAATTAAGATCTGATCCTTCACCGGTTCCATCCTCACCATAGTTTTTCTCAAGTCTCTATATCATTGGTGTTCCGGTACCATTATCTTGGCACGTCATAACAAGAACCGGAGTTGATGTGTTTGCAGCAATATCACTAATTGTAGCACCGTCTGTAATGACTCTACCGTCTATTCCAACATTAAACTTTTTTAAATATTGTTTCAAAATAAGTTCTTGCTGAAACTCTTCGTTTTGTTCACGAATTATCTCGGATCTATATTTAAGATAATATTGATATACGTCGTAATCTCCGTTCTCTCCAATACCAGACACAGGCAGATAATCAACATCTATTGTGTTGATATAAACATTAGCAGGATTTATCTATAATTGTTTTACAAGCAATGGAGCATTGAACAAGCTAGAGAATGATGCCTCCATTCGTCCATCAATATATATAGAAGTGTCGTAGTATGAGTCGTTTCCATCTTTTTTTACAAAATTTGAGAAAACCTACAATAGGTGATATTTTGTAAGATCATCTTTATCTGCATCGTTTTGCTTCTATACATAACAATCTACGAATGAGCTACCCCTAGTTGTTATCTGCTACCCTATCGTCATAATTGGAGAATCTCCTTCGTTGTATAAACTTATAATAGTAGCATTATCAGAGTTTATGTGATTAAACTATAAACCTATAGCTATATGTGTACAAATGTTTCCTGTACCACTAACCTGCGGAGGTTCAATACCTGTTATTCTAATAGCATTAGAGTTAACAGTCTAAGATATACTTGTGTTAGCTAGATACTGCTTAAAATTATCTGTACAAGTATTAATTCTATAATAGTACTAGCTCCACTACTATGAATTTTCAAACCAATCAAGTTGATCTTCAGATTCTTTTACATAAAAATAATATTTAGCACTGTACCCGGAAACGTTTATTTCAATTGTGTTTTCTCCAGCTTTTGTAGCAAGAATCTTAAATGAATTCTATTGACGCTCTGTTACGGTAAGACCGTTTTCGAACATTGATACTCCGTTAACCTTTACGAAAACATTATAACTTCTGTTGTTGTTTACCCCTTCGTATATTCTATAGTTAAACTGAATATATCCAGGATTGTAAATATACTATCCCTCGGTCTGTTTAGTATTGTATATAACACCAACATCTGGAGATATCAAACAGTACAACTCGTTAGGTATAAGAGATATGTTTATAGTCTGGTCATTTGAGATCATTTCCTAACCATCTGGTATAACCTGCGTACTAAATACTGCAGAGTAAAGTCCAGATTTATCGTTTGTAAAATTACTCTTATCTATAGGAAATATAAGCGATCCCTTTTGATCTTCAATACTACCAGAACTTAAGTCCTATCCATTAAACCTAGCTGAGTAGTTTATTGTTGCGGAAATAGAAATTACATAGTCAACCTTTATATTAAGACCAGTATCTCTTGCCGTTTCTATAAAGATCTCATACGTATTACTATCTGTTAAATACTTCTTACCTTTATCATCAACAAGTGACACATCGAACGAATATGGGGTAACGATATATTGACATGATACCTACTGTGTGTCATTACCATCTGTTACGGTAATAGTAAGCGTAGCGTTTGTATTAAGATTAATATTCGTCTAAAATCTAAACGCATTTTCGATAGATAAAATCTAAGTTCTCGTCTGAGTGGTTTCTCCGCCACTAGCAGTTTTTGTTGTGTACGAGTATGTTACATTAAACTTACCACCATTTGGGTTGTTTATTATAATAAGAAGTGGATATGTATCTATTCCATTAAGAACAATATTGTTACCCTTAATCTAAATACCATTAAGCGACGCAAATACACTAAATGGTTTATCGCCACCTCCACCACCAGGACCAGAGCCAGAACCGACTCCGCCATATTTATAAATCCACTTAACGTTTGTCTTAAGCGAATTTACATCATTAGTTATAGACGACAATTTGTCGGACAGCGTCAAAGAGCCATCCGACATTATTATATCGTCATCACTAACAATCTTAGAATTGTTATTTAATCTCATACTGTAAGCATTATTGTTTCTGTATCAACCCACTCTCCGTAGTTGTTATCAGAAACCTACTTAAAGTACTGTAACTTCATAGGAGACGTAGAGTAATCATACTGTGTAAATTTAGCTGTAGATGTAAGAATATTAGCTATTCTAACAAGCTCAACATTGTAATCAGAATCTGAGAGTCTTATAATTCCAAACATAGGATATTTCTAATTAGCATTAGCTGTATCATTTCCATTCTTAACTGTTGTTTCTGGTATAGCTAAAGAGAACTTCTAGTTTGCAGAAGGAAGCTCTTTATTTGATGTAAGCTTAAATCCTGTAGCCTAGCACATAAAATAAGTGACACCACCTTCAAGGTTAGGTACACTTGTATATGGGAAGAAGCCAGTAGGAGCCTGTCCTACATCCTCTCGTTTTGTTAAAGGGAATTTTGTGTAATCTTTACCCTCTGCAACAAACCTAACATTATCGTTCTACAATGTATTGGCCATTGAATACTCTGCAAAATTGTCTTTGCTGTTTTTGTTCTATCCAAAGAAGAAGTACTCTCTAACAGGATATGTACAAGCATATGTGTGTTTATGACCACCAATCATAAGCTTTACCCCTTTGTACTCAAGGAGTCTACTAAGCCAATATGTACCAGCACCAGTTTCGGTTTTATCAATCTAATTGCAATGACTACCGATCAATGCGGTACCATTAGGTCCAAGTGATCTAGAATACCGTTCCTGTCCAGTTGCGATACTGCTATTTGTAATAACGGTGAACGGCATTTCATGACAAGCAGCTATACACTTTTTACTAGTATTAAGCATGTTGTAAACCATTGTATAGATTGGTATAAAACTGCTAACATATTTCTGGTTTGTTCCAATAGTGTAACCGGTATAAATATTAACAGTGTCTTCTCCGTCTTTAAGATTAAACCACTGGTTACAATTAATCATTGTGATTTCACTATTAATCATAACGAATCTGTAGTTCTTTGATTCGAAATAATACAGAGATGGTATATATTTGCCATTAACAATTGGTACGAATGTAGACTCATCTATATCATAGCAATAGAACACATGGAAGTAGAATGAGTTTGATTTACCAAGGTCATCTCCAGTTCCAAGATTTGTTACGTTTGTACCGCAGAGGTCGTTGTTGCCAACAACATTCATCTGCTCAAACTTATTGAACAAAACATGACCAGCGTTGTAATAATCAAACCATTCATTGATTCTTGTTCCATTCTATGTCATATCTCCAGTATTCATAACAATAGGAATAATGTTGCTACTCTTTTGGTCTTCGGCAATCTTTTCATTCAGCTTGTTTGCTGCTGCTGCCCAAACCTGGTACTACAACCAATCGAATCCCTGCTAGTCTGTTGTTTGGTAAATAACTGGCTTATAAGTTTCTGGATACAACGTAAATGTTTGCACATCTGATACATATGAGCCAGGATTACCATTAGCATCTGGTCTACCGACAACATACTCCCAAACCTAAGGGCCTCCTGTAACCGCAGAGCTAACAACATTAATTACACATTTATGAGATGTATACTATGTGCCATCTGCTGGGAATCTACTTACGATTCTATTATAGATGATGTTATTAACGTCTTTAGAGTACTCTTTTCTTCTAGGATAAGATGTAGCCTATGTAGCAGCGTTTTCTACCTCTTTGTAAGATTCGAATCGGGACGTCCAGTCTTTCTATCCTTTCTATCTAATCCAGATATACTCATCATGGTATCCTACAGAGATCCAGTTAAATGCTCTATCCTTATGCATGTCTATACCAAATGAACATGTAACCATATTTGGCTTAGTTACATTAAGCTTAGACTTATCTGTACATACATTCTTATTTAAGTAAGATGCCTTTGGTGCGAAATTAGCTACACTATACTATTCCTTAGAATGTGGAAAACTAATCATTGGCGAACTAAGATCAACAATCCAAACATCTGCTGTACTAGCCCATCTTGCTCTAGAGCTATCTTTAACATTTGCCGACTGATAAGCCTGTTGTGCAGGATCAAGTTCAAATGTATTTTTATACATTGTATTCGATTTGATACCGAGTACAAGCTTTGCCCAATATCCTGTCTTCGAAGAATCTATAACACCTGTAAAGAAATAGATTGCATCGATAAATGATGGATCGTATAAATTAGGATAAGTCTTAGTATCATTAAATATAGTTACAGAACTATCGTTAGCTTTCCATAAATATGTTGTTGGAGTTAAATCCTCATTACCATATGTCAAAGCAAAACCATTACCAAGACTAGAACTTGTATTGATTGTGAAATCAATTAACTTACCATCTTCGTACCACTCTTGATCGTATGAGTCTACCTTAATGTAAGCGTTTTCGTCTTTCTTACTACCATAATAAGCTCCTGCAATAACATATGTACCGCCTGCTTTTATTGTGCCAGTAAGAGGCAAATGATACACAGTCTATTTGTCATCCGTTGGTCTAGTATAATGTAAATAACATCCCTATAAGCAAAAGTCGCTATCAGATGTATTCTCAAGTTCGACAAATGCTCTCGTACAACCATGTACGATATCTGTATCCAACGGAGCATAGAATGCACCAATTTTTATTCTGTCAGAATATAATCCAATGTTTTGTGTTTCAGATAATCTATTAGATGGGTTTGCTTTATTATATTCGGCTAATCTAAGTCTGCCGATAAATCCTCTAGCACTCCAACTATCAAGGTCAACGCCACTAGCTATTACTCTATTAGAAAGCAGATCTTCGTCGTTAGGAATTTCTTGATTAATAAGATCTCCAGACTCATTGATAAAGAACTTGTACTTCTTGCCAGTGTCTTGGTGAATAAATGTAATATCTGAAAGGTCTGTTATTCGTAGGTCTTCACCATCCTCGCGAATAATACCTTGCTTCTTAAGCAAATCTAATACTTCACTTTCTGTCATACCGTCATCTGGTGTTGTACCGCCACCAGCAGCAATTTTAACTAGTTTATCATTATTTTTAATCCATAAATTCTTTGTACTTTCAACAAAGGTTAATTCGTTATTCTGAATTTGATTCTTTATCTTCTAAAGTACATCTTCTGATTTTATGGAACGAATTGTTATGTGTGATACTTTATATTTGTAATCCTGCTCAGATGGTGCGCTAGGAATAACCTGATTAGAAAAGTCCTAGAACTTAGAGCATATATCAAACAAGGAAACGTTTGTATCCTTAAACGTAACCCAGTCTGGATAATACGAATATCCGATATCGTTTCGTATTTTATTTAGCTTACCATCATAATAATAACCCTATTTGTATACCTTGTCATGAATAGCATCACCGATACTAATGTATATATACCTACTACCAGCATCTTCTACCGTTCTACTAATGCAAACCATTATATTGTATGCATCAGCTTTTGGTAACTCTATTGAATTTATATTAAAGCGAGTCTGGTTTTCTCCATTTGTTAAATGTATTGTTACATCTGGATTGGTTACAGTAAAGTACATAAAAATCTTAGGATCTGTAACCTATTTTACAGTCTGGTAATCATTCCATGTAGCTTCCCCGATAACCTTTACTATACCTTCTTCGTCATAGCCTAAGTTTGATTCTGGCGTAAGTTCGCAACCCTAACCTATTGTAAGACGTGTGACAGATGATAAATCTTCTTTATCAACCGCCCACAGTGGCTCATCGTCTGGATCAGAAATGCCATCTACCACAGATGACATTAATGTATTTTCATCTGTGTACGAATTGAGTCCGTATCTAAATGTATTCCTTATTTTTGCCACTTCGCTCTATAAAGCTCTTATGGCAGAAAACAAAATGTCGACATACGTACCATTTACCTCAACTTCTCTAGAAGGTTTTGTTTTTAGGTCACTTTCTTTATCAGCTATAAGTATGTATTTATCAGGAATATCACTAGGGTCTACACCATCTATGATATCTTTTGTATATGTAGGTATTCCGGCAAATGATCCAATGCCACTCTTTATAATTCGCTCATTTAATTCGTGCTGACCAACTTTAAGCTGTTCGTCGTATATTTGTCCAGCATCTGCCACAACGCCTTCTGTAGACGCGCTAACAATCCTTCCGTATACGATGGTATCCTCTTTCTTTGGTCTTATATACGAGTTTTTAATATCTGCCATAATTAGTAATTTTAGAATATCGCCTTTACAGAAACTCCTCCAGACATAGTATTTTTAAGTACCGGATTAGAACCTGCATAATAATAATATCCTGTTTCAGCATTATACTAAACAGTAGTAAATGGTATATTATTCATACTCCCATCAATAAGGTTTTTAATAGGCTTTTTAGACATTACCCATAAGTATTGACCATCTACATAATTTACTATAGTTGAAAATCTTGATAAATCATGAACTTCGAGAAGCAGATTAGGATCTACATTCTGTATTCCTACTTTATCATAAGTTTCCTGTGATGGATTTTCATACCCATCATCAGATCTATCAAAGCCCTTTTCGCTATCGCTTTCTTCGTCTTCAGCAAATGGTCTTACTGCCAAATATCCAATAAATCCAGAATTAATCAAAGGATCAACTCCGGTTGTTATTGTTATACCACCAGTCTACTCTACACCTTTATCAACGATTTCAAATATCTCACCATAGTCTATTGTATTAGTTTTAAGCTGTCTTTTTCCCCAACCAGGAACAAATGTTTCCACAACAACGATTAATTGATATACTCCGCATATCTAATCCTTTGATGGGAAGTACGCATTTATAACATTGTTATTTGCATCTAATTCAGACTCCATGAGATATTTTGTTTTGTCCAAAGGTCTATATTTATCCATTTCGCACTTGCAGTCGAAATCTCTTCCATTGTAGTAGAATTTATTTCTACAATGAGGCAATACGTGATACGTAGGACATCCACACCAATTTAGCAAATACTAACTATTGCAGCATTTTTTATTCATGCTCTCGGTTAATGTTTTATTAACCAAATAACATTTTATATTTTTGATATTAGATGCACTATATTCTGTTTTATCAACAAGTGATATATTTATTCTAATATCATTTCCAATTCTAATTTTTTGCATATTGATATGTATTTAAAAACAAAAAGCCGAGATAGGGCTTATTACCCCACCCCGGCTAAATATTAAAATTTTGTTTCGTCGTATGCGGTTGCATTACTAATAGGATTTGCTATATTCTGACGAGCCTGAATCATATTCTGAAGCTTCTCTACAAGTCCACCAGCAATCTCTACAGCACCAGTTGTAAACTTTTCACCATTATTAGATGCGTAAATCTCAACAGTCTGCTTTGTTCTGCGCCACAAATCATCAGCTGTTCTGTACTGATTTTCAAACTCGATTGTAATACCATCGTATTTGTTATCGATATTTGTAACCATAGCTGGCTGAGGATCGTACCAGCAACTACGATGCAAAACGCCCTGATAATCAAATGATGCGCGCTCGCGATCACGAACAAGCTTAGCTGAAGCAGGGTATGTTGTACCTTCCTTCTTTGAGAAAACTGCACCAAGGTCGTACTTGTTGTTAGATGCCCAACCTGGAGCAGCTGGATTCATCCAATACATATTTGCATCAAAGCGACCCTTCATGTATACGTTTTCTGTTCTATTAGACTCATCGTCATCATACTTCATTGCTGTAAGAATGAGTTTCTTCTCATCAGCTTTAGCATATACTCTCTGACGCTTTGGAGCGCGAATAATATCCTTTATAAGACCAGCAATAATCTGCTCAACACCGTCGCCAACTTCTGTAACATAGCTGTAAGACTCTGTCCACTTACGATAACGCATTGGCATATCTTTGAATGTAAGACGAAGTACAACAGGACAGCCACCCTGGGCAAGAACCTTAAGTGTTTCTGCTGGAACGTTTGTAAAGTCTATTGTAATCTGATCTTCAGCATCGTCCTTATAGTCGAGCTTTGTTACAGACTTAATATCTGCAACGTTGATGATATTAGACCACTTGATAACTGGGACAAACTTAACGGTGCCGTCCTTACCAACCTTCTGAAAACTATCAGATGTGATAACGCCAATCTTAAAACGATCTGCGTTTTCATCATAAGAATAAACATCCGCGATAGCTGTACCATCCTGTGCAGATGGATCACAGTTCATGAATACAAACTTACCAACCAATGGCTTAAGTTCTGCTTTTGTTTCCTTGCCAGCCAAATCAGCAGCTGTAGCAAGTGTCTCACCGTTCTTGTTAGAAACAAGGACTGTATTTACATATGTAATCATATTAAAATTAATTTTTTCTACTCACCCTATAATATTAATGCTAGACCTAACTAGCTGGGCTTTCCACGTTAAAATTATTATTCTTGTGTATTTACCTCTTGAGTTATAGTTTTATAGCGCTCGTCTTTCTTGTTTTCTAAATACATTTGAGCAGCAATCTTTATAATCTCGGGCATAATAATATCCTCGAAATCCTCATATTCATCATAAGGGTTATCGAGTGTTATTTCTGTAGGCTTTCTGAGATAACCTAAAGAATATTCACTAATCTTATATTGCTTATCTGTTAGCAGCATACATCCATTAGAGTTTCTTACACGTAGAGGTCTGGCTCTATGAAATCTATAATGGAAATCTGTAAGACTGTTGTTAACTCTGTACATAAAACTATCCTACGTGCACTCAAACATGCATGTATTGATTTTATTCTCTCCATCAAGATCGCTTATCACGACGTCCTCATTGAGTGAGAACATGAAGTCTTCTGGATATGTTATTGTATAAGATGTATATGACGGCTGACTTTCATCTACAGTCATATTTGTTGATGTGTAAGTCTTCTGTTCGTATAGTTTAATAAGATCTTCTCTACGCTTTTCATTTTGTTCGTATGAAGTTCCGTGAACAAGATCGCTATTAAATCTAAGCTTGATAAACTTACCAACAGCCTAATTGAGCCAGAATAAAGATTCGTCAGTAGATGGTTTGTCTAGCTGGCTATCAAATTTATTTATCTCTCTTTCTAGCCCTACTAAAATATCTATATTCCTCATTACTCAGCCTCCTACTATTTTGGTTGTGATTTCTATTTAGAATTACCCTAAGCAAGTTTTAGTTTATACTGAGTCAAATACATGTCTACAGCACCTGATACAAGCTCCTCAAAACATGAGTATGGGAGTGAACAGTAGCTATGTACAGCTCCAGCCGACTGGTCGTTATCATCAAACTTTAATACATTGAATGCATTAGGCTGGCAATAGTATGTAAGATCTACACTCTCTATCTATGTATATACATCAGATATAACTTTAAACTAATTACTTGTATAATTAGTACTTTCAAATATAACTAATGGGTTTTTTATAATACCATTATAGTTGTAGTACGCATTGATTACATTGTCTACATCTTCTTGCTTAATAAGTATATTTGGTGTAATTACACCGTCTTCTAAAGTCTTATCACTTTTATAATTTTTTGTAACGATGCTTTCTGATCTTACGTACATTGCGTAATCTTCTGGCAGTTTATATAAGCCATCATCATTTGATGTCTTTATATTAACTCGCCTAATTAAAGATCTGCTAACATCGCTTATTCTTTTAGCTCGTCTAGTACCACGTTGAAAATCGTCTTCATTAGAATACAATACTTTTACATACTGTGTCTAGAACTCGCTTAAGAATGAATATATTGTATCGGTACTAAGTTTCTACTCTGTCGCAAACTAAGGATATACTTCAATTAGTCTACGTTCAAACTCAATACCAAGTTTTCTTGTTTCTTCTCTTGTCATGATTCAAGTGGTCTAGTATTAGCTTTAGTAGTAAGTCTACTAGATTCTACAATCTCGGTAGACATAATAATTGCCAAATTAATTAATTCTTCCGCCATGCTATCAGATAACTCAAATTTAGTCTATCCGAAATCATAGTCGTTTACCGACAGTCCTGGTCCAATAGCAAATTTTGCAGGACGTTTAATATATGTAAACTCAGCTGTTGACTAAGCTCCATTGTATTGTACATCCATTGGATCTACATATACCACAACATTGTTGTTCTCTATGCATCCTACAGGCTACTCAATCCAAGGTAGATTTGTTTTTGTGACCTTGAATTTTTTAGCAACATCATGCGACACGAATACTATATTTTCATACTGATGACTCTTATTATCATGAGAAGAAATACTTTCTTTAATTTTAATCTATCCATCAATTATATATAGTATGAGATTATCTAAAGTGTGTGTAGCAAATGTATAGCTGTTATCGCCAGATAAACTACCAATGGCGGTTAATTTATTAATCAATGGCTATAAATCTTCGATTGCTTTCATATCTGACTCAAACGCTGACCTTCTAGGATTGTTTCCCGTATATTTTTGAGCTATAAGAGCTAGGTAGGCTTTATCAAGTATTGTAGCAATCTCATATTTAGTTAGCGACGGATATGACGAAGTTATATTTGCCTTGTCATATTCAATCATAAACTTAGTATAAATATCACTATGCGTCATACGTCGTTAGTTTAATTATTTATTTTCGACCTGATTAATAATCGAGATCTTTAAGTCTTGATTCTTCTTTGCGTCCAAGTATGCAATACAATCCTGCAATGAGTCTGCAAGCATCTCAGAACCATAGTAATACTGTGTTCTATCCTTACGGATAATACCTTTGGCAATAGCACTCTCGATCAAGAACTCTGTTTCCTTTGTCTTGTTATTAACCCACTTTGTAAAGAAGTTCTGTGGCTATTTATCAACCAATGAGAACAACGTAGACTCTACAAGCTCATTAGACATTGTATCAGCACTAACACCGAACAATCTAAGGCACTTACGCATCTCTTCAAGAGAAAGCTTGCCGAAGGCAATAATAGCGTCTCTACGAAGCTTGTTAATTTTATTCTTCTCAATAGCTTCAGCCTGTCTATTAATAAGCAGGTAATCCTTACCAGCATTGAGCTTATCAAGTGATGTAGCTACTCTCTTATGTCCCTCAAGGAACTTAATGATCATAGCCTGTCGTGGGAATGAGTCATCAAGAATTGTGCTCTTAGAGCCAACCTTAACACAGAATGTATTCCAGAATGGTGAATTCTTAGCGAGATGGCCTTCTGGATAGCCAAGCTCCTTTTCAAATTTCTTTTCGTCCTCAGGTGTTAAACCTGTGTATATCGACCCAGATCTGGTAAAGTAAGGTGCAATATAATCAAAACAATGTTTATACTTTAACAATCCAGCCCAGGGATTTTTCTTTCTGATCTTTAATTCAACTACCATAATTTTTCAATTAGTTGTTGCAATGCCAAGCTCCCGTGTACAACACTCATATTATTGGCTTAGCCTCCGGTGCAGTGCTGTTAGATTCCATCCGGCATGTTATTGAAACCACGGGGTTGAACATTGTATATTATTTTATTAATTAAGCGAGCTCTGCTGCTCTGTTCTCGACTGCAATAGTCTCCTGGTCTTCAGCATCACAATACAAGATACCGCATGACAATGGGTTTCTCAACATGATACCCTCTTCACCAAGGAAGTGTACCTGGTAACCATCGCGGCTGTTAGAACGCATAGTGTTGATGTTGTTTGCATAACCATTTGGCAATACAGAACCACCAGTGCACCACTGTACGAACTCACGACCCTTACGACATACCTTAACAATGTTAGCCTGACCATCACGACGACCAAGGTCAACGAATAAGAATGTGTAAGACATCAATGGTTTACCTGTTAACGGGTGAAGCTGACGGAACATCTCCATGTTATCAAACATAGCACAACGCTTAACTGTCAACTCGATACCATTTGTCATAGTGTAAGTTGTGAACTGACCACCCAACTTCAGATCCTGGCCAGAACCTGTAATGAAGTGTGTATCAATCATATTGAAGCTAGCTGCCTTCTCCTTCAAGATACGGTCGAACTCACGGATACCCATCTCACCGGTCAAAGCAACGAACTTACGCTCGTTAGTACCAATGATATTGTAGCAGAGATCGAACAAGTAATCCTCGAACAACTCTGTAGTCAGCTTTGTATAGTAACGTACGTTAGCTGGAGCAATCTGCTCGAACAAACCTGCAGAAATTGGAACGAAACGACCATTGGTACCCTTCAAATTGTAAGTACCATCTGCGTTACGGTTAGAGTGAGCAAACAGCAACTGCTTCTCCTCTCTCTTCTTCCACTCACGAAGAGCCTTCCAATACTGATAATCAGACCACAAATAAGACTTCTTACCTGTCTCAGGATCAGTCAAAGCGATAGCTAATACTGTAGAGTAAGCATCACCAGTGATATCGTAAGTAAGACGCATAGTCATCAAGCTATTACGCATCTTAAATGGAGTCTGATAGTTGATGATATCTGCCTCATCACTGTACTCCTCGTATGCAGAACCGATACGGTCTACCTGACGACCTGGGAGCAAATACTCGCAAGGAATATAAGAGCCCTGGAAACCTTCTGCTACATAGCACTCATATACCCATGTGCTACCATCCTGGTATGGAGTACCGTTTACACGTACCTGGAAGTTTACGTTGTCAAATGCAAGAATTGCACCTGGACCAAACCACTTCTCTTCAAGACCAAGATAAATAGGAGTATTGTTAATACCTGGAGTCAAACCATCTGTGATAGACTTAGGAGTAATCTCCTTGCCATTCCACTTAGCATAGCGGATGTTAACAGCGTGATCAGCATCAATCATTACAGACCACTCATATTCTCTGTTTTCGATAGTCATGGTTGAACCAAGACCACCAGTTAACAAGTCGATGGTAGTTGAAATACCATCATCCTTTGTACCAAAAACCAATGACAACAAGCCTGCTACTTCATGAGGCTTTGTAAGCATTGCATTAGCAATCATGTTTTCGTCTACCAAGTCAGCAAAACGCTTGCCACGGTAGAGCTGAAGATTATTTAATAAAGAACTTGAATTATTCATAATATGTTAATTGTCTCATCATAGGTATTTTGACGCGATATCCCATGCCTGAGGTTGTTTTTCATGCCCAACATTGTATGCTGTGTGATTTTTTGTTTGATGTTTGAGCATTTGTCTAAGTTTACTCGCAGCAGATGTCTGACCATTGCGCTGTGCTTCGCCCAGTAGAGCATCACCCTTCATTGTGAAGTAGGCTGATTCTATCAAATTGTTAACAAGGTTATTATTAAAAGCCTTCTGATACTCTGTTAAACCGTCTGCATCAGTTCTTGTAATATAATCGAACAATGCTTTTCTATCCTCCTTTGGGATATTAATACCTCTAATATTGGTAAGACCATTAATACTAGAGGTAAGATCGTCCATGAACTGTGCAGCTTGCTGTTCTTGCTCCTGTCTTTGAGCTTCCTGTTGCTGAGCCATATACTCTTGCTGTTGCTGCTCGTACGCCTTAAGATAATTAACAGCATCAGCTGCTTCATCTTCCAGCATGTCAGCATCTTCATAGCGCTCAATCTTGCGACTAATCTGCTCGTCGTTCATACCCTGTAATTTATAGAACTCACGAACAGCTGCTTTCTGATTAGATTCGTCCTCCAAATCTATGTTATCATAAGACATAGATTTCTGTTGTGTCTGATAGAAGTCTTCAAATTTACCACCATTCTTTACGTACTGATCAAGTCTAGCAATACGATCATCGGCGTACTGTGGGGTCGAATTCTCATCTACGACATCTTTAATGTACTCTACGATACCCTCAATTGTCTTAGGTTTCTCGTCTTCATCAACACTCCAACCATTAGCTTCAGCGAATGCGTCAAAGAAAGCACCAATCTATTCTGCCTCTCCAGGATCTACGACGTCAGTGTCAGTCTGCTGATCATTATCATCATCGTCGTTATCCTATTCGTTGTCAACTGTAGTTGTGTCGGACGTATTATTATTTAAAATATTATCTGGGATCTGTGTCTCATCATCATGAGCATTAGGATCACCAGTTACATTCTTATTATCTTTATTATCCTCAGAAGACTTATCGTCATCTGGATTGTCTAAATTGTCAATATCATCATTAGGATCGTCTAACACCTGATTAACCACATCCTGGTTATCGATGTCTGTAACGCTGTCGCCACCTTCCTGACCACCGAACCCGAGAGAGCTCAAAGCGTCTTCAAAATCACCTAATGGATTTTTCTTTTTTCTTGCCATAATTTAAATTATAACTAAGTTAATATTTTTAATTGTTGTACGCTACACGGGAATCGAACCCGTGTAATGTTATTATTTGTTCCACTTTGACGCATTGTGCGCAAAGTTCGCTTTCTTTCTCATAGCTGCACTATACTTGCTTGGATTTCTTAAAACCTTATTGGCAAAACTCTGAACACTCATACCATGCTATTTAGCTGCTTTAGTAAATGTACCACGCTTAGATTTCTTTATATTGATATCTTTTCCACCTCCAAATTTAGGAATCTTAAGTTTCTTTCTAAGCTATTTTTCAGCTATCTACTATTCTGCTTCAGCCTATGCTTTTCTTCTACGCTTAATCTTGCGAAAGAGTTTATGACGCTGATAGTCGTTCTTTTTCTACATCTTTCGCTTAGGACTTTCCATCTATGTCATTTCTTGCCTCTCTTTCCTATTACTTGAACAGCAGGTAATACACCACCATATAAATCTCCATCAAGTCTGTACATAGAGCCGTTGTTCATAAATGGTACTACACCATTATCTTCTGCCATATTCAAATAACCTATACGTTCATTTGGATTTACATAACTAAATAACGGAGCGTAATATGCGTCTCTATAATCGAATCTTCCCCAAGTTCCTCCAGGATGTTTTGCATTTGAGTATACTGACTGATCACTAAATGTAGGATGATAAGGAGTCTTCCATTTATCATCAAAGTGTGCATTAGGATCATCGTTTAATAATGCATAAGCCATATTAGGATCTTCATTATACCAACTTTTGTAATCATAAGTAGGATCGCCTTTTATTCTAATACCTTTATATACAGATGCTTTATTTGCCCAATCGTTAAATGATCTTTTATCTTTACCGCCTTTGAAGTGTAAATTGTTACCTCTTCTCCACCAGAACTTCTAGCCATAAGAATCTTTACCAAAGTTATTCTAAGGAAGCAGATTAAGTATATTTGGAAGTGAAGGCTATGTCATCCTATCGTACATCTACTGTTTATACTTATTGAGATCACGCTATTGTTGAGCTTTTATCTCTTCCTAAGTCGGACCAAGTAGAGTTGTAGGAATATCAGCCCTAATAGTACTAGGCTATCTTGTAGATGGCGAATTAATAATTATAGGACTAGCATTTTTGGCATCTTCATAATCCTGCTCAAGGTCATTTAACTATACATTATAGTTATAAGCGTCCTTATGCGCATTCTTGTGATTACGAGCTGCTCTAACAAGGCTATTCATGCTATTAAGATTTCTTGAGTAATTCTAAAGAGAATCTTCGTAATACCCTTTCTACTTAAGTGCTCTAGCATAATCCTATGTGGATTTAGCTCTAAGAGCTGCTCCGTATCGTGTATGCATAAGTCTTACATAATCTTTAACAAAGTCTGCATCACTCTTGTATGTAGTATAGGTCTTGCCGTTCCATCCTACTCCGCCATAATTATGTTGTCTTCTAGCAACTCTAGATTTACCATAATTAGATTCGTATGCAAGCTAACGCATTACATTATAGTATGCAGCATCACCATATCCGTATCTGTTTAGCTATTGTCCTACAAGAGGGCCCATTCTGTTAACAAAAGTATTAATAGAATCATCTTTTCCACCTTTATATTTATGAAGTATAGGATGCTCTTCGTTTAATGGAGTATCAAAAGGCAATGGCTTTATAATATCTTCAGCTATATTAACATCTTTACCTTCATTGTAAGCATTAAGTATAGACTATACATCCTGGTCCATCTACAACTACTATTCTGGACTAGGTTCCTCAGCCTGGGTGTCTCCACCCAAGTTGATTCCTCTAATATCCTTCCAGTAATCAGCGCCATTCTTCCACGCTTCATACTTCTGCTAAAATGTCTTATTGTCAAACTTCATTACTTCTCTCCAACCGTTTTGTTCTTAAGGGCCGTGCGAGCCTTAAGCTTCTCGCGTTCATAAGCGGCATCATCTTTAGCCTTCTGCAGCTCTGTCTCATGCTTCATCTTATCTTTCTCAAGCTAAATCTTCTGATCTTCTATCTCGCGCTTCTGCTTGGCTTCATAACGCTTATTATAAGCCTCTTGATTAATCTTCTGCTGCTCGATAGCCTGCTTGCCGATTTCTATTGGGTCTGGTATTCCGTTTTGATCTTGATCTAACTCTTCAGTTCCACGATAAGCATTGATCTGTGCCACAGCTATCTTAGTCTGATTATCTTGATCAATCTGGTATCTCTGAAGATCCATCTGAGCTTCCTGCAACATAAGCTCTTGCTGTTTAGCTTCATTCTGCATCTGCTGTAACTGCTGTTGCTGCTGAGCTTCTGCTTCTTGCTGCTGTTGCTGTATCTACTCCTGTCTAGTCTGCATATCCTTAAGCTTCTGCTTAATAATATTGAAGTTATCATTTGTAAGAATTTCTGCGGCTTCAAGCAAACTGGCACCATTCTGCATAGCTGGCTGTATAAGCTGCTGAAGTTTCTGTATGTTCTCAAGATCCTTAGATGTATCACTTACGAATACATCCATATCCTCATAGTAGAACTTAGGAGTAATATCCAAGAACGCTCTTTCTCCATTATCAAAGATATACTGGAGCTTCTGTTTACCAGTCTCTTCCCAAGCACCCTTAGCTGTATTAAGAAGCATATTAAGTACTCTTCGCTTACACTAGTTGTGAACCCAGAATAATGGCTCAGTAATATGTGAGCTCTGTACAACAGATCTCTCTACGTTACCTACCATCTCTGATGAGCTTACTGCTCCTTCACGCTGCTATGTAATACCAGAGATCGTGCCAGCCAGCTCTTCTATCTTATCCATCAGCTGTATGTATTCAGCTATGACGTTAGACATTGTAAGATCTAATGCTGTTATCTGATTAAATTGAGCAGGCTTACCGCCCTCTCTTCCTGGGATATTCCAACCTTCTTCATATGGGTTAATAAAGTTAACACCAACACTAGATAAGTAATGCATCCATTTAGCTGGACTGATATTCATAGACTTAGGAATCTATGTAATGTCCATGTTTACAACCTTTCCTTTGTCTCTAGCGATAGCTAACTCAAGTCTATACCACAATACAATATACATATACTGTAATGGCTTAAGAATGCTAACCAACGATCTAGGCTTACTATTTGTATTACTATAAATAGCACCACAATAAGGAAGCTTCTGGCTATTAGGGTTATCGATACTTACATGCTGATATTCAATAGGCTGTATACCAAAGTATAAGTCACTACCAGCTCTATATCCTTCCCATACCTCTATAATCCAATCCGGCTCAATACTAACCTCATTACCAACAGGCTGATATGTTTCATCGACTATATTGATCTGGGGCTGTCCAGCATCATCTGTAGTAGTTACGTAGAAGATCTTCTTAAAAGACTTCCAGCAGCAATGCCATACGTTTACAAGCGATTTACCTGATCCTTCAAATATTGGGTTGTCGTATATACGTAACTGTATACCCATATCAACAGGACTTCTATCTCCGAGGTTTCTACCAGGAGTAGAACCAATCATCTCTTCAAGCTTATCAAGATCCTTCTCTTCAAGCTTGTCATAATATCTATCGTATACTTCAGTTATAGGCATACGCATCTTTCTGCAGCACCATGATCCATCCTCAATAAAATCAAGGTCTGGACTCTTGTCGTAAGAGAAACATATAGGATTAACTCTCTCCGCATATGGCTCTGCATTAAGTACGCCAACGTAATAAATTTCTCTACCTGAGATCAATCCGTCCTTCCAGCCTTTGATAAACTCGTTGTCAAGATCAAGCTTCTCTCTCAGATAGGTAAGAGAATGATATGCAGTATTCTCTACAATATCTTTGTAGTCTTTGTCCATATACTTAGCTATCTACTCTGGCGGCATAATTTCTCCAGACTGTAGCTACTGCTGGAACTACTGAGCTTCTTCTGGGCTCATATTAGCTGTGATAGCTGCTTCTATATATTGTAGAATCATCTACTTCTCTTTCTCCTGCATTTCAGATGTAGCCTCCTACGAAGTTCTGATAACTCTAAAGTTAAGAGGTCTCTTTGTCTCCTCACCTATAAGCAAATCTACTTTAGGTCTTATAATATTAAAGTCGTGAGGAGTAGCAGGAAAACCATCCTCGACCTTGAATGGGTTTGTAATTGATTTAAAATCCTTCTCGTCGAAGATGCTGTTATATAAATTATAATAGGTCTACAGCTCTCCGTAATATGATGTACTATTTCCTCCAGATGTTACGTTACCTTCACCTATAATATAGTTAACGCAATCTTCCTGCCACTTCTTTCCTTTCTTTGAAAGAGGGAGCTTTTGTCTGGGGAAAGCTGAATTGTATAAGTTATCTTCCATGTATTAAAATGTGAATATCGGCATACCGTCTTCACTTGTGCTGCTATCTTCTTCAAACCATTGTTTGCTAAATAACGGCATCTCGAAGAGTTCAACCTATTTGTTTTGTTCTTTTGCAGACGACACCTTTACCTAATAGAGCTCCTCTCTGTATATCATTACCATACACAAAGCTATCACGCGGTCTACATTTCGTACACCATCATTCTCTATAAGTTCTTCTATTAGAGGTTCGCTGTATACTCTTTCTACATTAGGATGGCCTTCTTCAAATTCATCTAACAGCCACTCTAATATTAATCCTTCGCCATACGCCCTAATCTGCTTGGTCATGTGGCATCCTTTTCTTCTTTGCACTTTGCTGTCTTTAAAGACTTCAGATATGATTTTATCTGGCTAATCAGCCAAGAGGTAATCGCAGTGTTTATTCGTAAAGTAAGGGTAGATTCCTTTTCTTTCATTCTCAAATAATAATCTAGCGTTATAAAACGTAAGAAGCTTGCGCACGTTCTCGTAATATTCTTCTGCTGTATCCGGTCTTCCGGAATACTCTGCTACTATTACATCGGTCCATGCTTCTCCAGCTCTTACACGTTTAAATATAAATGTAGAACCAAGAGAGTTTGTAAAGCTATCGTCGTGATCATAAGGGTCGCATCCTCCTATATATAAACCCAAAGGAGGATCCTTTACTGGGTATTCCCATATAACTACAGATCCATGAGGCTTATCTCCCTTCTTAAGAGGGTAGTTAGTTATATCCCCACTAGGCTTTTCCGTAGCCTTTACCTGACCATTTCCATCCCATTCTAGATCAACTATATGCTTCATACTCTAAAGCTTCTTGTTAGTCCTTATTCTGGTCAATTGGTCCATCAATAACTTTCTAGGGAATATATTCTTACCGAGCTCCAATACAGCCTCTGCTGGCTTTATAGGACGCTCTGATATAAAACGGTCTATAGATTGCTAGCTAGCACCACCATCCTTTATTTTATTTCTCTGATCTATAAGGTTCTATATAGCCTTCTCTTTATAGCTGTTACCATCCTTGTCCATGTAAACCTGGTTACCATCATCATCAAATGACTCTAGGTTTGAATAAGCTGGAACAAAGAATCCGCATTCAGTATTCTCTCTACCGTCGTCCCATATATTAGGAAATGCTAGTACGTTATTTGCATTCGGCTTATAGAATAATTCTTTTAGACCATCGAAACTCGCCCCAATAGTACCACCAGTTCCAAATGCTATCATTAATCCAAATGCCACTCCATCATCAGTTTCTACAGACGGCTATTCAATACGCCACGCATCAAGAAGGTCTGGAAATTTACCACCCTCTTCCCATAGCACAAGTTTGCCACGAGTACCACGTATACGTTCCGGATCATTCTTAAGAGTAATGCCTACTATACTAGAAAGATATCCTCGTTCTGTCTGTTTACCAAACTCATCGGTAACCTTATAACCGGATACTCTTTCCATACGGGTTGACACAAGCCTTTGTTTCGCCCATGCTGTATGCTGATCAAGAAAGTCCATTATCTACCATGCCTTAGTAAGCAAACCATCACCAATAAGGAACTTCTGTTCTGAAGCTACAGCAAAGTTCTTAGAACCAGGAATAAGCATATAATTTCGTACGAGCATTGACGCACCTTTAAAGCTATACCCTCTTTGTCTTGATTTCAAAACAGCCATATGCTTACCTTGCTATTCAGCTTCTTCTATTGCACAAAAATAATAATAGTCGTAATCCCAAAAGCTAGGGAATTGTAATATACGTTCTCTTCGTTTTCTTAAATCACCATTTCTATCTGTGTATTCTGTTTCTACAAGCTTAAAAATTGGACTATAGTTCAAATAGAAGTAGTTGTATCCAGTTATACCTTCTCCGTCTGGAGCTATATAACCATTTTTGCACCTATCCGTTTCTTGCTCCCAATATTTATTATAATCAGTAGTACCGACTGGAGCTAGCGTATAGCATCCATGCTTTTCAAAGAAGATGGCTGCCTATCTGAACTTATCGGTATTATGGAGCTTCTAATTAAAGTCTATCATAATTATTCGTACATGCCAATAGTGCCACCACCTTTGACTCTACCAGCTTCTGCTTGTTCTGCTTTTGCCTACTTCATAGCCATGTCTAATGACTTGATAATACCACTAACGTCTTTCAATATAGCTGAAAGTTTCTTAGCTGTATCTATATCAAGCTCTTCTTCGGCATAGCTATCCATCGTGTTCATAATACCCTCTGCTGCGCTCTTAGAAGATTTAAGCAAGCGAGTAGCAGGAGTCTCTTGCAACTCCTGAAACTTTTTTGCTAATTCTTTTACAGCGTCATCAGGTTTGTAATCCTTATCCTTAAACACAGCCTCAGCCACTCTCCATGTGCGTTCTTTCTCTGGATATGCCTCATATGGGCTATTCCATTTATATCTCCACACTATGAATTCGATCTTCTTTAATGCCTCTTGTTTATCTTTAGCATTGTTATAGAAGTCTTTAAATGGTGGTATAGCCAAATCCTCTGTGCTTAATTGTATTTTATTCTATATAATGTCAAACATTTTGATTACGTCATCATTCCTATAATCCACGCTTTACTGCCTATCTAAATTGCGTGTGCCATTGTGTACTTAGACATCTAAACTTCGCTAACACTAGTTCCATATTGATATAAAGTATATCCATCTGGAACTTTAACTACGAGCTTATTCCATTTTGAATTTACTATAATTATATCTCTTCCTAATTCGCTATCTGGCAAAGTTATCGTAGTACTATCTCCTCCAAGACTACCATGAGTTCCAGCGTTAATGCTTATGCTGCACATGCTATCTAAATTCGATTTTAATGAATCTCTTCTAACAATACAGCCTAATTTATTTATCTCGGTATATCCTCTTAAAGTGGTAATGCCATTAACTGTTAAACGTGCACTTGTTCCATCTACATCTATACATCCAGGAGTAATTTTTACTTTATCACTTTCATTTGAAACAAACGCAACAGGAGTAGATGTTTTAGGATTAGATGCGCCACCAACATTAATTGGCTACGAAGTTTGCATTCCAAAGAACATTTTGCTATCTCCATATTCTTCACTATTCCCTGATATTGAAATACCTGCATTTTCAAAGCTTTCTATTATCTATCCAGTTATGATGGTTCGTTCATTTGTTATTTTAACCTATGCATTTTCAGCATAAAATGTAGCGTCGTACAAAGTAGCTGTATGCGCAGTTAAATTTCCTTTGCTTGTAACAGTGAATGGAGCTGTTGCCAAATTCGCATTAGATATTTCGCCAGCCCATATACGAACATCACCCTTGCCTTCAGTTGTAACCTTACCATTTAATGGTGACGACTCGTCTACAGCTTTACTAGATGTTATGCCAGCAACAATCTTCTAATCGTCAAAAATAACAAGCTCGTTAGATGAAAGTTCTTTTATAAATGCCTTATTGGCAACAACAAGATCAGCTACAACATTAGGGGATAATGAAAATGCTGACCAATATGTAGCAGTGGTTGGCGGTGTGTTCCAATTGTCAGATTCTCCGGAATCTGTATTTATGCAAGCGTAATATATATTTTTATAAAGTACAACGTCTTGATAGAATATACCGCTTTCTGCGTCTCTCTTTCCATCATAGTACTTTGTGCCGCTCTACCATTCGCCTTTAATTCTTAAAGGAGAACCTTTGAACGTTTGTCCTGTAGACGCGTCTCCAGAAGCTGATACAGGAATAGTCATGGATGTAAGATAAGCTCCGTTTGTATTATATGCGTATATAGTAATGGTGCTAGACTTAGACTGCACTGTTGTATTTACTGTAGCATCCCAATGGTCTGTGATATACTGCAAAGTTGTTCTATCGTTCGAGTTTAGCTACATGTATAGATTATACAGATTTGCATCAGTACTATCTACAACGTTTTCGTTTTTATACAGATTAACATTACAGCTCATCTATAAGTTGTAATTCTAATCTGCTGGAACGTATGATAACGATATGTTTGAAAGCTGTAACGAATAAGTTGATCCATTTATACCAGACCTAACAATTGGAACATATTCACTTAATATCATTGTTCCGTTTGTTGCTCTAAACAACATTCCGTTATCACCCTCAGTTTGAATCTAATCAGATGATATTGCGGTCCACGCATCTCCGCCATCAACACTATACGAAAACGACCAACCAGAACTATTTGATGGTGTAATATTTGTAATCTGTGAACCATTGCTCTTTACAACATATACGCTAATAGTCTTCGGATACATTGTTCCATCTTGGTAATTAATGGTGCTCGTAGACGTTTTAATATCGTATGATACAGCGCTTTCTCCAGCAGTTCCGGTTAAACATATTGGATTTGTGTATTCTCCATACTATCCGTTACCGTTTATGAATACCTGTGTCATCCATATGTAATATCCAGCTTCCTAATTTGGGGCATCGTCAATCCATCCAGAGCCGTCTTCAGGTGGTCTATTTGCACTAGGTTTACTTGGTGCTACAGAATTACTTGGGTGTTTTTTGAAATAAGATTTATTGTATCCAAATTTAGTGTAATCTATACTTGAACCAGCGCCGCTAGTAGGGATTTTTATATCGCGCCCACTTTCAATAGAGTACGCCTTATCGTTTATTATCAATTTTGATAATGTGTTCTTTTTAATATAATTTGAAAGCTACTCCTATACATAATCAGTGTCTACTCCAACACCAGATCCTATTCCAGATAGGTTAACCTTAAACTAGCCGCCATTCTTCTATGTGAGAAGAAGCTTGTTGTCTTCTATTGTAAAGCTCTATATAGGATAATCTTTCCCTATAGTAGAGTCTTCAATTATCTTCTATACCTCAGCTTTAGTATAATAGCTTGTTGGGTCTAATTTTATATAGTCAGCCTTTTTTAAATACGTAGAATCGGCTTTGGTATTTGTAATATACTAATCAAAGTCGATATTACTAATAGCGTCATCAACATATTTCTTTTTAGCATAATCTTCAATATTTAAATCAGTAATAGCACCTGCTATCTGCCTAGACACTTCTATCAATATCTCTTTCTTTATAGAGTTATCTCCGTCTCCAGCTACTTCATTTAACTGATTCTAAAGATCTAGTAAAGCAGAATTGCTAGCCTTTCCATTCCATTCATCTCTTTCTTCCTAAGATATATGTGAGACCGAATCATTTTCATGGCAGCACAATCTAGAATATATTGACGAATAACACTTGTCTATTTTAAAATCTAATTCTCCGATTGGATTTTTGCGACAAGGCTTTTTTGGTTCTACGCAAAAATTAATCATATTAATTCGTTTAAATTGTTAACAATTATTGTACTGTGGTGTCATCGAAGACCACGTCTAAAACGCCACAGTTAAAGATTATTTGAATTTATCCCAATCTATATGTTCCTTCTTTCCAGCAACATCTGCCATCCATCTGCAAAACTAAATTCCTGTATAGCCATCTTTATCGTTAGCTACAGCTGCTGCATATTTTATACACTGGTGTTCATTAAGCAATTCTGGATAAAAATCAGCATAAGCCATGTTTGCTGTATATGTTACATCTTCTATTGTAGAAGTATCTGGAATTTTAAGATTAAGTACATTACATACATTTTTAACCTACTCAGAAGTCCATGTATGTTCCTAATTATTTGAATTAACCATCTATTTACTAGCGTATTCCTGTAAAGACTTCGTAAAATGTGGTCCATGTTTACTAACATATTCATTGTACCCATCTTCCTTTACAACTCCAACACTAGCAGAATAGCTGCCATCTTTATTCTTCTAAAGATTTGCAACGTATTTAGAATTCTGGTTATCTTCGTCACTGTGCCGTATTACTATTACCTTTTGCATTGTTGAAAGAATTAATAAAGTTATTAACAGTTGATTCCATTCTACTTATAGATTCTTCTATCTTTGAGAATCTCTATTCAGTCTCCTTTTTCTCCTTGTAGACAGGATTAAGCTCAGACAACAATACAGTCGTCTTATCTACTACTTCCTTCTATTTTGGAACTGACTCAAGTATCTTTTCAGCAGTATTCTTCATCTGCTCTACTTCAGCCATAAGACCCTACTTATCTGTAGACAATACTACATCTCCTGCATATGTAACAGATAAGTTCTCTGGGATTGAATATGTAGCTGTTTTTGAGTTAGCTTCTATAGTTACATCTACAACCATTTGTGACTGACCCATTGCAGGCTTTGTACTTAAATCTAAGTGTGGGAATCCAACTGATATAACCTTGCCATCGGTAATAGTTATATCCTGTTTATTCAGTATATATACTGAATAGTTTTGTTTTACATCTTTAAATGCCATAAGCCTTATTTTTATATGTAAAGGCTCCCGAAGGAGCCCTCACATAAATTAAACTTATTAAGCTGCAGCAGTTGTCTTAAGCGCAGCAATCAAAGTAGCATTCTACTTCTGCTGTGACAATTCAAGGCGAGCGTCATTGTATCTCTACTGTAAATCTGACTGCCAATGATTGTTCAAAACATCTACTATTCGCTGAGTATTAACATTTGCGTTCGTCTTAAGATCGCAAGCCATCTAACTCATCTGGAAACCAAGGTTACTTGCAGCTCTCTCCAAACCTGAGTTTGTGTAGCTGAAACCTGTCTGCATCTGGTTAACAATGTCCTTCTGCCCAAGTTGATTCTCGTAGCCCATCTTGATAATGTTCTATTGTGTCTGGCAGCAGCAGTTCTGCAATGCAGATGTAAGGTTAGCGTCTCCGAGATTAATAGCGTTGATAACGCGTTCTGCAGAGAAGTTTACATTACCTGCCACTTCCTGAATACCGGATTTAACGCAGCAAATAGCATTATTCAATGCGTTGAAGTCGCAGTTCAGGTTAGAGGCTAGCTGAGTAATTGCATTACTATTGCCTCTTATGGCATCCATTACCAATGAGCTATTCTGATTATCAGCGATCTGTGAACGCATTGCGTCGAGCTGACTCTGGATTGCATTGCCCTGGTTACCGTCCTGGTTGTTCCACATACGCATAGCGAAGATCATCCAGATAAGATAAGCAAATGGGTTATTCATATAATCATTCTAGTTCATCATAGCTGCCATAGCCATTGGATCACAGTTATTCTTAGAAGCCAAAGCGGCTACTAAAGCGTCGTTATTGTCGTGTCCTGTACAATAAACTTTCTCGATTGTATCCATAATTAACAAGTTTTATAGTAAAACAATATGGAACTAGGACTGGAATAATCCTAGTCCCGTTTAATCTAAAAAGCGTATTACTACGCAAGCCCTAGTATATTCCATCTAGGGGTGATAAAAGTCCTACCCTGGTACGCATTTGAAAGAGGCGTGGTAGAATCTGTTGTGCTAGGCGGGGTAGTGAACCCCGTCATGCTTTCATTAAGACCTAGCTTTATGCAGAAGCTTCTGGATGCTTGAATTCAAGAGCTTTAATACGAGCTTCAAGTGCTGCAATCTTTTCACTATATACTGACATCGGCACAAACCTTTCTATTCCAATGAAATCACCACCTGCGGTAGGTATATAAGAGTTCGTTTTGCCTTTGAATTTTATTCCTTCTTCACTTATCTTTACGTTAGGATTATTGGTAGGGCCAAGTATGATAGCAGTAGAACCTATATTGAAAAGAGTTGTGTCTTCATCCGTAACGGAAGCTATCCCTATAGGACTAATTGTGATTTCATCGCCCATATTATATAGATGAATACTATTACTATCAATCGAATAAGAGCCATCACCTTCAGATCCCATAATTCCTGTAATACCAAGAGCAATACTATTTCCAGCAATGCGGATATCCATGCCATGTTCATTTATGGTTACATTGTCTGTTTTATTGCCAAACTTTAAGCCTTTTTGTAATGTATATTCTGAGACGTTATCAGTGATATAAGTTATATAGTTGCCAGCGTCCTATTTATCTTCAATAGCGGTAGTGTTAGCTGTTATCCTCTACTCGAGTGTTAAGAGATCTGATCTATCAGCTTTAGGATTAAGCTATGCACTTAGGTCACTCTGCGTAGCATATTCGCCAATATTTATAGTAGAACCATAAGACGTTAATACACGATCATTGTCGCCATCAGGTAGAGTTATGCCGTTCCGGGTTAAACGTATCACATTATCGTCATCTTTCATAATAATACCAGATGGATTTATCTATATTTCAGTATTACTATTCGAAATAGCACTGATTCCATAAGTACCTAACACCGCACTACCTTTACTGTTATCTATCATAAGATCTTTGTCTATTTTATATCTAGATGTAACAGTTTGATCATAAGGGATATAGCTACCTGCATCCTACTTAGCACTAATAGCAGTATTCAGCGTATCAACCTGCTGATTAAGCGCTGTTGTAAGAACGTAGTTGCTAAGTGCGGTAGCATCAGCCTTAGTAGCAATAGCAGCTTGTAAACCGCTTTCTGCGCCAGTAGCTCTACTAACTTCATTTGCAAGCGCAGAGGCGTCAGCCTTTTCTGTAATAGCCTGATTTAATGCTGTATGTAAGTCATCGTTACCAGCAAGTTTATCAGCGATCTCTTTAAGTGTATCAAGATCTTCTGGGGCAGCAGCAACTACATCTGCAATAGCTTTTCTAAATGATCCTTCTGTATTTGAATCACCATTAACTATTGCAAGCTTATCTGATATCTCTTTTTCTTTACCTTCTGCTCTAGTCTGCTCTGCATTAATCTTAGAGCTCAAGTCTTCGTCACCTTTTGTACGAGCACTTGTTTCGGCACCTATGAGAGTTTTTAAACTGTTCTCCTATTCTGTAGCTCTTGTTGTTTCAGCTTCAAGCAAATCCTTTGTTACGTATCCGCTTTCATTAAGCTTATTGTCTACGGCGTCTTTTACAGACTGATTAATGAGTTTGTTTGTGGAGTTTGCATCCAATATGTTTCCATGCATAAATTCTCCGCCTTCAACATCAACCAATATTTCTGGATTTCTAATCTGTCCACCAGGAGTTGTTATAGGCGCTGTTTTTACTGGAACTCTATATAAGAAATCTTTTTCCTAAATCATAATTAATACATTAATGTGTTTAAACAGTAAAAGGGAACTACCTTTCGGTAATCCCCTTTACGTAAGCGAATTAGGCCTATCCTTCGCTTACCTCAGCACCTTCTTGTGCCGCCGCTGGCTCTGGTTCGGACTCAACCTGTTCCTTAAGCTGTGACTGAGTTCCCGCAGCTGCGCTAGATTCGTTTTCATGTCCTGTGCCAGTAGAACCAAATCCGCCATCACCTCTCTCTGTTGGAGAAAGCTCAGAAACCTCTGTGATTGTATACTCTGGTATAGGAACGATGACTAACTGACAGAAGCGCTCACCCTGCTTATAAACAGCAGGAATAGTATCAGTTGTAGCTTTCATAATTGCTACGATCTCGCCTCTAAAGTCACTGTCAATAACACCGACATTGTCAGTAAGCCATAATGACTTCTTCCAAATACTAGAGCGTGGTATAAGTAAACCAACATATCCGGCAGGAATTTCAACTGCCAATCCTGTATGGTAAACCAACATCAGCTGATTTGCTTCATTAAGAGCTGTTTCAATCTTAGTACAAGTCAAATCAATTCCTGCAGCACCTTTTGTGCCACGAATAGGGAGGATAGCGTTATCCTCAAGTCTCTTAAATTTCAACTCCATAGTATTTAAATATTATATTTTTATATTGTCGCCCCACTAGGATTCGAACCCAGACTTGGAGGGTTAGAGCCTCCCTTGCTACCATTACAAATCATAGGGCAATATATGAGGATGCAGTGGAATCGAACCACTATCTCTAAGTCTTTAAACTTATCAGCTACCATTGCTACAACACCCTCATTCTGTTGTTGCGAAGACTCGATTCGAACGAGTGACCTCAAGGTTATGAGCCTTGCGAGCTACCAACTGCTCCACTTCGCGATGTTGTGTATTTTTTATAGAAACACACAAAACTATTTCGCAAAACTCATGCGACCTATTAAAATAAATTCATTTTTATAAAAATACCTAATGAGGTATTGCCACCTGCGCCTCATTCGATATAAGCACGTAACCTTTAGCTGGAGTTACGCAGAACCAGTATTGGCGCCATTTGGATCCTGCAGCTCAAAGGGCTGCTAGGGCAGAAAGCTTTTCTTTCACCCGGATGTCCCAGTTTATAGAGATTTCAGAAATGGCGACAACCTCTCAGCGTTCGTTGCCAACTAAATGATTTCGCATTCTTTCTGTATCCCGCCCGTTTTCTTTGACTCTTAAGTTTTAGCTGGACTTATAACCAGTATTGGGTCCCTGTGTCAGCTTACCATGGTAGCCTTTTATTTATAGTGTACACACAGGGATGCCACTCATATTGTCAATCTTATAATTTCTTAAACAAATGAGGAGTCTATGCAGGAGTCGAACCTGCTAACTATTCCCTTTGTATCGGGTCGTCTTTACCGTTTGACTAATAGACTCTAAAGGTGATTACTTAGTACGAGTAATCCAATTCCATAAGCGTTTGTACCAAGGCTTCTTAGCTTTCTCTTCCACCTTGCTGGCTTTACATCTTAAGTATACGCAGTCATCTTTTACTACAGCACAGCCGTTCTCTGGAAGAATCTCATCGAGCAAAGCGTTTGTAAGGATTGATATAACTGTATCATAGTCACAATCAGTCATTCTCATACCTGCTGAAATCTTCTGGCCAATGAAGTATGCTGTAACATCGTCTGCGTTAGCAACGTCCAGCATAGAGATTGTATACTTAGGTCTCTTTACCTTAACTGTCTTTTTAATAGCTTTCTTCATAATTTAAATATTAACGTGACTCACAACATGCATCTCCACAAGCGAGATCCATAGAACCTCTCTCCTTCTGCTTAGCTGCCCACTCTTCTTTTCTCTTCTGGTCAGCTTCTTTAGCATTGTTAAGAGCTTTCAACCAATCTTCAGACTGAACTATTACGAAGTCTGTGCCAAGATCTCTATCGTAGAATGTAACAAGAATATCATTCTTCTTTACATCTGCCTCAATAACCTTATCTGGGGAGAGCTTTGATGTCCACTCAATATGAGCGTCCTCTGGGATGATGTAGATGTCATCAATTGCTCTTGCAGATCTATTAATAGCCTAAACCTCAGCTGTATCTGTATCAGCAATAATAGGCTTACGCTCAATGTTTATTATCTTTTTCATATGGGCTTAATGGTTTATTTTTATTATCTTTAAATCTATTCTTAAGCTTGAATCTAAATAGTTTGTTTATCAATACATCTCTAGTATCATCTTGATCTTTCATAACATCAACCACGAACTAAAACTAATGCATAACTATTTGTTTTACTAGCTCCGGATCATCGTTCAATGTACGTCCAATCTATCTACAAACTTTATCTATATTCATTACTTTTCTACTGTTTCAGTTGCTACAATATCGTAAAGTGATACGAGTTGAGAGTCCTTAAGCAAATCGAAATACATAGCACCTCTAGATGATCTGTATATTACAATATCGCCAACCTTGATAGGCATCTGCTGTATCTTTTCATCAACATATGGATGTGTATATTCATATGGCAACTTAAGTACAACAGCTCTAGAGAAATCTGAATCAACTTCCTTTATCTCTGTCTTTACTTCATCATAATCAACTGCCTCGATCCCATCCTTATCCTTCTTAGGCTTAGTATCCTTAGCCACAGGTTCGGAGATCTTCTTCTTAACTTTAACAGGCTCAAGTGGCTTTACCAAGAACATCTGTCTGAACTCATACTTTATCTTTGAGCTCAAGTCCTCTGCCAACTGGGTCTGATCTATCATTTTATCATCCATATTACTTCTTCAATCCTTTAAGGTACTCAAGTAATTTAATCATGTTTCTCAATACTGTCTCCTTCTCAACAAGTAAACACTGAGGAGTGTCATCGTTGTCTCCATTGCTAAGAGTATAAAGCTCCTCGTTATATTCTGAGAGCTTATTATCAATTTCGTCAAAGATGTTTACGAATCTCTTTTTATCATCAACTTCCTCAACATATCCATTATCGAGAAGCATCTTGGCATATTCCTTTGAGATTCTATAAACAGAATTGTAAGAAGAAACAACCGTTGAATTGTCTTCGTTTGAGCTATTATGCTCTTCGTTATATACACTTTCGTACTGATCTGTATCAGCGTTGTACTCAAATGTATCACCATTCTCCATTACGAAGAAAGGCTTAATAACCTTTAAAATCTTTGTCATATCCAATTGCTTTTATTGTTTTACGCTGCCATAACGAAATAATTTTCAAAAAGGTTGCAAAATTGATATAAATTTTGTAAAAATAGCATTTTCTCTGTAAATATGCAACTTTTTAAGCTTTTTTACGTTAGGGGGATAGTAGGGGGTTAGTCAGACTAAGAACCCTTTCTCTTATATATTCTCTTTAGGAGATCTACTTTAGTAGTACAGCTATTACAGTATAGTAAGACTATATAGTATAATAAGCTATTACCGTATAGTAGAGCTATATATAAGCTTAACAAGAATAGTAAAACTAATAAGAATAGTATGGATAAGAAGAAAAAGTGTATAATAGACGAATATAAGACAGTATATGGATTTAGCTTATTTGTTATACTTAACCCAGATAAGTCTATAGTAGATAAAAGATTTAGCTTTAGAGATGATGACACGTCTATAATTGATGACGAATGGGCAAGTTATACAGCCTATACCACTAGAGGCGCATATGATAAACTAACTAATGAAGACTGTGAAATCATAGTAATAAACAAGATAAAGGAGTCTAGTGACGATATAAATACCTTTGCTCATGAGTCATTTCATGCAGCTGTAGATATACTTGAGGCATGCCATATAAAGCTATCTGACGATACAAATGAAGTATTCGCATACTTAATTGGATACTTTACTGAATGTGTAAACAAAACAGCAAATAAACGATGAACTAGTTTGAGATGAGTGCTGTACTATATTATGCCGACTTCTTATCTCTACAATACTAGAATAAACCGTGTACAGAATAGTGTAAATATTTCTTTATACATGGAGTGCCAGTAAATATAGCATACATTGTAGAATAGGAACCAATATACGATCTTGATAATCAATGGTTCTAGAAGAGCCTTAAGGAATATAGTATGCTAAAGCATAAGTTTGGCGAAGATGGAGCTATGAGCTTTATTAAGAACCTATGCAATCTAGGTGTGGCAGGATCTGTAAATGCTACACAAATGATGAAATACATCCATAGATATGACGATAAATAGGAGCGAGATAAAGCGTTTAGAATGTTTAAATTCAACAGATCAAAAGCAAAATATACTCACTTAATACATAATGACGATGGTGAAATTGTAGAGGAAGAGTGCACAAAATACGTAGCCCATGCTGAGCGAAATAGCAAAAGATAAAGAATATTTAAGAGCGGCAGAAATAATACAAAAGGCCGAGAAAAACGGTAGAAGATTAGGATTTTACGAACCAGATAAAGATGAATCCATTTGATATAATATTCATGTTTTTGATACTTCCAATAGTAGCTACTACAACATGTTGGATAATACTTAAAGATAGTAAAAATAATGGGAAAGATTAGTAAATATAGCAATTTGTACGATAAAAATGGAAAACTTATTAGATCAGTGGATAGTGTTTCCGGAAGATTGGATGACTATACCATTGAGGAACTAGAAAACCTTGTAGATGAGTTAGCAAAAGACGAAACAAAGCGTACTGAGTATGCTAATAGCATGTCCGTACTCATGCACATGTATGAAACAAAGGGAAATCCACACAAGGATAAAATAGTTCAGAAAGTAAACGAGTATGTAAAGACTAAGACAACTAAAGCCGAAGTTACAGAAGCACTAAACGAAGCAAATGAAGCTATCGCAGCTTAATTCAAATAAACCAAAGATGGAAACAATACAAGCACTTAATGACGGAGCAGATGAAGAAGACTTCAAATAGCTTCTGGAAATATTAAAAGGCTTTGGGCAAGTAGAGGTGTTATATGACCCAAGTGACCCTAAAGATAGGAATGTAACAGCTGATGAAGTAGTAGATAGATATGAGAACTTCAAAAAGTGGCATAACGCTTTAAACAGAAAAGGAAATGAAGAGACAGGAAAAGATGGATCCGGCACAAAGAGACGCGTATCAGATACTGCTAAAGGAACTGGAAAACGTAGGAGAAGAAGCAACTCCAACGAGACAAATACTACAATTAGCACTGCAGCTTGATGAAAAAGGAGAGTTTTGGAAATTCGAGGAAGTGTTTGGGTCAGAAGAACCTAGACACAAGTAGTTTTGAAATACCGGAAATAAGCTTAGCTTAGCTAATATTAGAACAATTTACGGTAAATAAAGAAACGTACAAAATATTATTAGATATTATATATGGAGACGAAGGAAGAGAGAACGGAATTAGTACAATTGATAAGACAGCTTAGAGATTACGTAATCCTGGACAGAAAAGATTACGAAAAACTTGTACAGAATAGTAGTCCAGAAAAGTTCAATGAGAGTGCATTAGAGGCTAGAGATGCCTCTATAAAACTATTAGAACAGCAATTAGCTCGCCAGGAAGACTGGGCTAACTATTGGAAAAATAAGTACGAAAAGTGCCTAGAAGAGTTAAAGAAGGAGACTACAAGATGGTGGAGATTCTAAAGAAAGCATTAAAGTTTATATGGGCATTCCTTACAGTCCCGTATCATGAAGGAAAATAAATAATAGGAGATTGAAATATGTTAGTAGATATATCTGATATTAGAAAAGATTTGAACGAAGAGGAGAAAGAGATATTTGATAAGGTAATAAAGGCTATGAATTCTAAAAGTGTTACAGCAAGTATGTTAAACTTGGCATTCTGGGCAATATTGCTATACGCGTGCTTTACAATTCTTCCTCTATGGGCCGCTATTTCACTTATTGGAATAAAGCTTGCAATCCCTGTAGCAAAGATAGCTAAATACATAACTGTGGCAAAGAAGCTGATTAAGGATGATAAAAACATTAATAAGAAGCTATTATCAATTAGATTAAAGATTGCTAATAAGGAAAAATGAAGTACGAGTATAAAGGAAACGTCTACAATTATGTAGGAGTAGGAAAGTTTAAAGATTCTACAGGTAAGTGGGTTGATGCTATAATATATGAGCGTGATAACCATGTATATATGAGAGAAATAACAGACTTTATAGATAAGTTTAAGAAAGCATGAGAATAGCCGGGGTTTACGCCTCGGCTTTTTTATTTTTTATTTTTTGTTTTACAAGTGCAAAGACGCGAAACAGTAAAAACTATACCCCCGGGCTTCAATTTCAAATCCGGATACCCCCGTCATCATTATCTCGTCACAAACCAGTTCACCTGCAACAAGTTGCGGGTATTATGCCTAACTAAACCAGGGGCATAATAGAGCATCTAAGCAGTGCAGCAGCAGTGATGGCTATAACACTTAATCAATAATAGCTTTGGATATGTAGCATACTCGATCCAAACAACTACAACAGAGAATGCAATGAATAACTATGCATATAACAACGTCTAACAAACACATATGTGTGCGTGAGACAAGAGATAATAAACATGTTTTACAATTAAATTAGTTAAATTATGATTTACAATGTAGTTAAGGCTGAGCTTATCAGCAACAAGAGTGAGTGGTCAATGGGTAGTGATGTAGCATCTGAGAGCAAGTGTGTAAAGCTTACGCTCGAGAATCCTGACGATTGGCAGGACGAGGGAGGCGTATTCATCTTCTTCCAGGAGCAGAGTCCACGTATCTTTGAGCGTTGGGCTAAAGTCTTTGAAGATCTTGGTAACAAGGTCATTGAAGGCGAGTCTATACCAGAGCGCTTTCGTGTGATGAAGAATGTTGTCATTGACTGGTATAATCTTCCAGAGCCATGCTTCAAGAAGTATGACAAGAAGATTTATCACAAGGGTAATCTCATCCACAATGTTGGTGATACTATTGTAGACAAGACTGGCAATACCAAGGTTTATACTAAGGTGAAAGTTGTAAGCTACAAAGTAGCACGTGGTGAGGACGGAGAGCTCGTGTGGGCATTCGATCCTGAGGTGATTATTCAGAAGATGATTGGTCGCATTTATTTCCCAATGTCTACATTATCTAGTAAGCCTGTTGAAGACAGCAAGGATGATGTAGCTGATGAGGAAGAGTAGTAGTTAACCTATAATATAATACTATGGAAACACATTTATAATGTATTAGTAACAATTTAAAGCCGTTAGAATTTCAGCTCTCGTGTGGTGGAAATGATAGTTATATGAAGGTTAATGTTAAGTTCGCAAATGGTAATTGTCTTGCATTTCTTGGTCAGGGTTATATCACTTCTGATGACAAGAAGGTATTTGTTCGCTTGTATGCAACAAGTGATCTTACACATATTGTGGTTAAGATGTATCATCATCATGGTTATAGTTTCACTTGGCCTAAGGCTAAAGAGCTTGGCTTAGTTCAACAGAGTGAATTCAGAAATGGTACAATGCTCAAGTTTAACAGAATAGTATTATTCTATAAAACAGAGTGCTACTATCAGTATCAACTCATGGCACAGTTAGAGATTGCGTTTAAGGTAATGGACTTCAAATTATTGTAATTATGGATAGGTTTTGTTTGGTATCTATCATGCTGTTCGCCATACAGCGTGATATGGTTGATTGCACAATTAATTGTGTAATTAAGTGCATTGATAAGTATCGTGGCACTATGTCACGTGTTGATTATCTTGAGCTTGTGTTCTCTGATGCTCTATATGAGCACGACATACGCAACGTGTCGTTTGGAGTATATGACAAATACTTTGATAACCGTCAATTCGTAGAGAGAGTACTACCATTCTAGCATTAAGGCCTGGCACAGAAATGTGTCGGGTCTTTTTTTTAAATCACCTTCAGATCTATCATCAATTATACGCACGGTCTCTCCCAAACACTTTCCACTGCTACGCAGTGCAGGCGTCCCGCCTGGCCTCCGGCATTCGGAAGATCAGCGGGATGTATGCTATTAGGAATGGGTGAAGATGGGGATGAAATAATCTCCATAACCCATAAATCTATGATATCCTTAAAGGGGATAACCAGCAATGGTGTTAATATATAGCGTATTTAACAAAATTGTAAAACATATAAATTCTCAAAGTTATGATTACGTATGACGTTGTAAGTGCATCTCTTAAGCATATTAAGAATGCAAACAAGATCGAAGGTGTGACAAATTCTAGTAGTTGGTACATTTCTCTGGAACTTGAAGATCCAGACGATTTCTACGCAACAGCTGGACAGTACATTATCATGGACACTTCAAAGACTCACAGAGCATTTGAGGCGTGGAAAGAGCTCTTTAAGGCTAAATGCCTTGGAGAAGATGAGAAGTTCGATAAAACAAAGGACTATACTCTCACAGCTGAGAATATCGAAAACCCTAAGATGAAACAGATAAAGGGTGTCGTATTCATGAGCAAAGTTCTTCCACAGCCAATGGTAAGAAAGTACACATCAAACGTGAAAGATTCAAAAGGCAATGTGTTACACAAGCCTGGAGATTGGATCGTTGGTCGTAACGGCAAAATCAAGCTGTATACTACAGTATCAATATGCTGTAGAATGCAGAGAACTACTGGTGAGGATGGTGAAACAGCATATGACTGGGCTCCAGGAGAAGATCCTGAGACAGTCATGGGCCAGCAGATTGCGTCATTCTTATATCCGCTGGAAGAAGCAGGAATAGAAGCAAAGGCGAAAGCCAAAGTTGATAATCCAGAACCAGAACCGGAACCAGACAGTGATGATGAAGCCGATGACGAAGAGTAACAAAAATGAGCGCGTATGCCCAAAAGGCGTACGTCGCTTGTTTTTTGAGTTTTTATATTTAACATCAATTATACGAATAATTTAATCAATAAATATATCAAATATGAAAAAGAACGAAGGGACAAATTATATCGATCATAGATTCCCATGTGCAGACATGGTTAAACATATCGTTGTAGGCAAAATGTGTATCGCACCTATTGATATTCACGGAAAAGTATTATACTTCATAATGCAAGATTAAAGATTCCATATAATTGATAATACGCTCATTTAGAATAGGTGAACGATTGCCAAGCGTGGCAACATTGGCATGATACATATCATTGTCTGTGAAGATAGTGATATGTTTATTTAAGACAATAGACATTAAGACTCCATATACAATTGATTGCACAAATCTGAGAGGTTTTTGCCAAGAGTGGTAAATAGTAGATTGTTTCGTGTACCATGGTCTGTGAAGATAGTGGTACATTTTTATTTAAACTCAGCTAGGGAGAGGATAACATAATCACTGATGAGACCTAGACGAAACTACACATTGCATCATAGTGTAGTCTGATATTCATTATTCATAAGCATTTTTCTAGACCCCATCTACAATTGTCTGTGAAGATAGTTGTTGGTAAACCGTTATCTCATGCGGTATATAAACTAGGATGACGGAGCGCCTACGCTAACGTGATAAATCGTAGGAGTAATGTGGCAGTCGTGGTCCCAAGCCCACGCACTATAACACGTACTTATGGTACTTGCAAAGCTATAAGAGGGTCGCTTGTAGGACACAGAGGGTTAACCTAGGAATGGGTTTACATGTAAAACTGAGAGTTATTTAACGCGGCCGAATTGTATACAGGTGAAGACAAAGTGCGACTTAATTCTCTATGACAATCTGGAGAGACAGATAGTGGTTATTATACACTTGCTGAAGCAAGAGGGTATACTATGTACAAGCGCATTATATGGGTATTGTACTTGGCTAGTAAAGCGCACACATGGCGACGGTTCGAGTCCAGTAACCACTACACATCTTTTATTGCATCATTTTTTAGTTACACAAAAGGTTTATTTCCATGCAGGCATATTGGTTCGTGAGGATAGATATGCCATTTTTATCGATTATTAATCAAACTATATATAATATGGACAAAAACAAAATTCATGGTTTTATGGACCAATTGAATCTGTTCCTTATTGGAGCAGTTATTGGTGGAATTATTGGTTCCTGCTTTAGTATTAACGCTGTAAAAGGCAAGAGTAATAAAGCAGAGGAAAAGGTAAGAGCGTATGAACAGTACTATAAATGTACTGAGACGCTTTTAGATTCTCTCGATGGAACACATGATCTTGACCTCATGGATACAGACCTTGAGACAGATTATGGTGTTGATTATTTAGAAGCAAAGTCTAAGGTTGACGAACTAATTGCAAAGTAGAATGGTGAAAGAAGGTATTGATGTTACAGGTATACCTGGTCCAAATCCAATGCTAGGATGCGGTATAATACTATTCGTAGTAGGAGTGGTTGCAGTGATAGCAATATCAGGATATCTATTATTTAATGCAAGTATAATACTACAAATGTTATTCTATGGCATTTGGGCAATAGTAGTTGGTATTATACTTATTGTATCATGTTTAAAAGCAGAAAATCATGGTAATAAAGTATGAAATTACAACCGACATCTGGTACTCGTAAAAAGTACAAACCAGGACAATTAGTCACAATTAATCATCATGTGTTTAGAATCGTAAAAGGAAGATGCAGAAATGATAATTGCATTCATTGTTTCGACTATGATTGTAATAGATTTGATTTCTGTATTTACAAATTACCGACAGATTTGCATTTAGAACCAATTAAAAACATAAGGGTTGAGTTGCATCAACCCTAAGTGTTTAATGTAGCCGTAGGGAGTCCAAAGCCTCCAAAGGGAAACCGAATTACAGATGGAACACAAAGCTCAAGTATAGGTGAGAAGTAGTCCTATACAAGTAAATAATGTTTTAAATTATCAAAATTATGAACATTTTAGAGAAATTGCTGGGTAATAATTACCCAAAACTTAGGTCAGCAGTTTGCGCTGACGGTAACAGAACAATCGTAACAGTGTCTCGTACATTGTCTCCAGATCATGTTGATTTGGACTCTCCGACATATGTAGAGACCAAGTTCAAGAAACACATTCCAATCTTGACATCTATTGACGTTGAACTGGACGCCGTAACAGAGGAACAGACCATCAAAGTGACGGTTGAAGTTGATGGTAAATTCAACAGCATCGATGACTTGAGACATCTTGCATTTATCGCTAGAGGAATTAGCGAGATCGCAGAGGACAGACTTAGTGAGCCTAATACAATTAAGGCCATTGGTCTGGATTGTAAACAATTCATTTGTACAGACGATGAACCAGAAGAAGCACAAGCAGACGCATAACCAGGCGGTTAAGCCACAGTCAGCAAAAGGGAAACCAGATGCTGAATACCTTAACTACAAGGTAGTTGCCAAGGAGGGAGGATCTACAATGATCCTCTCTTCGGGATTAAGCAAGATTAATGCCAAGTCCCTTGAGAATACTTTGAATAGTTACATTAATAACAAACATTCAAATGTTCCAGGAGCTGGCAAGACAAGTGTTAAATTCATAACAATTCATTAAGTATGTTGAATGTTACTATCCAGAATGATAGAAAGATCAAGATTCAGAAAGTATGACGACAAATCTTTGTGAAAAACCAGACAATCATGGAACTGGTTGGGTTATAGCCGTAGTTATAATAACTATGCTTTTATTTGTTACCGCAAAGTGTCAGGCACAGCAAAAAGCTGTAATTGATACTATGACGTGTAAGGTTGAATGTATTAAGCAAATAGTACAGAAACCGAGTGCTAACGGTAAAACCGTTAAGTATCTAGCTGTATATGTTGACAAATCAGCAGGATTCTCAGAGATTATTCCAATCCCAAAGAGTGTTGTAGACTATATTAGCACATGCAAGCAATTCTCTATTGAGCCTACACTTGGCATTAGGTTGAGAAATGGTGTAATTACATCTATTGTTCGATACAAAATTAAATTTGTACACAAATGAAGTTTAGTAAAGGAGACGTAGTACGCCGAGTATTGCCTAGTGGTACAATGGTAGGTGGTTTAATGGTTGTAACATCTTACGCTGGCGGTAAGTTCGTAGCTGTCAGAGATATAGCAACTGGAAAAAATTATGTAGATAGGTCAGAACGCCTGAAAAAAGAAGGAAAAACAACAAAGATTATGATTAGTGAAGATGATATGGATAAAATCGACGCAATGAAAGGTGTTGGTGCATTCTATCATAGCATATCACCTGTATATGATAGACTGTATGCTAATCAATCAAGATTTGTATGTTTTGTACTAGCTTACACAAAGGGTGAAACCATACATAGAACATATCAACTTGGAAAAGTATCTAGAGTACTTCGAAAAGTTGATGAAATTCGTAAAGGGTACGAAACGGTTCCAGTTAAGCAACCGATGTACAAGTTACAATTAATAGGTGAACTATGAGCAAAAATCTTAGTCCTGGCAGAATCTACAAAATAAATGGCATTGTTGTTAGGGCTAAACGTCAATACGATTGCAATGGGTGTATCTTTAATAATCCTTTCTCTTGTCCAAGAGTAAACGATTTAAAGAATTTAAACGAAGAATCACCATCATGCATTGAAGACGGAATAATTTTTATTAGTCCTTAATTATGGCAAAACGTAGAAAAAACGGACAAATGTCTGACGAAGAATTAGAAGTTAGACGTCATCATGCTTCATTGCGTAGACTTAAATCGCACTGTAGCAATTCAAATGTAGTTTTAAAGAACTACGAGTCTGCAAATCCTGATGATATGTGTGTATTATCATTAGAAGATGTAGACTTGGGATCAAGAAAGAGTTATTTAATGGTAGATAACGATTCATGGTTTGTCAATGAAGACGACTATGATGAGATATCACAAATAGCATTATATCTATGAAAAGAGAGTATGCAGAACTATTCATAGCAATAGTGTTAATAATTATTTCAGCGTTCCCGTTGTTTGATATACTATCCAACATAGATAGCACAATTAATGTCAGCGCTTTTTCGCTAGCAATAATAGTTATTATGTTGATAGTAATTTTGTTCTCCAGTCTCATATATTTTATATCTTACTGGACGGAAAAGTTTAACTAAGTTGCATTTCAAGGGGGCGGGTTATACCGTCCCCGAGATTTATTAGGTTAAAGGCCTACATAACAGTTCAAGTCTGTATAAAATCACAAATGGGTACCAAACAACTCCCTACAACTCTATTAAATAGCGTAATTACCTTAAAATTAATCATTTGGGTTAGAAAGAAAAAGAACGTTAGATAGTAGGAGACAATGGAATGGTTTAAATATAACCAGTGAAAATTGCCCATATTTGGACTTGTAGCTCAGTGGTTAGAGCAACAGACTCATAATCTGGAGGTCCTAGGTTCAAACCCTAGCTGGTCCACAATTTACAATTATTAGGAGAGAAGAGGAATACATGATTCATACTGGTGTTCATGTTATGATGGAATGGGTGGAGTATAGTCTAAAAGCCAGGGACATACAGGAATATTCTCTCCTATTTAGCACATTAGCTCAGCTGGTTAGAGCTGCAGTGACTGTATCAGGCTGCGTAAGTCATGGGTTCGAGTCCCATATGTGCTACATTGACTACTAGCAAAGACTAGTGCAATTCCTTGAGCTTAATAGGACAATTAACATTTGTTGAATCTCTAATAAATTATCAAAATGAAGAGATTATTCGAAAAGCTTAGCATGTGCTTAATCATGCTTATTGTAGCTGCCACAGTGTCATCATGTGACTATGTGAAGCAGACGAAGAGTGAGATCAAACACGATGACTCACTCATGGTATCAAAAATGATGCAGGATATTGATAATCCTACATTTACCGACTGTTCTGACGTTATAGAGTTTCAGAGATCGGAAGGTCAATGGAGACATCAGGACTCAGTATTCTTCAGTATACCTGAAAAGGTTATGCGTGATGTGGTATCGGTCTTAGAAAAATCTGGGAAACCATTGACTAAGATGAGTATATCGAACGAGTTTGAGATGAACAAGCATGTATATTTGAATCTTCCTGATAAACAGGATCAATACAGTGCAGCCGCTCCCCCTGATATCCCTAACGTGGAAATGGTTGACACCATTATCGACGGTAAGCATGTACAGATCGTGCAATCCTCCAGTACAAACATAACGACAAAGGAGGATTAGCTATGAAGCGGTACATTATTATCTCTTATGACGGTGCTAATTTGAGTGCATCAGAAGTTATGGCAATAGCTTCACAGTTGAACACAGTTAAGCCCGACGTTAAAGATGTGCATGCATCTACAATGGATGAAACGGAAGTTAATTCCATTATTATCGGCCATGTAGAAGCCAAGAACGCTACAGAACTTTCTGTTGTGGAATCTGCGTGCATCTACGTGAAAAGAAGATTTGGCAAGTTTTTCTGCTCCAAGATGAAGCTGTTGCTTGCATTGTCAGAGGCTATAACTAATGAGTCTGACAATGAATCTCTTACAAATGCTATCAGAGTTATGTCTGGTGGTGTAAGTAAGAGAATGCGTGATTCTTACGGTATTTCTACCGATGTTATTTGTGTGTTTAAAACAGTTCAAGATAACATGTAATTATGTGCAGAACACAACGTAATACTAAGAAAGTGTATCATCAGCGTCACGCTGAAGCCAAAGCAAAGGCATATAAGCGTGACAAGTTTAAAAACAAGCTAAATCCTTTAGACTATGTGGAAGATCCCAGTGTATACGATCAAGGGTAAAGCAAAGGGTAAGAATACAAAAACATTGGTATTCGAATCCAAGTACCCTAGCGAGGATCAGGCTAAAGATGCCAGATTCGCACTCATTCATTTGGCTAACTGCTCTCACGACGCTCCATGCGATATTACCATTAATAACAATGGCGCAGTATTCATTAAGAATCCATCCTGGAGTGTGGGAGAAGTAACAATATGTTAATTAATTTTATTTACAAACATTTAAAACATTATCAAAATGGCAAAAGCAGAAACAAAAGGCGCTGCTAAAGAGCAGCAGAATGTGTCAGCAGAAAACGTAGTAGAGAAGTTGATGAAGGGTAACCTCGTCACAGACATCGCAGACAAGGCGGCAGAAGAAATCCGTCAGGATGAGGAGAAACGCAAGATCTCCCAGGTCAAAGAAATCGTTAAGTGTGCTGACTTCCTTAGAATCAAGGAACTTCTCAACGTCCGTAAGGACCGTGCGAAGGCAAAGATCACTCTCGACATTCTGAAGAAGCGTACAGAATTGTTGGCTCGTCTTCTGGGTAAGCAGGAGGATGGTACCGCCGTTCCTGACGATCAGAAGATTACTCCAAATCAGTTCCGTGAACTTTCGCAGAAGATCGATGAGGATCAGCGTAAGCAGATGAACGATCTGAACGATGAGTACGAAAAGCACGACGGTGAGTTGCGCAACAAGTACCCTAACTGCTGGTATTATGGCAAGTACCAGTTTGATCGTTTCTAATTCTTCTTCTAGTACAAGTATCTTCGTATCACGTACATAGATTCTCAGGTACCAATGGGCTTTGTAGAACGACGGTGAAGGAATCTTAGAATGAATTAACATTCTCATCAAGTATCTTCGTATCACGATGAGAAGAAGAGATGTGAACCCACACAATAAATTGGGACAGTAGATCAAACAATATGTTTTGTGCGTATCATTGTATCGGGGAGACTCAGGTAAAGAATGAAAAAGTATTTACTAGAACCCTGCAAAATATATCAAAAATGCTGAATATAGCCCTCTAAGTATCTTCGTATCATGAGGATTCCTATATATTTTTAGCCATGTTTTAAGCGCTCTGAGGCAGAGTATGTCACCAAGTGGAGTAATTAACCACAAGTGTCGCAAAAATGCCTTAGAGCGCACCTAAAGCGGCTTAAATCGAATGTTCTGACTGATCATCGGAACATTTACAAGAATGTACAGTGTGTATGAAATAATCTGTTTGGACAGGGGTTCGATTCCCCTCACGTCCACGCCTCCCTCAGGGGTGTTCAATCTGAACAACAACCTGGACATGTTGTAAAACTGTCTATGCTTTATGTGTTCACTATGTGATAGGGCACATTTTCGTTCGCGAAAACGTGGCAACCTAGGCATGTTGTAAAACTGCCTACACGGGCGTGTTTGGTTTTGACAGACAGAGGAGATAAATACATTAAGCACTATACTATAAATTAAACGGCAATGTAAATAACATTGTAGACTATACTAACGTAGCGTAAGTTTAGTCTAGGTGTTTCCTACCTAAGTGGAGAAAAGGATTTGGGGTTCGATTCCCCATTTCCTTTCTATTAGTTATGACAAAGGGATATAAAGCGATGATAAAGGACAGGTGTCCTTATGTCGTCAACCTCGCATTTAAATGGTGTACAGAGTTTGGCAGATTATCTAATATAGGTAAGGAGCCACACGAAAGAATTAAGTATGCCGTAAAAACGCGATGGATAGACCGTGTATACCAAGAAAATGTAGCAATCTATAACACTGGAAGAGGAACACCTCGAACAGATGAAAAGAATGCATCATTAAGAAAAGCTCTTGGAATACACGAGGGGTCTCAAAATTTTAATTTTGCAGACTCTATAAATTTGGATGGTATCAACAAAACGTTTAACTCTGGAGAACGAGCATTTTGGATATGGGTTAATAGCTGGGTGGTATGGTTTCAAGAGAACTATAAGTACCTAGAAAACTATTATAACATATCATGTAAATGTGGCAATATGGCTTTATTTGATAACGCATTGTCAGAAAAAGCTAGTTTTCTAGATGAATATTTTGAAGATTTCTCTAAGTTTATTAAGAAAACATTTAATTAAACAAAATAAAAAATGGAGTATTTCCCTAAAATGCTAATTTACAGAGCTAGTCTGTTAGGCTATAAAAGTGAGAATATAGAAGATGTGATTAACTGGTTCCATAATAACCTTAAAAAAGGTTTTACTGATGGAGCGCACGTATTCTGTGCTGGAGATAGCCTAGACGAAGATTGTATATACGAGTACTGTTGTAATGAACATTTGCGTAGAGTTGGTGATTGGATTATGAAAACGATAGTCTTAACCAATTCTATGAAGTTCAAAACACTTACAACTCGTATGCGTATCGGTTCAGGACTACTTGAAAAAGTAGAAATGAAAACTGGAGGAAAGGATTTGAAAATAATTCTTTTCAACAATTTCGTCAACAACGTTTGGTCGTTATACCGTCAAAAGATGGTGTACGATCTTCCGTTTTATCAGGAGTAGGGTGAGAGAGATCTCCCCTACCCCACAATATGGAGTATCAGCGTATCACTCAATCTGAGATTGAGACCATAAAAGAAGCTCAAAAGGGAAATGAGCTAGCGTTTAATAAATTGTTTAACCGTTACAAAGAGTTCGTTGACAACGTGCTCTTTTGTTACGTGAATGACATAGATGAAGCTAAAGATCTTACAAATGTTGTATTTCTTAAGGTTCACCAAAAACTCTCGACGTTCACAGATTATTCGTCTTTTGGCGGATGGCTGAGAATTATAGCTAATCGAACAGCTATAGATTATCTACGAAAAGTAAAGGAGAAATCCATGGAATTAGGAGAAGACTCAGGCCGACTACCTGTCGAATTAACTAATTCTTCAGAAGAAGAAGATCTTGTCAATCTTCTTGAGTACGAATCTCTTCTAAAGGAATTTGAAAAACTCCCAAAGAAGACACAGAAGATTTTTAATTTATTTTACGTAGAAGATCTTACGGTTGATGAAATTAGCAAAGTGCTGAAAATTCCTACAGGCACTATAAAAGCTGCGTTAAGTCGCACTCGTAGGAAAATTAAAAATAACTTAAAAGTTTAACAAAAATGACTTCACTTTTATTATTGATTCTCTCGATTTTTGTAGCTCTTGGTTTCGCAAGATACAATAAGAGCAACAAGTTGTTCTGGATCATTCTCGTAAGTCTCTTGCTCGGTTTTACCGGTAAGAGTATGGTCAACTATGCCTTTGTTGACCATAAAAGTGAAGCCAGTACAGTTAAATCTTCTGCAAATCCCATGCTGGCACCGACGTGCTCATTTCAGGCTTTGGAACCCTCAGATGGCGCCGGTACATGTGCTGAGACAAAACCAGCAGGTAAGGATACAATTGTAGTAGATACTGTTACTGTGCTTAACTTGGGTGAAGACGAGCATATTAACGTGCTCACTAAACCTCCACGAGATTGGTTAAAAACGAACTTTATATTCGACACAAGTTGAATTTAAGTTAGTTGCCCAGAAAAGTATTAATTAATTTTAGTAAATAACATTTAAAAACATTATCAAAATGGCAAAAAAGAATGGAAAGGGCAATGTAAAAGTTGCTCAGAATAATAACAACGGTGGTAACAATGCAAATGCAGCTGTTGATGCTGCAGCTATGCTCACAACAACAGGTGGGTCAAGCATGGATCGTAACCACCAGGTAGATTTGTTAAAGATGGCTCACGATCGCTTCTTCTTGGATGAGAAGGCTGCTGAGCACACTGGTTTCCCACAAGGAACTATCGACAAACTCAACCACATTAATGCCCTCGGTATCGCTGTATGCGTATGTAACGAGGTCAAGTATGGTACCAGCGATTTCGCTGTTGTAATCCGCAAGTCTGCGCTCCCAGAGCTTACTGAAGCCTTGAAGGAGATCGGCGTAAGCTTTGATGATACAAAGCTCTTGCCTTCAAAAGACGATGCTGAAGCAGTTGAGGTTACCGCCAAAGCTGTAACAGTATCTGAGGAGACTGCAAAGAGTCTTGACAAGGATGCTAAGGCTCGTGCTGCAACAGCAGGTAAAGTTTTTGATCCTACAAAGATCAAGGACGAAGAAGAGCTCAAGGAAGCTTTGTCTGGCTTCTTGGCTATGAATCGTGATTCTAAGCTGATGGATAGCATCATGCAGTGTGTGAACTTCTATAATGCATATCGCTCTATTCAGGCTAAGCGTGCTATCGAGTCTGCTGAGAAGACACTCAAGGAGACTAAGGATAAGGAGTATAAGGCTAACGCTGAGAAGGCTCTTGCTTCTGCAAAGAATGATCTTGAGCGCATCAAGAACACGAACTTCCATGATACGTTTCGCAAGATTGTTGAGCTTACAGGTCGTGTCGGAACGCTTACTTATGGAATTGGCGCTCACTTCTTCAACGTTACCGCTACGTCAGGATCTCCTGTATCTGCATTCTGTGAGCTTCGCGACCATTCTACTGACAAGAACACCGGCGTATGCAAGTATACCGATGATCAGATTGCAGACGCTGTAAAGTGCCTCGTAATCATTGGTGCAGATGATGTTCGCTCAAAGGGTAAGACTTTGCTCGAGGCAGAGAACAAGCTGCCAGAAAAGGATCGTGTCAAGGAGCATATTGATGCAGCTAACAAGAACATCGCATTTGCCGATAAGGCTACTGCAGCAGTTCTTGCAGCGCCTGGTAGCTTCGTTGAGGGCTTGAAGCAGAGATTCTTGGATGGTAACAACTTCGCAAAGAAGACTGTTATCGCCATTAAGCGTGCGTACTATCGTGAAGTATCTCATGAGATGATGGCTAAGGTTAAGCCTGATTCTATGCTGGATAACGCCACACAGTATGCAGGTATCATCTCTAATCTGTTCCGCAACCCTTCTGATCCGCTCGTAGGTTATGCCAAGGAGAATATCATCGACTTGGAGTTCAAGACCGATGAGGAGATCAAGGCTGAGGAAGAGGCTGTTGCCAAGGCTGCTAAGGAAGCAGCTGATAAAAAGGCAGCCGAGGATAAGAAAAAGGAAGCCAAAGGTAAAGCCAAGGCTCAGGTAAAAAAATAATACGGCCAATTAAGAGAACTGGTTCACAACTAGTTGGTCGCATTAAAAGAGCCTTTGACATCCAATGGCAAAGTGAACGCAAATAATTTAACTATCAAAGTATGAAAAAATTAGTGATCACGTTGTTAGGGGCAGCGTTTCTTACTATCGGCATGAATATTGCCGATCTTAAGAATGTGCCACTTCCAACGACAGTGCAGACAGTAGCAGCATCTACTGTACAGCAACCAATGGACCATTTGTTTGGTCAGGTGAAACGTGCTAATCCTGATACAGTGCATGATACCGTTAGGGTAGAAAAGACTGTACCTTGTAACCATAAACAGTTACCTGCAAAGGTAATTGTTAAACGCACCGTAGTTAAGAAGACAGATACGTCGTATGTACCACTTCTGTATATTGCGGAACCTGGAGATAAGGTCGACTCCACTAATCATGACTTTACCATTCGTAAGGGAGAGCTCCGTGATTATATCCAAATCGCCTCTAATGTGCGTAAGTAAACATAAGAACCCTACGCACTATAATTAGGTAAGTACATATAGTAGATCCCATTAGTCTACGTACGAATATTAACTGGATCCGAGAATATGTTAACCCTGTCTTGCAGGGCGAGATCACTCAAAAGGTAGGATGAAATGTATCAAACATTGAAACAGTTTGATATAGGTAGGAGAAGCGTTGTATCAGCTCCTATAATTGCACAGCTGGACTTGTGAGAACCGTCTGGAGACAAGCTGGATGAGGCTGAATACACCTTAAAAAGATGTAGGGTAATTAAAAACGCATAAGTCCCAAGAAGGGCATAATGAACCGTATCGTAATTATATGTGATAATACTAAGCATATACAAACGTTACACGAGACGAACTATATTGGTCCCCAGTAGGTGAACAGAATTGCATACATGGTATGGTGCATGGTGCTGGAAGAACCGAGGATATCCCAAACAATATAGAAGTATTATTAGCCGTAGGTAGTGTTTCTAGTGTCCAAAGCTAGTATAAAGGCCGAAAAACTGCATCAATACTGTGGGAGTAATACCACACAGAGTAAACTAAATGAGTTTGCTGACTATACCAAAACCTTACTGTTCGATTCAGTACAACTCCGTTGAAGGGGTGCCAGGGATGGGGTAGAAGTGTCTGATTGTGACCGCCAGGCTTTTCTTGTTTATGCGGTATATAAAAGTAAAACAAGCGCAAGGGTTGGGCAGCCCCTTAATTGAAGCTCTACGGGAGTATCGTACGCGGGTGAAGATCGCGGTGAAAATCTATTCCAGTTGTATTATTAGGATGTTAGGCAATCCGAACTTACAGCCAATTTCCATGAAAATTAAATCGTTCATGAGACTATGATCGATGACTCCGTTACAGTCAAAGAAAATTGATGGAGAGCTATCCTAGAATAAGAAATAGCAAAGCAGGTAGAAAGTTGATTCGAGATATATCCAGCCAGGATCATTTGACCTCCACTTTCATCCAAAACAATCTAGACTAATAGTTTATTTGCACTATGATATACAATATTATATAGTCTCTACAGAGTAGTAAGCTGGTATATTATGTATGCGTATGTTGTATGCAAGAGATATAAGCTATGAAAACCTAGAAAGTTTAAAAGATAACATGTTTAACAAAAAAAATTGATGTCCCTTTATAGAGTGTATCTTACGTTGTAAGTAAGGACTTGAGGTAAAGAAATCGAGTGCCAACCGATATGCCAACCATGCTAAAATATACTGCGCAACAGTATATGTAAACACAAAGGTTCGAAGCAATACAGGAAGTTGATGGGCAGCTTATATTCTATGTTGTAAAACGACTGTGTATATTATATGTGTATACTGTCTCTATACATGTATATTACGTTTATAAGTGGGTGACAAGATGAAATGTATGGGTTGAATTCCCAATATTCGTGCACTATAAATAGGAGGTAGTAATACCGGTACAGAAAAATTGCAAATATCAGCAAAGATATAAAAAGCCGTAAAGTCTGTGATGGGTTTGATCCTGAGACATTCCGATAACCAACCGCTGGGTACATGCCATAAGCCGAGTACCGCAGTAAGGAGACCTAGCTGACAGTCGCTTCTAAGTTAGCAGTAGAGATCATCTGCTTTAATAACAATCGTGTAGGAATATCTTGTAAGTATAGTAAGGGAAATACGACCGAGATTCTACATATTTTCGTGGGTTATAAGAAGTTCTAAGATTCTATGAGTGTTAGTTGCTCTGCAAAATTTCACCAACGAAGATTAGAATGGTTAAGTTAGAAAAAACGTGAACAAAATAGCAGAAAACAGTTCAGCATTTGATTATGCAAAGGAAGCATTCAAAGCTTTAGACGATGGGCCTGGATAAACCAGTAAATGCTAATTGCATCATACGTATGCAATTCCTGCTGCAAGCCTATTGCCCTATTGTTGCAATAGGAAGGGTGTAGCTAAGTCTAGATAAAGCGTCTACAATAGTAGAACTTCCTTTAGGAAACTAAGTAAGCAAAGTAGTAACCGAGTATCTTCGTATCAGCGTTGCTTTATTCAATAAACAACGGCAAAGGTGTAGCCAAAATACACCATATTTTTCAATCATATCGTTAGTTAATCAATAACGATATCAAAAAGGATATGATTATGTCAGAAATTAATGTAAACATCGTGGAAACAACTATTAAGTCAAATCGTACCCCACTGAGCATGCTCGGTGCGCAAATGTTTGGTCAGGATGTATTCACCCCCCAAACTCGTTTATTTAACCCAGACCATGACAAGGTTTTGGAGCAGGCTAAACAGAGCTCCAATGTAAACCTTGTACTCAATCGTTCGCCTCGTCGCTTCTCGATCGGCTATATCACGATTGAGTCTATGGCAACAAAACAGAACGCAATCGGTGATGTCGTTTGCCGTCTCAATGAAGGCACAGACAACCAGATCGATATTCCTCTCGGTGAGAATTGCACCAAGTTTGGTGAGACCACTGAGGAGGCTGTCCAGAACGCTCTCAAGGACAAGAATTCTAAGGCTGTGTTCTCAGATCCTAAGGATTTGGGTGGTATTCTTAACGATCTCAACCGTGGTGAGATAGCTCGTCTTGACGCCATGATCGAGCAGTTGCAGAAGGCTAAGGCACAGTGTGTATCTGCCATCTCAGCAAATGAGAAGATCATTGCTGACTACGAGCGCCAGAAGACAGAGTCAAAACCAGCTGATAAGATCGCGTAGGATTCATGGAGGCTGTTTTAACTGAGAAGAGTATTAAGCTTATTGCTGTAATGCTCTCCGAACCGAAGATTAAAGCAGCCGTTTATGAAAAGTTGGACCATACAGAGAAGTACAAAATCTATACCATTAACGATGATGGTAGTATTACTCTGGGTTCAACTAAGTTTCATTTCTGGAACAAGATAATCGGCTGCGAGCAAACCTTACCATTTGAGAGTTTCGCTCTCAAGGTATGGGATGCACTAGTGAGTCTTTCCACAGGGCTTAACCAAAAAGCCATTATGGAAGGACTATCACAAGAAATTGTGATGAAAGGAGTTAAAGATAAAAACTTTAACTGGGTCGTAGAACGACTGTATGATGTTGCGACAAAAGTATGTCAGAATTCTAGCATTGCTGATGGCGTAGGAGCGGACCCTGCGGGGTCCCGGGTGTCAGGGCCAAGGCTTAACGCTCAGCAAGAGTATCCTGAGAAAATTGTTATCAATATCAACGGACGTAAAGAAGTTTTGCAGGTTAAAGACTGCATCGGTAAACCAATGATTGAGTTGGAGTACGGAATTGTAAACGCTAAACGAGTAATGCCATAAACAGAAACATTCCCGCGGGAATGGTGTATGAACTGCGAGCAGAAGAGTACACATTCATGCATGGTATTGCCGTTATTGTTTATAACGAAATACAAAGACGATATTATTAGTTTATATTAAAAGGCATCCTTAAACGTTCTCTGCGGAGAATAGGTAATCCGCCCTGCGGGGCAGGATTGCCAATGGATGTCTTTTATTCTTTATTACAGTTATATGTAATATAGGAACTAGGTAAATGGCTGATTCAAGTAAATTGTTTAATTTTAATCAAACTATATGAATAAGAAATCAATTAAATTGAACTCAGCAAACATCATTACAATTCGTAAGAACATTGATATCACTATCAATAAGTATTGGCGAATTATTCGAGCAGAGAACCTCATGTCTAAGAAGGCAATTGCAGCAAAGCAGGGTTCTGGCTTAGATCTCAAGAGCCTGTATAACCAGATTGTACAGCTTAGTGAGAAGCGTATTATGATTAAGGGTATTTTGGTAGCTCTTAATACAGGTACAACTACATTCTCTTACGAGGATTTTAAGAAGACAAATAACTATAGTATTTTCGCAGCATGCGAGGCAAAAGAGGCAATAGCGCAACTTAAGATGATCAAGACACTTGATCCATCAACTAAGGCAAAAAAGGGATTGAAGGCTATGCCTAAGCGTGAGGTATTCTCATCAGCTAAGATTGCTCAGCTTATCCATGATCAGCAACTACTAGCAAATAAGTTTGACGCTAATCTCGAGAAGTTTAATAATGAGACTTCTATTGAGATTAAGGATACTATTGCAGACAAGTTCGAAATGGATCTAGCAGCTTAATGCTATAGGTTCGAGACAAATATAAGGGTCGCCGAAAGGAGTAAGATCGAGGCTTACACGAACCACAATAAGGAATCCCTTGCCTTAAAAATAACATTATTAACACATTAAATTATCAAAATTATGTCAAAGAAGAATAACAAGAAGAACCTCAAGAAGGTTCAGGCTAAGATAGGAACTACACCAGTTAAGGCTGAGGCAGCTAAGAAGGAAGAGTCTAAGGCTGCTAATGAGACAATAAAGAATATTGAGAAGCGCCGTGCTGCTGACGCAGAAAAGGCTAAGAAGCATGCCGAACTCAAGGCGGCTAAGAAGAAGGCTAAGGCCGAGAAAGAGGAGGCCAAATATGCTGCCTCTAAGGCTCGCGCAGAGGCCCGTAAGGCGCGCAAAAAGAGCATCATGGATAAACTGATCGACTCCAAGAAGGAAAAGGCTTCAGAGCCTGTTAAAATCACTCTGGAGGACCGTTTGAAGAAGCAGGAAGAGCGTCGCAATGTCGCTATGGCTCGTCATATCGCATCAGTTACCCGTCGGTGCAAGCGTATGCATCTCAATGATGCCGACACCAAGAAGGTGATAGACATCGCAAAGAAACAGTGGGACAACGCTACTGTATACAACATTACAGTTGTATGTGATTCTGTTCTGAAAAAGAAGAAGGAGCTTGAGAAGTTGGTAAAGGATTGCGGCATTAAGTCTGCATGCATTACTAACTCTACAGCATTCTTTAAGGATGTGCCAGCAAGCGCTGTAATAAAACTGCGTGATCTTGTAGGTAATGCTACATTCTATCAGTATCGTTCTGATGATAAGTCTCCGTTTGAGGAGGCTGGCATAGATGTGTCAGGCAATCACAACAAGCACAAGAAGGGAGGTGATCCTCATACTATTGAGTGCTCAAAGAATGCTAGTGTTAACTTCTACAACCTCCGTAAAGCTAAGAAAAAGGCTAAGGAGGCTCTTGAGAAGAACACATATAACTTCCGTCACGGCTCTAAGGCTGAAGGACGCAAGCTTCGTCGTGGGCTCAAAGTTAAGGCTAAAGCCGTAAACAAGAAACCTACGCAGGTTAAAGAAATTAAACAAAAGTCAGTTAAACAGGCAGCTTAATTATAGGAGGCAACGTTATGAATACCCAAAATAATCAATATTTGGACGATTATGTTGAAAAATATCGTGACATCAAAGAGAAGTGGCTTAAAGGCTTTAACAAGTCTCACGGAACTACTTCTAAGTTCTGTAAAGAACATTGTATCCATGGTCTTTCCCGAAAGAAACCTTGGTTCATACTGCTCAAGCGTGATTCGATTAAAATTGAATCTAGCAGAAAGGTTACGAAGCTTAACCATACCGAGCTCATGGAAGGGTATGTTCAACACAAGTTGCAGAAATGGGAGCGAAAACACCCATGCCCGGTTAAGAAAGACGATTTGTTCTACGCGCAGCAGTTCCCAGCTTGGGAAGCAGAAAAGAATGCTGCAGAAGAACATATTAGAGACTTAGTTGTCGCTAAATATGACAAATTACAACTTGTTGGACGATTCCAGCATTCAGACGACAAGTTCTCTGAGCAGGAAGTTGCTCAGATAAAAGACAATGGCGAAACTATCAAGTATGGAGGAGTAAACTATCTTCCAAAAAGTAGCAAAGTCATGAAAGCGGCTTATAAGGAGACAAATAAGGTAAAGGCAAAACGCAGTAATCTTGTTTGTACAAACCTTAAAGACCATCGCAAGAAGACAGGACGAATCCTGTTGCCAAACGCAAATAAGATGCGAATGGCAGCTTAAGGCGTAACTTCTTCAAAATCGACCAGGACACCACTGGTCACCCTAGTGTGCTCCGAAAGGATATGACTGCGAGGTGCAAACCCTCACTAGGGACTATGATAGTAAAGGAAAGACCAGTAGTTCTATATGACATAGAAGTTTTTCCAAACTGTTTTCATTGTACTTGTAAAGATTCAGAGAGTCATAAACTATATAAATTCGAGATATCCTGTCGTAAAAATCAACTAGAAAAACTAGTTGACTTCTTCTACACAAACAGAACTGATCATATAATGTGCGGCTACAACAATAAGCATTATGATGACATAATCATAAGTTACATTATACATTTCTGTAGTAGAATGAAGCGACTAGGATACTCGAGAATTTGTAGTTCTCTCTACTATCTTAGTAAAGAAATAATAAGTTCGGAAAAAACAGGAAATATTGATAAGATTAAAGCGTACAAGTATTCAAATTACTTCTATTCGTTTGATCTTATGTTGATGCTCTATAGTGCCAAACAGCAGAAAAGCTTAAAAGAAATAGAAATACTCTTACATATGCCAAATGTACAAGAGTATGAAGGAAGCTTTGATCTGCAGATCCAGGAATGTGATATTGACGCTATGATAGAGTATAATGTGAACGACGTAGAAGCTACTGAGACTTTACTTAACAAAGTAAAAGAAGATGTAGAACTACGTCTTGAAGTGGAAAAAGAATGGGGGTTTGATGCACTGTCGATGAGTGGCGTACGATTTGGAGAAGAAGTGCTCTTGCGCAAAACTCTAGATATTGCTAAAACTACAAAAGATGAATTGAAAACCCGTACCAGAAAAGTCGGAAATATTCGTCTAGGTGACATCATACTCCCATTTATACAATATTCTAATCCAAAGTTGAAAGAAGTCTTATTGGATGTAAAGAATGCTACTTGCAACGCAAGTAAGTCTGATAAGAAACAAGAAAACTATGAGAAGAAGTTTGTTCTCTCAAACATTTGCTACTCTATAGGCGAAGGTGGTATACACACCATCAACGAACCTAGAGTCTACAAACCTACAGCTGAACAGTTTATAGGACACTCCGACGTTACGTCTATGTATCCTTCGCTAGCCATTATAAACAATTGGCTTCCGGTTCACTTAGGAGAAGATTTTTGGAATGTGTACAGCGCTCTATACAAGGAGCGCTTGGCTGCCAAACGTAATGGAGAGTTATTAAAGTCTAAGGCATTTAAACAGGCTCTTAATGCTCTTACAGGAAAGATGCAACAAGAAAGTAGCTGGGCTTATGATCCACTTAACGTATACAAGATACGTATAAATGGGCAACTTATACTACTTATGTTAGTGGATAGGCTTCTAGAATTGAATTGTAAGATTGTACAAGTCAATACAGATGGTGTCGTCTACATTGCCGACAAATCCGCCCGCTTCGCAATAGCCGATGCAATTAAGGAAGTTGAGCAATTAACCCAGTTAACATTCGAATCCGATGATTACGAGTCGTTTTATCAGTACGACGTGAACAATTACTTTGGTGTTCGCAAAGGATATTCTCAATCTGGAGATCCGAGACTGATAGAAAAGAAAGGCAGGTTTATCACAGAAATTGGTCTTAACAACAGCATGACACCAGTTGTTATCTCCAAAGCTGTGATAAACTATTTTTTAAACAATGAACCGATAGACAAGTTTATTAAGAAGGATAGAGATATCCGTGATTTCTTGATGTCACAAAGCGTAAACAAGGAATCAAAAGTTGAGTATGGTGGAAACATCATTCAACGTATTAATAGATACTACGCGTCAAGCAGTGGCTACTATCTTATAAGAATTAAGGACAAAATGTACGAAAGTCGTTCTGAAACAAAAATAACAGAATATGGAGTCCGACTTCTTAACAAGATAGATGCCACACCAATAGAAAAACGTCATCTGGATTACCAGTACTACATTAGCAAAGCAAAAAAGATAGCTAGTGAGTTTGTTAACCGCCAGTTGACAATATTCGATGATTAATCGTTTATCAACGTATATAAGATGATTATTGAACTAAACACAAAACTCCTGGATATTCCAGGACTGAATTCAAATCAATTAATATTCCTAAGTTTGGTATTGGATAAGAATCAAAAAACTTATAATCAAGACGTCCGCAAAATTGTCAGCCTAGTTAGCGACGAAGAAATATCAAACTTAATTTCTCAGGGACTTATTACCTCGATCGAGAGAGGTAAGTCAATTACATATCATGCAACAGATACGCTTAAGGATGTAGTCCGCCCAAAAAAGGACTATTTCGATCTGTTCTATGAAATGTACCCAATATACGTTCTACGACCAGATGGTACCAAAAACTATCTGAGAGCCAACGTTAACAAGTGTAGACATTTATTTAATGTTTATGTAGGTCAAAGCGAAGCTATGGCTCAACATCTTATTCAGTGTCTCGACTTCGAAATGAAGAAAAAGACTAACGAGGGTAAACTAAGTTATATGAAGACGATGTGGAGATGGCTCGTAGACCATCAATGGGAAGAATCTGAGGAAGAAATGCAAGACAACTCTAAAATTGAGGAATCGACTTATGGAACAGAACTTATCTAATCTTATAAGACCAATGTCAGTTGTAGCCCAAGAGGCGATAAACTACATATCTGGTCGTAGAGATCACTCTATAACATCTCTAAAGACTAGATGGGCTAAGTTTAATAAGCAGTGTATGGGAGGTATTGAACCTAATACCGTTTACACCATAGCTGGTATTTCAGGAAGTGGAAAGAGCTCATTTGCTAATGAGATCTCAACTGATATTGTTGATTTGAATCCTGGTGAAGAAATAGTGATTCTGATTTTCTCGTTAGAGATGGTTGGATTTAGGCAAGTTGGAAGAACGCTTTCTAGTAAGCTTAGGAAAACGACTTCGACTTTGTATAGTTCGGAAACGGACCTAGATGACGATACCTTCAGAAAAGTCATCTCAGTATCTAATCAACTAAAGGAGTATCCTATATGGTTTGTAGATAATCCTACAACTCCCAAGGAAGCAGAAGACATTATTAGGTATTTCTATAATACATATATAAAGGGTACTGATAAGCACTTTGTGATAATGTATGACCATGCTCTATTGACGAAGCCGATAGGCAGCGTTATAGAAACCATGCAAGAACTCGAAAGGGTTTTCATAAGTGCCAAAAAGTATCCTATGACATCAGTGTTACAACTAGCACAGATGAATAGAAATATTGAATCACCAGAAAGAATAAACAATCCTTTGTCGCATTATCCTATGAGAAGCGACATTTCATCTGCTGATGCTTTATTTCAAGCTAGCGATTATGTTATAGTTATTCATAGGCCTGAAATTCTTGGAATACAAGAATACGGCCCGAGCCATTTACCTACTCAGAATAAGGTGTATCTACACATCTTGAAGAATCGAGACGCGGGAAAGCCCTGCATACTTGAATTCCAGAATGACTTAGCATATAACAACTTGATAGAAAGTTAAGCAATTAAAATTTAGGCTGAATTATGACAACATACGATATTAAGTTTACTGACAACAACATTAAGAACACTAACAATGGTAACATTTATTCTCAGATTCTCGATGATATTATTCTTTCTACTGTAAAGAAGAACAACTCTTATTTGTTTAACACAAAGAAGGAGGACGATAATCTGATTGATGCCATGTTCAACGAGTTGGATCATACTTATATCTACAAGCCTCTGAAGGGCGACACTTTGTTCGCAAAGGCTTGTGATATTCTTGCTAACTATGGCAAGAAGAAGAGTATTATGAAGGGTATTAAGCTCGGTAAGATTTACCGTCTTGAGAATGGTCTCCCTATCATTTTCTACAATGATGAGATTCAGATTGGTACCGACATTTATAGTTACTCTGATTTTAGTGATTACAACTTCATCTCTTCACTTAGTCCAGAGATTAAGAAGACAATCATTAGTATTAACATTAAGCTTTAATTAAAACTTTTAGTATCATTGTATCATGAGTTTAACATTACCTACTAGTAAAATTCCTGCAGTTTCTGAAAATCCTAGATATCTTATACTCTATGGTCTTCCAAAGGCTGGTAAGACATCTTGTCTTGCACAGCTGGATAATAACCTTATCATAGACCTTGAGGGAGGCTCTGTCTTCGTTGATGCGATGGCCATCCAGTGTCGTACGATCAATGATTTAGGAGAAGCAGCAAGTGCCATTCGTGCCAAGAATAAAGAAGTAGGTCATAATTTCTATAAGCATATCACTATTGACAATGCTACACGACTTGAGGATATTTGTATGAGCTACGCTTGTACACTCTATGAAAATGGAGCTATAGATAGAAATATCTACAGAAAATTCCGTGAATTGCTGAAACCTCTTTCCCATTTGTATCGTTATAGCAATATAAAGTATAATAGGAAAGAAAATCAGCAGCATTTATTATGAAACAAGAAACTTTAGAAAAGTATATTGGAAAAACGTGGGGAGTTTTAACTTGTCTTGGTATAGATCATGAAGATTACGATAAAGAGAAGCAAATAAAAAGAACGTACTTTAAGGTAAAATGTTCTAGATGTGGATCAATATCAGTGGTTAGAAGTGATAGATTTTTTGGTAAATATGTACCAAAGTCATGTACAAATTGTGTAAACAATTTACAAGTTGAAACAGCTAATAAAAAATATCCAAGAAAAAGAAGGCTTTTAAACGAAAAAATATCAAAGTATACACATAATAGTAACAGAAAAGGTAAGGTTGTAAAATCGTTTCTAACTAAAGAAGAAGCAGAGAATATGTTAACTTCAAAATGTTTTTATTGCGGAAAAGAAAACGCAATGGGAATAGATAGAATAGATTCGTCTAAAGATTATACTTTAGATAACTGCGTACCTTGTTGCGGAATGTGTAATATTATGAAAAATAAATTTGATATAGATAAATGGTTTTCTAAAATTGGAGAAATTTACAGAACTCACGTTGATAGGTGTTCAACGACTATCCCGGAAGGGAGTACATCGCAAGCTAATGGTGATGGAAGCGCGGAACTCCTGACTGCCGCATAAGGCAAAAGGAGGTGATATAGTCTATTCTGCACGGTGACGTGCAGCAGTTCATTAGAGAACGTATATGGTTTTGCGAACTATATAGAATACAAAAGATCGCCAAACCCCAATGGGTAAGAAATGGGACGGCACAGACGTAACAACCTTACCTAACGGTGCTGGCTATAAGTATCTTAGAGACGCAGTAAAGAAGGTAGTTGATATGTTCCGAGATTTGTGTGACGAATTTATTCTTGTAGGTCACGTTAAAGACACCGTAACTGAAAAGGATGGTGTTGAAGTTTCTGCAAAAGAGCTCGACTTAGTTGGTAAGCTGAGTAAAATCGTGTGTGGATTAGCCGATGCGGTAGGTTATGTATATCGCAAAGGAAATGAAACGCATATATCCTTTAAAGGTGGTACATCTGATACCATCATGGAGGCTCGTGCAAGACACATAGCCGGTAAGGATATCGTTATTGCAGAAGGTAATGAAGATGGGACACTTACAACACATTGGGATAGAATATTTAAGTAAATTGATATATCGATTTGTTCGATCAACAGCATACTATGCTGAGAATAAACTTGATATGTTAGCATTACGTATATTAAAATAATAGAGATTATGTTTAGTACAAAGACAGCCACAACTAGCAACGAAGAATTTAGTAATAGTAGTTATATGCCAGTAGGCATCAACCAGAACGTCACTCTTAAAGAGGTAAACTGTAACAAGTCTCCTCAGGGTCTCGATTTTCTCGAGATCGTATTTGAGAACGAGAATGGTCAGACAGCTACTATGACAGAGTGGAAGAATACAAAGGGAATGTATATTAAGACAGACGAAGACTTGCAGAAGCGTGATAATGCTCAGTTTGGACGAGTTTGCCAGATTCTTGATTGTTTCTACCCACAGAGACCAGATGCAGAGCTTTCTACATTCAAGGAGATGATTGACTGGACAAAGCAGATGCTTGATCCTATGATTGCTACTAAGAAAAAGCTCCGTTTGAAGGTTATCTATGACAAGAAGGGCTATACTCAAGTAAGTAAGCTCGGAATCTTCGTTGAAGACATGTCTAATACAGATTCGCAGATTAAGCTCTTTAAGAACGATCTTATGGAGCGACCAGTTGTTGCCGACAAGGAGAACAACGATCCGCTTAACGTACCACCAACCGTTACTCCGGAGACTGCGGATGCATCAGGTGCATCAGATCTTCCGTTTTAAGGGATTTACGCCTGAAGAAATAGAAATACTACTTGATTGTATGAAATCCGGTAGATGGTTCTTATACCGTCTACATAGCAGGAGTGTCAAACTATACGACAAGTGGATACACCCCAGGGAGGTAATACTGCCATGAAAGGGTGTTGGTGGAGCTAGGTAATTCAGTTACCCTATGGAGGTGAAATGCCTCCAATAAGGCTCGCAGGGTGTCGTGAGACACAGGCATGGACATATGCGAAAACTATCCAAATCGACGTTTTGATCATTATTTTGTTATATAGACAAACAGTCCAGTTGGGTTCGAATCCCAACAGAGCCACTATTACTCTTAATGATAAGAAGAGTTAAAGCTTGTGAAAGCAATAACTCTGTTCGCCTGTGAAGGCCGATATTATCTATGATGCTAAGTTCATCTGGCATCAGATTTCATACGCGTGTACGCTACGTAAGTGCGGGTTTGAATAACCTAAAGTCCGAGCTTAGCATCTCCGTAAACTGCTATACGTCCGTCAACGTAGACCTGAGCATGTCATTAAACTGCTCATTTTTATATGGGTGGTTAATATTCTAGATAGATCGGCGTACATGGCAGAGAAAAGACTCAGCTAAAACGGGTTCGACTCCCGTACCATCCACTAACTGATTGTACACAGTAACGGCAAGCTGGGTATCTAGTAGGCGATTAAGTATAAATGCATGAGTCTGCGCAGCATAATAGCATTTTTAACGAACGATTCGAATTGTGTGGTTCGACTCCACACCAATCAGCTAACTTATAAGTTATGTATAGTACTAGAACAGCAATTACTATGTCCTTGAAAGACATCTTGGACAAAGTAAATGATTTAGACATCTATACGTATTGTTTAGGACAATTTAAAGTTGGAAAACTTATGAATAGTCCTTTAAGGTCTGGAGATAAGAATCCTTCATTTGGAATATTTCATTCCAAAACAGGAGGACTATTATGGAAAGACCTTGGAACCGGAGAGTGTGGAAACTCTTTGAAGTTCCTAAAAGAATACAAAGGTATAACAACTAGAGAAGAACTTGAACGAGAATTATTGAGAATCGTACGCAGAATAAATCCTAATACAATCGTAAGGACAAATACGTACGATAAACCGAAAGGAGACACCGATATCGGAATAGTTCGACAGCCGTTTACCAATGTAGATAAACAGTACTGGAGACAGTTCGGAATACATATTGATACATTAAAAAAGTTCAATGTGTTCAGCATTAAATACTTTCTTTGTAATAGTATCGTCCGAAGTATCTACAAAGAAAATAGTCCTATGTATGCATATAAAGTGTATGATAAGTTTAAGATTTATCGTCCACTTGCTTCCAAGTTTACTAAATGGCGTACCAATCTGACAAATAGGCACGTACAGGGATTATCCGAATTGCCTAAGGAAGGAGGCGACCTACTCATAATAACAAAGTCATTGAAAGATGTCATGTGTTGCTACGAGATGGGTTTTAATGCAATAGCTGCTGCTAGTGAGACAGTATTTATACCTGAAGATATACTCAGGTCTCTACGTTCCAAATGGAAACATATAGTTATACTGTATGATAGAGATCAAACAGGTATGCTTAAGGCTAGACAATATAGCAAACAATACAAAATAGATGCTTTTTTCATTAATAAAAAATTTAAAGCCAAAGATCTATCAGATGCTGTTCGTGACAACGGATTTAGCACCATGAAAGACTGGTTAACAAAAACGTTACAGAAATATGATTGATGTAGTAATAGGATGCCTATTAGGTGTGCTGGGAGGTGCAGTAATGTCTCCTCTATTGCATAAATGGCTTACAAAAAAGCTGACTAAGAAAATTCATCTTGACAAAGGTGGATTTATGCGTATTTATCTTCCAAACAAATTGCAGATGACTATCTGGGATAGTTATAGTGAAGATGGATGTATATGCGTATGTGTCCATCATGGAGGTGAACAAAAAGTAACTGATAGCGAAATTGTCTATTTTGATAAAACTTCTGTATCCAAGATAAGGGGAAAGAATTTTTATTATGATAGGCAAGAAATCTAAAAAGAAATCCAAAGGCAGAGTACGGAATGCGACAAAAGTCGATAAGTATGGTCTCTCTTTTAAGAGTAAGCTCGAATGCTATACTTATGAAGCTTTTATGAAAGCTGGGATACCAGTTAAATATGAGCCAAAGCATTTCGTATTACTGGACAAATTCGAGTATTTGGGTGAAAAAATAAGGGCTTTAACATATCTACCTGACTTCATAGGAAATGGGTTTGTAGTAGAATGTAAAGGTTTTATGGGAGATTCATTCCCTCTTAGATGGAAACTGTTTAAGCGTTATCTTAAGCGGCATCGAAGTAAAATGAAATGTTATCTCGTACGTAACCAAAGTCAGGTAGACGAGATGATAGAAAAGATGAAAATCAATATTTGAGTATTATAATATCAGTAAATATGGAAAAGAAATTTTTGAAAGTAGGTAAGAGCATAAACTTTAAGTTTAACACAGAAGGTCTTGAGTGTGATTTAACTCCAGGAATGGTTTACAATATTAGCGTAGACCGTTATACTGACGCAATTTCACTCGAAGAGTCTAGCGGCTTATCTTTACCTTCTAAGGTATATTGTACACAGCGTGACGAACGCTTTATAGATAAGGTTATCAATAGCTATAACTTGTCTGAAAGCGGATTTACTGGTGTGATGCTTGCAGGATTAAAGGGTTCTGGAAAGACTGTAATGGCTAAGGTAATTGCCAATAAGAGCGGTCTCCCAATTATAAATATAGACAAAAACATACGTCCGTATATCCTTAGAAATCTTGTAGAAAAGCTTGGTGACACAAGCGTTTGTTTCCTGTTCGACGAACTTGATAAAGTTCTTGCGGATTATGACGATTCTGTATTGTTACAGGTATTGGATGGCTCCGATACCAAGGGTAAGCATATGATTTTGTTTACATGTAACGATGATGATGAAATATCAGAGTACTTGATAGATCGTTGTTCTCGTATCCGCTATTGGCGTGAGTTTGATGAGATGTCTCCATCTCTTATAATGGAGGTATTGAATGACAAGCTTAACGACAAGAAGGAAGTTAAATCTTTAACAGACTTTATCAAGGACAATTTCGAAGTATGTAGTTTTGATAACATTGCATCTTTTGTAAAAGAGGCAAATGACTATCCTACTACGACATTCGAAGAGCTATTTGAGGATATGAACCTTTCTTCAAAAGGTACCATAAAACCTCATGCTCGTTCTTGTAAAGAGAACAATCACAAGAACGTTAAGAAGACTAAGTTCTCTGAAGACATTTGTTGTGATTGTTGTTCAGGATGCTAATGAAGACACCAGAGTACAAAATACCTGAATACGACATTCCATACTACGAAGATAATACACGCATTAGCAATAGTGCGATAGGCTGGTTCTTAAACAAAGGACCGGCCTATTTTCGTAATATGCTGGACGGTAAAGAGAAAGGCTTAGATTTGCCACAGTTACGTAAAGGAACTATGATACATGAGTTCCTGCTTCAGCCAGATCAATTCTGGAATGATTACGTTCTGTTCGATGGCGACAAGCCTAAAAGTGCGCAAGCACAAAAGTTCTGTGAAAACTTAATAAATACCGTTGAAATAGAGCTAAATAAACAGCTCTCAGAGGCTTATCGCAAGTCTTATAGTATAGTTGGCAAGAGTGAAGATAAAATCCTCTCAGAAGCGCTTAAAATAAGCGTAGAGTATAAGGATTATATCGAAGCTATTAAGTCTAAGAAAATACTTATATCTCAGTACGACTTAGATCAGCTTATGAAGATTCAGCATAATGTTGGAGAACATAAGTTAGCAAGACAACTAATACGAAGAGCTGGTGAGCATGGCAGTATACACGTATATCATGAGTTCCAGATAAACTGGGATTATTTGGTCGAAGACGAATTGAATCATGGAGCACTTACTCCTATTGCATGTAAATCATTACTTGATAGTTGTACATTTAACTTTGACACAAAGACATGTACAATTATGGATATCAAAACTACAGCTAAGTTATGGCACTTTGAAGACAGTATGAAAGAATTTGATTACTGTAGGCAATTGTGTTTTTACCAAGAAGCAGTATATTGGTATCTAAATAACGAATTGGAATTAAGTAGTGATGAAATCAACGAATGGAGATTTGAATCTTATATCATAGCTATCGACACAACAGGTAGCAATGAAATAAGGGTATTTAAATTGGCTACACCACAAGTTACTTCTAGAGGTGTAACAATATATGATTTCATGAGAATTTATCTATGGCATTTGGGAACAGGCAACTGGGACCATAGCTATGATTACTATACTGGAGACGGTAGTGAAACTTTAAACCTATGAGTAAACAATGCAAAGTATTAATCCCGTTGTTAGGGGGAAATATGATGCTTGAAGATATATCAGAAGATGTTGGATTCTATAACGCTTATACAAGTAATATTGATAAGCCGTATTTAGATTCCCACATCTTTCTTGTATATAGCAATTTGTGTCATACAGACGAACGATGGTATACAGATAGAAAAATAAAAAGTTTGTCAACATATTATGGATCAGACACCATATATATTAAAAACAAACCTTTTACTGTATATATACTAAAAGTAATTCCAAAAAAATATTTGGATATTATGGATGGTATTGTAAATCTTACAACAAAAGAACGTGACAAAATAAACAAATTCTGGTGTTGTACAGATAATTATATTAATCGTTTCATATGTGATAAATATAATAAAATAAGTTGCGAAGAGAGTAATCTTCCTCTTAACGATAATTACGTCACACTAGACGACGTATACTTTGAGAATGAAAAAAGCTCAGGCCTCTTAATTGAGACTTGAGCTTTTATTCTTTTGTTTTGTTTAAAACGTTACGACATCAATTATACGATTATTCATCAAATCTGTCAGAAGGATCATAGGAAGAACCTCCGCCAAAAGACGGTTCGTAATCTTCATTAAGCCAAGGGTTTGAATTAGATTTGGATGATTTCTTATCCACTCCGCTAAAAGCTTTGTTTATTTTATACAGAGTTGAATTAGGCGCAACGCTTTGACTATAAAATTTATATTTACCCTTTAATCCGGATACAGTAAAGTTTTCGTAAAGATTGCTTCCAGGTATTCCGAATAAAGGAGACAATTTAATAAGATCTTTCTCTAATTTTGTTCGACCAGCATAAGATGAATTTTTACCAAGAACATCTTCATAGTAAGAAGCGTCATCTTCATCAGATATAGTAGTCAATCCCAAATACGCTAGCTATCCTACAATGTTACCAAAATATGCGTATCTCTACAAATATGCATAAACAGTAGTAGGAGACGTAAACAAGTCTAATACGGTGTTTGGAACCCATGCAGTAGAAGACTCTGTTAATAATCCCTGATTTAATAAAGCTATTGCATATGTTGCATACTGAACTATATCATCATCGTCATCATCCAGATCCTGTATCATCTGTGCAGTAAATACAGATAATATACCCATAGCTGCAATAAAGCCTATTTCTAAAGCAGACTTTAACAACATCTTCTTTTCGTTATAAGTTTTACTTCTTCTACCTTTGTCGTTTTTAATAGCATCGAAATCAAATGTAATGAGATGTTTTGCTAACTAAAGTGCATTATTTATTGTCTTTCGCAATGCTGTTATTGTAGCTCTTACTTGACCTCTATCAACTGTAGCTGTATTAAAATTAAACTAACCATCATATCTCTCATAGTACTCTCTAGCTCTCTCAAACTCTTCGTCAGACATCTCGCCATTATTTCTTTTGTATTTTATAGCATTAAAAGAAGTAGGATTATATTTATCTGACTTGTATTCAGAGAAGTCACTACCGGCTTTAAATCTATCAAATCCAAGAGTAGGTAGGTATCCACGCATTACCATTATCCATCTTGCAAATGGATTTGTATATGCTACAGAGTGTCTTCCGTTCTCAGGCATCATACCATTTGCTACTGCTGATCTTTCTTTTATAGTGTTAGACACTATATCTTCAAGACGTTTACTAACTTTATCTTTAAATTCATCACGAACTACAAAATTGCTATTCTCTTCAATATAGGCATCATGCAAAGTTATCTTTGCATTTTCATAGTTTTGTATACCAGCCTAATCACCAAGTCCAGCTTTGTAATACAAATCCATAGCTTCTTCTTGGTTTACAAATCTATCCTCCCATCCAGTAACTTTATATTCTGCATTATATAGGAGCTTTGATTTGTCTACTTTTTCTACTATTGGAACATGCACTAGCCTGAAATGGTGATATACAGAAGCACATATCATACCAGTAACCATAAAATCGGTTACTGTATAACCTCCCATTAACAGATTGTCTCTAAGAAACTTTGTAGCCCAAGTATTTTGTGTATGGCTAAATGATTCGTCTATACTCTTCGTGCAACCATTATACTGCATTGCTGCTGCTAACCAACCATGAACGTTTGGCTTTCCAATACTTGCAGCAATAGTACCAAGAGATCTAGCTATGTAGCTATGAGCGTAAGCCATATCTTTAGCAGTTATATACTTACCTGTAAAGGCTTCGATTCCAACAGTCTTACTAGCATCAAGGAATCCCTTCATAATAGTAAAGTAGTTGTGAGACAAAAGTGTTCTAGATGTGTTCTTTCTAATAGTATCGGCAGATTTTATTAATCTCTGTGCAGATTTAGACATTTTCTTATTAGAGTTTTCGTTTAGTTTTGTATGCTTGTCATACATATATGTATCTATCATCTCTCTAATAACTTTTGCAGTATCTGTAGTTGTACCATTATTTACAGATTCATGAATCAATTCCAAATCCGGTGTTAACTATGATACAAGTCTAAAGTTTTCTGCCATCATCCAGTAAGACATCACAGATCCTATAACATCTGTAGAAATATGTTCTGGGTCATCAAGCGTCTTTACATATCTAATAGGAATAACACCAACCTTTGTTCCGTCTGGCCTCATAGCTAAATCGTCAGACATAGACATATCAAATTCTGTATCAGTTTCGTTTATCTAAGAAAATTGTCCAGCAGCATATCCTATTGATTTTGCTATACCAAGTGGTCCAAATCCTCTGCCCCACATCATTTCTACAGAATTTCCATGTATCTGTGGCATTCTATATGATTTAGCTGATACTTTACCTGCTATTTTTTCATTAGAACCCCACATCAATTTCTTGATAATATAATTATTTAAGAAATCCTTTTCCTCTTCTGTGAGCTTATTATACTACTTATTTTCGTATGAGAACGTCTTACCATTATATACGCCGTTCTTTTTAGGCTACATTGTTTCATTTGAAGTCTTATCGTATTCTTCATCAGCCAACTCGGAAGTCTCATCTAATTCAGAATAAGCATTTCCTGGAACTCTTTCTAATACCTTTATTTTCTTACCATTAGGCAACGTTAATTCATCCTCACTATCTTCGTCAACTTTTGGAACCATTCTAAAGAAGCAGCTTAATACTCTAGAGTATCCATCTTTATCATTATACCACAATAAATCAGTAATATCTTGCTGGTCCCATCCTTCGTTTTTAAGTTTATTTTCCCACCAATCGTACATCTTGGTTTCTGTTCCACGAATCTTAACATCATCCATCTATGCAATATCATTAAAATCGAAAGATGGAGTTTCGTTGGATTTTTCTAACTTATCTAGATATTTCCTTTCTGCAGGAGTTAATGTTCCACTCTCTTCTTTTGATTTTAATGCTTGGTAATTATTTTCTATTATAATCTTTCTTCTAGCTATCTGTTCATCAATATGTTTTATCTTCCTTAAGTCTTCAGTAGTCAAATTTTGTAAATCTGGAGAAGCTAATGCGTTATTAACATCTTTAGCAGGTATAAGTAATTTCCTCCTTCTCTCCTATAATATAGCCAACCTCTTATCCTGTTCACCAGAATGACATTCGTTCAAAAGGTTCTAAAATTCTTCTGTATACTACAATTTGCTATTATAATATACGTAGCTTTTTATACGTTTTTGTATCTTTAGCTTTTCTGACGAAGAGCTTGCGTTCTATAACTAATCTTGTAGCTTTTTTAATCCAGCAGAGTATTTTTCTACATTAGGTTTATATTTTATTTTTCCATTAATATAGTTATACCATGCATGAATTTCTTCTGCCATACGCAAAGCATCTCCTGTCTTAGGAACTATTTTAACTTCGCCAGAAGATACCTCTATTCTATCATAAAAATTAGACAGCTGCTGTTTTTCCCTCTAAAGTCTTTCAAGTAAATTTCTATCAGACGCTCCTAATCTATAAGGCATAAAATATCCATCTTCGTCATACTGTTTGGACAATAGGACATTTATTTGTCTTTGTATTGCACCCATTGTTCTCATTGTATCATCTGACAAAAATTCTCTCTTCTTTTTATAATATTCAGCCTTATATCTTCTGTGTGCATGTTCTCCAACCCAGTCTTCAATGCTGTTTAAGAAATCTCTTTTGGTTTTTGCATCAACGTTAGATAGATCAACTCTACCTGTTTTTAAATCTGGGTTTAGCCCAAATTTCTTTGCAAGATCGATAACAAATTGCCTTTTCTCTTTGTAATACTGACCGTAGTTTATTGGTCTTACCCAATAACCGGTAGTTTTACCATCAGAATCGGTTTCGCAAAATCTAGCCTAATAATTAGAAACAGAATGACCAGCCAACTTATTCATCTTGCTAACAAACTCATGACCAACAGTAAGAGCGTTTCTTCTTTTCTCGTTCTTAATTGATTGAATCATATTGTCAACAATTCTAATTAGCTGTGACTTTGAGCTAGAAGCTATACCAACATACTTTTCGAATGCATTTAATGAACCATTGTCTATTTCATTGTACAACCAATGCATAATATTCTAGTAAAATACATCTTTATCTCCAATCGTTACATTGTCCTGCACGAAATTATACAATCGTTTTCCTAAATATTCTTTTATCTAAGTATTCAGCTCTTCATGTATAGAATTTAAATCTCTTTTTGCTTCTTGAAAAGCCTGCTATAAAGTACCGTTATTTTTAAATTCTGTTATACCACTATTGCCATATTCTCCTAAAGACTAGAATATTCCATATTGTTTGTTATTGAATATATATTCATAGTATCCAACAACATTTGTAAGTGCATCGAATAACTATTTTGCCGTCATCTATTCTACACCTGCCCTATTATCTGACAAATGTCTTCCAAGTACATTTAATTCCCTTCTAGCCTGATCTAGAATCCATTCTACATTAGACGTTATCTTTTCTTGCTGTTCATCTGTACTTCTTGTTACACGCTCTCCAAAGAAGCCTAAATCAATATCTTCTTGATATTCTTTCATTTTAGCTCTAAGAGTCTGTATCTTTATAGTATCTTTTGCCTTTTGTGCACGCTCTGCAGAATATCTACGCTTAACGGCTGTTGATATAGTTTCGTACACCTTTAAGTCATTTGCATTTGGTATATCGCCCTACTAAAACATATCGCCATTATACTTATCATAGAAAGCCATTGACTTATAGTCCTGTTCTAGCTATTTGTTCAAGTAAAAGTTAGCTGCTATAGAGTCGAGTATATCATTCTTCTTAGATTCGGTCATTTTGCCTAAAATAAGGCGATTTAAGAGGTTTTTGAAGCTGTTCCAGAACTATTGTATTATAGACCGCTTTTGTGGCTCTGTAGAGAAGTTTTCAGCCATTGTGCGTGATGTTATTTCTTCTACCAATCTTTCCTCAAGCTATCTAGAACTAAGTTTCTTGTCATCAAATATAGATAAGGCTTTCTGTACTTCTTTACTCTACCAGAATGTTCTTACATAATAGTGAGCTAATTCGTGATTCATAGTTGTCGGATCAGCGTTTATAAGTGAGATATACAAAGTATGCTCTGCTTCTCTATACATTCCGCGCTTATCGCCAAGACTATTTACAAACTTAACAAGAATCTGTTTATCTATGTCTTTGCTATCAGTTGAATATTCTATAGAACCATCATCTTTTACTATCTATTTTAAACCATAATGCTAAGCTAAAACTTGCTACCGTTTTTGCATTATTTGATTTACTCTACTATTTATAAAATTAGCTCTATTGATATTTTTTCTTTTAAAGAAATGTATCAAAGGCTCACCAGGATTAATAGTAGTTTTCTAATCTTCTATTTGTAAAGAATTCTGTACAGCGGCATCGATAGCCTCACCTTCATCCCAAGACAAAGATTCTTTCATCTAATCTAATTTTGATTCAATACCAAATGTAGACATCATTATAGACTTCTAAGAATCTTTTTGTTGCTGTTTGTTGTAGAATTTTTCTACAAATTGAACTTCTGGTTCTCCGTTTTCGTCTGTATTTTCTACAGCCTAATTATACCAGTCTCCAAATTTTTCTGTAAACTACGGAGTAAATGTATAGGTTTTCATTCTTATAGCTTCATCTTCTCCGTATTTTTCCTTGAGCTAATCGAACAATTTAGAATGCTTACCTTCTTTAGTATCAGTAAGATTGTACCCATTATTCATACATAAAGCATAGTGGGCGGCTTTCTCACCGCCCAATATACCTGATAATTGTTTTAGCTCGTTCTAATATTTACTTCTTATTATACAAACCATAACTAATACATTTTATTAGCATCCTAATTCATCATCTAGCTATGCTAACGTTTTACCTTTAGTGTCCTTTTTATTTAATTGAGAATCTTTAAAGTTAAATAAATCTTCAAGTAATGATCCCTTCTCGTCACCTTCTCCATAGTTGTACATATCAGGAACGCTTGAACTCCATTCACGTACTCCTTGATCGTCAGATATTCTATAATATTCACTTTCTAAAGGAGGAAGAATCTTACCGTTCTCTGTACCAATTAGTATTCTATCAATATTTTCAACATCACTAACTCTTGATATAGTAGGCTTACCTTGTTCAATCTTAACTTTATTAATCTCTTGATCAAAAGCAGTAGGCTCTATATCTTTCCACGATTTTCCTGCAGCATCTCTGCTTTGTATACCAAATACATTATCTACTGAGCTTGGTGTTCCAAATTCTGTAATATTATATATTCCGTTTTTGTATCCCTTAGGATTTACTTTAACGTAAATTGGATAACGTATAGCTTCATATTCGCCATTACTATTTTGAATACGTTTTTCTCCAGTAGTATAATGCATATAGATAGTATAATCGTGTTGAGATTGCCCTTTCTTCATGTTATTTCTAGATACTTTTATAAATCTAGGAGGATGCTGGTAATCGATAGTTGATTGATATTTACCATTTCTTACAGCTAATCCGCATGCTATATTAGGAGCAGCATGATCAAATGGAGATAATATTCCAAACATATTAATAGCTTCTCCGGAGTTGTTTGTTAAAACCTTTTTCTAATAACCTTTATAAGTAGCATACATGCTAATCATATTTTCTGGCTTTGCATGAGGATTGTATGTTATCGTATTTTGACCAACCACTCCAATAAGCTAACTAGGACGATACTCTTTTACAAAATCATTATCGAACCAGTTGTTTAAAATTATATCATCAACCATATCTTGTATATAAACAGTAGATGGTACCCTTGTATTTAAATCCTTAAGTTTAGTTCTTACGAAATCAACGTACCCAGAACTAAGTCTCCAACTATTTGGAACATACTTAAAGAACTTAGAAAAACCAGACATATCTCCAGATGAATAGAATGAATACACAACTAAATCTCTAGCAAATTTTCTTACGGTTTCATCTGTGTCTTCAAGTAATCTTTCCCACGCTTCGTATACGTAGTTAGAATTCTTACTATCATCATCCATTGAATTAAAGAATTTTACAAACTTTGGTTTTTCATATGTACCTTCTCTTTCTCCAAATGTATTAAGTAACTCTATCTGATCATGTTCTATTTTATTAGGACCATCTTCAGTATTTAAAGTTGGAACAAGAACCTTTAAAAGCAGATTGTTTTTAAGGTAAGAATAATTTGGATCAGATTCAGCCTTAATCTAAAGATCAAGCAATCTATCATAAATTGTGTTGTCTCCAGAGAATAAGTCGTGAATATTTATATCGTTTTCATCACAATAATTGTTGAAGAACTCTGACTTAATACAAGATGTTATCTGTATCATAATCTTGTTAAGAAGGTCAGCTGGAACTGCTCCGTCTTTTCTATTTATAGCTTTAAGTATTTGAGGCAATATACCATCTTTCATTCTCTTGCCTTCTTTATTTCTGGTTCCAAACACAGCCATACAAGAAGAAAGAAGCTATTGCCCAACCACATCTCTATACAAATCTGTAGCATATTTTGTTTTCTGCCCTATATATGAACCATCTTTTAAAGCAGATAAACTTGTAGGTTCAAACTGCTAATATGTCTATCCTCCAGGATTATAAGTGTCATTATATCCCTTAAGATAAGCATCTTGCTCAGCTATATTTTTACCCTGTTTCTTTGTGTCTATCTTAGAATACTTAACAAGATTTGCTAATGCGTCACCAGGTTTTTCAAACCTCTTATTAGCTATAAATACCCATCTTGTAACATCCAATGGTGATAATTTTATTTCCTTGCCATCTCTAGACATCACTGTGAACATCTTCTTAGTTGACGTTGGGTCTATGTATCCCTTTTTGTTAGGATTCTAATTTATAGACATCTCTCTAATTATGGAATTTCTAACTTTGTTCTTAACATCAACTAAATGTTCATTACCTTCTACGTCAATATAACCTCGTACCCATTTACCGTCTTTCTGGAATTCTCCTAAAATCTACCTAATTATATAGTCTTGTTCTACAGCTGTAGGAATATCATCAAAACCTTTCTGTATTTCCTCCATTATACTAGGTATACAATTAGGATCGTTTTCGCCTTCTGGATCTTCTGAGAAATACTTCTTAAGAACATCGTTTTCGGCATCTCTACGTCTCTACCAAGGGGTCTTGCTATCATCAGCCATATACGTACTAACAGAATCGTTGTACGCAAAAGCTAAATCCTTCATGATGCCTTGAGTTGTAAAGTAGAATGTATCTTCTCCAAGACCAACTCTAAGAAGCAGGTTTACAAGATTGTATGTGTAAGGGTTTACATTTAATCTAGTGATATATGGGTCCTTAGCAATATCAACATGAGCATTAATCATAGCAGATAGCCAAGACAATATATTCTGCTGGTTTCTATCAAGAGTTCTACCAAGTCTATCAAGACCAAGATCTTTCATAATAGTACCTATCTTTTGCGTAAACTTAACATCATAAAGCATTGTAAGGATCTAGCTGTTATTATTCAACGCAAAAGGACCAATGCCAGTTTTACCTGTTAAGAACGTATCTTTAGTCTCTACCTGGTTTCTAGGTGTATAGAAGTCATATGGCATTACAACTTGTTCTTTATCAAGATTTTGCTCTATATCAGAAAGCACATTAAAACCTAAATATGATGCGCCTTTGGCTTTAACAAGAGATGTGTCATTATCAATAGATCTATGAAGTATGTTACATGTTCTAGAATCCTTATCGTCTTCGCTTTTCCAATCAAGTAATAATGACATGTATCCATCCATGAGCTTTGCTTGCAAATCCTACTCAGATCCTTCTTTGAAATCAAAATTAACTTTTCTTTTATTATGGTCATCCTTATCCTTATAAGAATTGTAAGGTTTACAACTTAAGAAAAGTTTATCAATATCGAAGTCGGAACCAGTTATCTTTGTAAACTCCTCTGGAAGTACAACGGTATCTCTAACAACTGGTAATACATCAACGCACCTTAAAGCGTGTATAGATGACTGAGCCTGGGTAGGAATACGGTAACCAATAATGTTAGCACTAGCTCCATCTTTATGAACTTTATTACCATCTTTGTCAGTATAGTCAAAAGCAGAGCCAATAACCTTATTATCAATAAGCCATTTTCTAGCTTCCGTAAAGGACATATTTCTAAACTTTTTGGTCTCTTTATCAAATACCTATAGCTTGCACTTCTTGCCAGCAGGTCTAAAATACATAACCTCTTCGCCATTTTTATCCTCATAGTATTCAACAAAATAATCTAATGACAACATACAGTCCATAGAGCCTTCTTCGTTAATCATCTAAAGACGGTTACCATGATTGAGAGTGCCATTAAATATACCAGGAACCTGATTATCTAATAGCTTAGTAGGCATTCCTTCCATACCCCAAACTGACCTCTGAATAAATGGAGCGCCAGGTGTAGCTATATCTATAACTCGTTTATTAATACTAGATGTAAGAATACTTTCTATCCAGTTTGAGTTCGATGTAGCAGCCAAAGGTATTTCCATCTACTCTGTGCCCTTTATAGGATTACCTTCATCATCGTAGTTTGTGTACACTATATTAAGAGCTCCAACTGAGTTGTTATCCGCATCTCTATCAGTAAGCTATTTTCTCAAATATTTAGCAAATCTTTCCTCATTAAGCTTTATGTTGCCATCATCGTCTTTGTCAAAGAACTCTTTCTGAAGCGAATCATATCCAAGTTTAGACAAATCATTTATTGCGGACATAATATCATTTCTTAACTATAATCCCGTCTTAGTGGTAAATGAGCCGTCATTATTTTTGACTGTATACGTTCTTCCTAACACAATATTGCTAAGAGCAATCTTAGTCATCTGGGTACCCATGTTCTAGAGATCTTTATCTCCTGGATCTGTATTAAGCTGTTTTCTTAAGAATTGGTACTTCTACTTATAAGTGTTAAACTTGATATTATCACTTGCAAAGTCTATTTTATTCTCAGTTTCCTTACCACCAAGGCTACCTTGACTACCAACCTTTACAGCTGAATTTATCATAAGCATATCTATGTTCTACGCCTTCATCTTCTGATAAATATCTGCCATTCTACCAGTAGCAATACAGTCGAATATTGGGAAAAGAGCCATTTTGTTATAATAAGGTACAAGTCTTGTTATTGTCTAAGGTTTAGTTTTAGACTTAACATCTTGTCTTCTTAATCCAAAAGCTGTATACTTATAACATCCAATAACAGACGTGAATACCTTCTGGTAATTTTCTGCTATAGACAACATTTCTTTTGGAGTTAAATGCTCCTTGGTTGATGACTTAAGAATCTTGAACGCTCTCTCTATGTCCTTACTCCACTTTCCATTCATACGAAGCAGATTCTCACACATGTTAGCAGTAATATATGCTCCACCATCGGCAACATCAATACCATTTTCGTAAGACTTAGTCTCTGCAGCAATTTTTGTTTCAACAATGTCTTTTATATCTTCTGGTATATGTTGTTTAACTTCGTCTAATGTCATGGCGTCTATCTAATCTGGAGTAAACTGAACCTATCCATCTTGAGCGAGGTTTATAAGAGCAGATTTGTATTCTCCTTCAGTCATAAGCTGCTTAAGTTTATTATATTGAGGAGAACTTACTAACTCATTAGCTACTTCGGCACATGTGTATTCACCGTCCTTTGAATTAATGAAATCCAATACATTGTTATCACCAGTAGATATAAGACCACCAAATCGCTTGAACTCATCAACCTATCTATCTACGAGAGACGCACCAGAAAACTACCATTTATAATAAGCTGGGTTACCACTAAAGATTCTTTCTACCTCCTGTAAAGACATAATAGACTTAGCTGTTATATCGGCAGCAAGGCACCAAATTGCATCGCTGTTACCAGTGATAGCGTTGTTTTGTCTTCCTGTCTTTATTGCGCTCTTGATATTACCAATTGTAATTGTGTCTAGACCTTTGTTGATATATTGACCTAATTTATTTTGAGATACAAGATGAAGCTTCTTCATGTATTCTATCTCTTTCTAAGTCTGTCTTGCTAGAAGCTCATTTATCATATCTCTTTGCTGATCTCTAGAAACCTTTGTCGGGTCAAAGAATGTTTCCTCGGCTATTTTGAGAGATTTCTCATATCCAGCTTCTTTATCTACAAAAGATATAAAATTACCATCTTTATCATAGACGCCAGTAAGACTAGAAAAGTATTTGCCCTAATCTTTGTTGTCAAAGTTTGCTATAACTTCTTCTGGCTTTAAGTCCATATCTATAGCTTCTTTAATAGACTTATACTCACACATAGCGTATTCTCTAAACTGATCAATAACATTATCAGGGAACCTTATACTAATTTGTTCTTTACCATCTACCATTGTAGCAGATATTATTGGAAGGTTCTTTTTTGCAGCACCTTCTTTATAATTAATACCAGGCAATTTAATACCATCTAAGAATACCCACGTCTTCTTATCAGACATTGTAGGGAATACTATGTAACCCTTCTAAAGAATGGTCATTTTAGCAATATAGTCTTCACGCTTTGTTATCTTAAAATAATCTCTACCTCTATCTTGCCCTTGATTAGTTTTGAATCCAATAAGTGTTCTAACACTAATATTAGGATGGTCTTTTTGAACCATCTATTTTGCGATAATACTTCCAATTCCTACCTTCTAATCTGAAGTGGACTCATCACTTTCTATATAATTGTAAGAGTACTCGATAAGGTTTCTTACACTCTAGTCCATTATATATCCATCTTTTGACGAACCTTCGTGATATTGCACACCATTAAGGTTATCTACCATATCAGAGATGTAATTGTTATCAGATATTTGGTAGTATTTGTTGTTATTTATAGCTAATACAGATAACTCTTCTTGAGAGTGCTCATAATTATACTTCCATCTAGATAATTCTTTTGTCAGAGTAACGTTATCCCAAATTCTATCTATGTACTACTGGTTAATATTTAGCGTAACTCTACCAGATACTGGCTTTGTTAAGCTATCGAGTGTAGAATAAAAACTTTCGAATAATCCTGCTTTCTTCTTCTCTCCGTCTTTACTATCAATCCATTCCACAGAACTTTCGAACAATTCTTTCATTGCATTAGCGTCAGACGATCCATACTTCTATTCGAGCATATAGTCTAATTCACTTAAAGTAAAGTTTATGCCAAGCTTTTGTAATTGATTACAGAAGTCCTGTTTAATAGCAACAAAATCTCCTTCGTTACGACAATCTACGATAAGATCAGTTGGATCATTAGAATCTTTCCTTCTCCATATGTTCTTTATTGTAAAAGGTCTATGATCAGGGTCTTCAAGATGTTCAAGTAAACCATAAACTCTAACAGATTTACCATTTATAGCAACTTGCCCTCTTTCGCCCATTGGCGCAGTAAAGAAGTTCTTTATATCATACAACTCTCTAGCGTTATGTCCATCTTTTAAAACAGTCTCACCCTTATCATTCTTATGCAGAATTGACATGCCTCCACCATTTGAGAACATTTGCGACCATTTTTGTTTATGATATATAGAAGAATAATCACTATCAGAGCTCTGTATACTCAACGAATACTTTCCACTCTAAGGGTTTCGGTTAGCCTTACAGATCATAAATGTATTTTTATTTGACTTTATGATCATCTTTATCTAAGTAAGAAGAGCTTCTTTATCAGGATCAGTTTTAGCTTGTTCGATAAGAACATCAAGTCTCTTTTTGAACTGTTTAAACATAGGATTATCATTAGCCCTAGATGATATTTTTTCATACAAATCTTGTATTGTGGAAATATCGTGAAGCTAATTCATTACTCTATTAAAAGCAATTCCTGCATCCATAAATTTAGGCATACCTAAACTATTCTTTTCTGCAACAAGGACTCTTTGGAAGGTTACGTGATTGTTTTCGTCAACCTTAAATCTTGTATCCCATCTGAAATTACTAAATGTAGAGAAGAAGAACTTGACTCTCTATGACGCCTTACTGAATCTAGAGAATTCGTAAGATGCTTTAGTGTGCTCTCCGATATTACCATTATCTGCATCTGGATCATCTTCTACGTTAACAACATTGTCTTCTTCGGCTATCTTTGTAGCATTTGCAGCTATAGACGAGAGTTTCGCTGCAACATCGTCCATTACAACATTGTTATACACGTCTTCTTGTAGCAACTCTTTCATTGCCAGGAATCCAACTGCTTTTTGTTTATATTTAGATTCTCCTAATTTGGATTCAAGCTACTCTACTGTAACCTACGGTGCTGCTATTGCATTATACAACGCCTATGCTTGTTTCTTTCTTTTCTCATCAGATATAGCGTCACCTGTTATATAGCCAAGATCAACTCTTATATTTTGTATATCAGATCCTCCCCAATCAAAATTCTGATTATTAAGTACTGCGTATACAAGGGTATCTATAAGCTCGTCATACATCTGCTGGTTTAGAACGTATTTAAACGATCTACCACCACGCTTAAACAAAGAGCTCTATGCGTTTTTAAACTTGAATACTTTTTTAAACTCTTCCTTTCGTTTGTTACTTGCTTTTACATATCTAAATATACCAGAGTTTGCTATCATATAAGCAGTGTATAACTTCCATCCCATATTCATATTTCTTACTTGCTGAATATAGTCTTTAATATTATTGTACATTTTTACAAGATTTAAGCTCCAGTGTAATCTAGGCTTATTTAACATGAAGATTCTAAATCCTTCAGCCAATTCTTCACTAACCTGCTTGTCTGTAAATATTGTATTAGAATGTCTTTTTCTAAATTCTTTATACAACTTATCATGTAATCTCTTTGAAATTAATATCTCAGCCATTCTGTGGAATGCTTCATGATATTCTGTACCCTCATCTGCAAATTTAGATAATATGATAGAGTCTGCATAACATCTTCCAACTACTCCAACTCCACCTCTAAGCATGGCTACGAAATCATCTTCTCCTTTACTATTCTTTGCAAAGTCTAAACGAACACTTCCTAACAGTCTGTGGATTTCTCTAACAGCTCTCTCGGTATCATATTCAAAATTTCTATGACTTTGAGTTCTATCGTTCCATGCTGCGTAGTCTACTTCCTAATTATCATTATTAAAGAAACTATCCAAATTATCGCCATTATCTTCGCTTTTATCTACAGAGCCTTCTATTTCTTCACTCTCATCAATAGGCGTTTCATCTTCGGCTGACTCCTTTTCAATTTTTTCAACTTTTACTCCATCAAAACTTATTTTGGAAGACTCAAATCCATTAAAATCTGTAGTAAGTATATTATTCTTTATATACCAAGCTATACCACCAAGACCTTGTTGGTCATTAGTCTGTTTAGGGTTTTTGAAATCACTAGCTTCGAATTTTATTGAATCACCAAACTGTAATACTTCATTAGGATTGTCATCAAAGAATTCCTTAAGCTTATACAATTCATCATTTTCTGCAAGATTTTGTTGAGAAAAGTTTGCTCTAGCTGCAATTTTATACTTTTGTATATCTTTATTAAATTGCTTTATTTGTTCATCATCAGAAAAGTCGTATGAATAATAATGCTGCTTTAGTTGCTTCAATCCTGTTTTTGGATCCTTTTCTTTTATAGATATCATAACCTTGGCAGGATTATCCTTATCAATATATACAGACATAAGGTTCTTGCCATGATTTGGTAAGTTTTCACCAAATGGGAAGAATAAACTAAGAATTTGACCGTATGTCAAACCAGTGTTTTTATCATCCTTATAATAGTAGTCTACCTACTTTACTTTCTCGTGAGTTATCTATTTTAGTATATTTGTAATAAGATCTGCATCATTCTATGATATTTGCTTTGTTCTCATTATTATAGGAACAGGATCTCTTTCTTCAAAGCCACTCAATTCATCGTATTGTGGTCTATATAATACAACAAAGTCTCCCTGATGTAATGCTTGGTTAATAGGATAAGATTGTATACTTCTTGTAAGATCGCCATACGTATTAGGAGCGAATACTGTAAGTATAGAGCCTTCTGATGTAGAATTTTTCTTAACTATACCAATAGTATTCTACTTACCATCGAACTTTATCTTATATAAATCTGTTCCCAATGTCTTAGATATCTCTGTATCAAGAATATTCTTTTGCTGCTGAGATCTAAGCGTTTTTGTTTTACCATTCGTTCTATTTACTCGTTCCGGAACGAGTCGCCACCCTTTCTATAATCTATTCTAAAGCTCAGTAATTTGATCGTACAATGTTTTTGCCAAACGTTTGCCATCTATTGAATACGAAGAAACCCATACTCGCATATCCTTAAATGACTTCTTACCAGCCTTTCCATTATACTCTATATCCACAAATACAGTTTTCTTTTTCTCGCCAAGCTTATCAGTATACTCACCTATCTTATATGTAAATGTAGAATTTGTAACAAAATCAGATTCTGTAGAAAGTTTAACAAGATCTTCATCTTCATCTATCTGTTTTTGATCAAGGTTGTTAAACGGATTCATCTTGGCTTTGTTATATTTCTTTACAACGTTATGTTCATCTCTAGTGATTCTAAAATCGTTCTCTATTGTCTGTACAGTCTAAAATATTTCATTCTATTTTTCAATATCTTCTGGAAGTATGGACGAATCTCCCAACTGTACAGCAATCTCATAAAATTCCGAAACAAGCTTAGAAAGCTCAGCTTGTTTATCTGGGGTTAAATCTTGTGGAGTATCGTTGGAGTCGTATGAAACTATGTCTGATATGGCTTCTAAAGTTCTATCTATATCAGCATATATCTTTTGCTTTACATCATAATCATCTGGATTAATTTTTCGTTCTTCAGCCTTTCTTTTCTACTCTGCTTTTGCAGCCTCTTCAGCTTTTACAGCTTCCTGTCTTTCGTATTCTTTAGCATCTTCCAGAATTTGCTTCATTTCATTTATAGCATTCATCATCTAAGATGTATGAGACTATAATTTAGTAAGCATTTCCTGCGTATTATCAAATTCGGTAATAACATCTGGAGCATCATTGAATATTCTCTCTAAGTCTTCTCTATAAGACTATGGCAAGTTATCAATAGCATCTAATTCGGTAACAATCTTTTTGTACGTAGACAACATTAAATCTCTAGTGTCATTGTAAGCCTACTTAAATTCATCTATATTTATCTCTTTTGTAAATCTATTTTCTACATCATCACTGAAGTCTATTTGTATAGATTTACTCTTAGGCTCATTAGTGACTTTATTTAAAATAAAACTATCTCCATCTTTCTTCCACTTAACGCTAAATGGTAGTAGCTCTACAGATTTTATGTTAAACTCAAGAGAGTTGTCCTACATCATAAGTTTATACATAGTCTACTACTCTGAATAAAAACCAATCCAACTTGTTCTATATCCTGGATCAATTTTTTCAAGATCAGTTTTGCCTCCACTTTTGCGAGTAAACGATTTCTTAGACGTTTTGAAATCTATTATATGAATACCGCCGTCTTGATCGACTGCTATCATATCAGTCTCTCCAGCAATATTAACACGTTTGCCAGTTTTTGAATCAAATCTAGATGTGTGCCAAGTATATGGCTGAGTATACAAAGTCCATCCTAAAGAATTATAATATTCCTGTATTGATTTTAGCTAAGATATTATAGAGTTGAACGTATCACCGTTCATAAACTCTCTTATGCTACTAACCTCTCCATCAAATATCTGTAAGTTTGTACCATATGACAACGGATATCCGGCAAAGAAAGATCTACATATAAAGTCAATAAGATTTCCTACGTCACCAGGTGTACCGATTCCTTTATTAACCAATTCGTGAGCAATACCGAATTTTACTTCATCGTCAAAGTAATCTTTAAATTCACCCTGTTTCAGATAATCTATATAACCCTGTATATTCTTTGTCTCATCTACACTGTTAACATATTCTGTAAGCTATTCTAGCGTAGTAATCTTGTTAAGATTTTCAATAAAATCTTGTATCTATTTATTTCTAGAAATAAGATTAGCGTTAGTATCAGACTCCCTGCTATCAAGTGTACTATGAACACGTCTAGCAAGCTTTAGCTTGCCATCTTCATCAATTATAAAGTAGTGAGAACTTGTAGTCAAATTTCTCTTTACATGTTTGTCACACCATACTTTATAGCTATTCAGTCTACCGCCAACCTACTTACTTGCTTCAGACTATTCAAATTTTGGCTAAGGTTTAGGAGACTCTGGCTCTGGAGTCTATGGCTCTGTAGCTTCTGGCTAAGGTTGACTTACATCGTTTTTAGGCTACTCTTGGTTGTTATCCGTATCATCTTTAGGCTACTGTTCTGTATTGCCCTCTTTATCCTAAACTGGTGATGGTGTAGGTGTTTCTTCTGTAATAGGTGCAGCTGGTTCTTCTGCATTAGCGTCATTTTGATTTTGCTTCTCGTCATTAATTCCGAGCTCTTCTTCAAGTCCGGCTCTCGCAGCAGCTAAAGCATCTATCTGCTCGTTTCTTTCAGCTTCTTCGGCCTCTTCTGTATCGTCTATTAGCCTTCTCTAAAAGTCTAACTCAATTTCATCTTGAAGCTTTCTGTCATCTTCTATTGACCTATCAACATCTTCGATCTAATCTTTTCTAGACTCATAAAATTTATTAGTCTTATCTAAGATGTCTTTAAACTTTCCAAGACTATCATATTCAAACAAATCTGGTGACTCTTGCTACTTTTGCCAAAAATGCTTCTTTCTTTTATTTTCTTCATATTCCTATATTTGTTTTTTAAGAGTATCCTCATCTTTAAGATGTGATGTACCAAGAAGATTGTCCAACATTTTATCATAGTTTACCTAGTCTACGGTAAACAATGCCATCTGTCTAAATTTATCTTTAAGATCATTGTACTCCTGGTCTGTAAACCCTGTGTGATTCTTGTTGTCAGAAAATGATTCGTTGTATTCATCTATTACGCTTTGGTTTTCTCCAGCTTCTTTTTCAGCCTAATCTTCAACTTCTCCAATTAATTCTCCGATAACAGCTTTTACAAACCCAATATCGTTTCTATTGTTAAAATCCTTTTCAGACCTTTCTATATCGTTATAAAGCTGCGTAAGAGCCTGCTTCTTTGCTTTAAGGAGATCTCTGCGAGCTTGTATTTTATCATCCTCTTGATCCTGCTATCTACGACGCGACTCTGTTACAAGATTACGATTCTACGCGAGATCTACACCCATCTATTGATCCATGCTGCCATCATATGTAAAGTCGCTAGAATCAAACTAAGACATAATGACACGCATTTCTCTCTGCTGCATCAAATCGTTTATAGCGTTTACCAATGGATCTATATTCTCTTTTTTATTGTCTTCAGAGAGCTGGTCATACATTGCAACACGGGAAACAAATTTTGCAAATTTATCATTTTGCTTCTTATTTCTCCAACTGTCCTATGTTTCGATTCCTTGCTTCTTAGCAGCGTCTTGTATTAGTCTAGAGTTAGCTAATCTAGACACACGTGAATAATACTTCTTTGCATCCTAAATTAATTCTGGGTCCAAGAATTGCTTAGCTTGCTAAATCTGCTATGCAAGCTACATGCCGTCTTCTGACTGCTGCTGTGCTTGAGACATATTAGAATACTTAGTCTGCAGTTGATCTAATTTTTTAGACTACTCATTAGAGTATTCTATCATCTTATCAAATGCCTCTAATGCTTCAGCTGATCTATTTGGACCTCTCAATGCACGCTTAGCATATTGAAAACCTGTTCTATACAGATCTCTTGTACCAATTTTATCAAGATAAAGGTTTCTGGCTATTACATTATTGGCAGTAACCTGTCTAGATGTTCTATATGCTGATCCAAATATATTTGTAGCCACATCATGACCGCCACCGCCAAGTATTACAGAGTTTATATTTTGCATTAATTCCCTGTCTCCAAGTAAATCCAAATTCATATAACTACCAATAGTGGCGTAAGAAGCCTTTGAGCCTACAAGGAAGTCGTTCATCAACCTATCAACAAATCCTCTGTATTCCGGATAGTTTTGATAATACCCATTAACAAACTGCTCAGAATGTAACTACTGTTTACCCTCTTCTACACGTTCAGAAAAATCTCTTAAAGCCAATCTGCCAATTAACTCTTTTGAATTTTGCTTTATTGCATCTGCGTTTATTTTGCCTGTCATCTTTAGAATCGATGGAGGTAACGCCTAGCCGAATGTTGTAGCTTTTTCTGCCAACTAGCCTAATTTGTTTGCCATATACGCCCTGCCTCCAGTTGCTCCAAACAAACCTCCAAGCAAAGCTCCTGTAGCAACTCCTATCGTTGCTCCAAGCTGGCTATCATCGTCGTCAAATTGTGATCCAATTACACCACCAGCAATCATCCCCGGAGCAAGATTTTTACCAATAAATTTTCCAGCAGAATATAAACCTGTTTTTGCTGCTGCTGATCCAACAACTCCACCTACAGGTCCTGCTGCGGCCATACCAACTTCGAAACCCTTTTTAGCTCCAACTGTATTTAATTTAGATATGTCTAAGGCGTGTTTTATTGCATTATAATTATCGCTACCAATAGCGCTTCTCAATCCAGCTTTAAATTTGGAAGACATCTTTGTAAATTTGCCAAGATTTGCTATCTTGCCAAAAGGAATAGCATTTACAGCTATACCTACATATGTATCTCCGGCTGTAGCCATCATATCATCATAGAAATCGCTATTTATACCTCTGGCAGATTCATAAGAAACTGATACTAAATCCTTATCTTTTAACTTCCATTGTCCGGATACAAGAAGATCCTATAACTCCTCCTTTTCTTTTCCTGGTGTTAATTTTATTCCATTAGCTTTTGCGAATTCAGCTCCTTCCTTCATAAACTTGCCAGAAAGGCCTTTATTGTTAAGATTCTTCTCTAACAAAGCTTTGTAATCACCAACAATCTGTCCAGAGTTTTCATCGTAGCCCTATGACATATCAATAGCTCCTGCTAACAGTGCTGTTCCTGCAGATATTGCCAAATTACCAGTAGCAGCTCCAGCGAATCCAAGAATTAATGAAGGTACAGTTTTTTCGTAAGAAGACATTGATGAACCAAGGACTCCCCATGTTCCGTATTTTAATTTATGTAAATTAAATATTCCTTCATCCTAAGACTTTTGATCTTCATATTTATATCTGTCAGATATACCCTTTTCGTACTTTTTTACATCAGCATTATTTTCTTTGTATCCTTTTTGCCAATAAGCCTATCTTTTTGCTATAGAATTTTTAAATTTTCTAATCATCTGCAGTTTTTGCTAAGGAGTTGTATTAGGATTACCTATTCCTTCTAGATAAAATCTAGTTCCTTCTACATCATCGGTGATCCATGTACTTTTCTCTCCCATTCCAATAGCTCTTTCTGCTGACTATATAGCTCTGTCTATAGGATGGAATATTTGTTTATCAAAACCCTGGGCTATCCTACCAGAATTAGTAGGCTCATATGACTGCAATATTTTATAATTGTTGTACAACTTTTCATTCTGCTTTCTAAGCCCATTGTATTCATCAAATATCTATTGAAGTTTATTTGGATTTATACTTCCGTTCAATGATATAAGTCCATGTTTTCTCAAATACGGAAGTAGAGCTTCTTTGTTCTACCCCTTCTGATACAAATCTGCAGCGTCCATAATATTAGAATATTCATTTATTTTACTCTAATTATTAAGGTACTGCTCAGCATCATTTGCGTAAGAAAGCATTTCGTTTGTTCTAAGTATATTACCAGCAAAGTAATCCCTTTCTGCCATATTTCTATTCTACTGGAATGTATTATATGCGCTTTGGAAATAATTTACATCCCCCATACTTTGAACAAACTTATCTTCTAGTTGTCCTTGTTCCTTTAATCTTTGGTTAGACCATTCTGAAAAAGACTGTCTTTTCTCGAATGATCCATCTGGTAAATAAGTGCTTACAGCATCATGTTTTGGATCGTATATCTATACTTGCCCATACATTTGACTGTCATTATTTACCATTAATGACTTTACATATCTTGGGTCTGTAAGTTTTGCGTACTCTGATTCTGGATTCTTTTTGAGGACTTTATCAAGCTTGTAGTTTTTAATTACATTCTAATCAGGAGTCACCCATTTCGTATCCGTCGCATTTTCTGAACGCTTCTTACTATCCTAATATCTTTTTACTGGATTAGCAGACTCTTCATTAATAGTCAAAGCTCCCCAACCTTCAGGAACGAGTAATGGCTGTGGTCTTTGGCGTGTCTATCTAATCTATTTTCTTTCTTTACTAATGTCCTGTTTTGTAGTGTATACAGGAGTTATTTCTGTACTATAGCTTTTTACAATATCTTGTAACTATTTCTAGAATTCTTCGTCAGAAGAAACTTTAGGATTATTTACAAACTATTGATAAGCCCTCTATTTTCTATTCATGTTAAATAGTATTAATAATCAAAATCAGATGGATCTTCAACTGTTGTATTAGTAGTTTTGTATCCGTTCTTTTTTGCTATAAAGTGGTCAGCTGATATACCTAACTCATCAACTGATAAATCTGTTCCAGAAACTGGTACATATGATCTAATAGGTGTTCTATTTAAATCCTTATAATTGCTTCCCTTTCCAGTTCCGATATAAACATCGACAGCGTCATAAGTATGAAGTTTTCCGTCTTTACCAACTACGCTAACTGTTTCACCATTTACTGTTGGACGCATTACAACAGAGTAATTAGGATCACCAATAAAGTCTTCTATTCTCGAAGGATTTTTTACATTATTTGGCCTTTGGAATCTATCTCCACCATTAAGCTTTATTATTCGACCATTTTTATCAACAATATTTGTACCTTTGTGTTTCCATGCAGTTCTTCTTCCACTCATAGAACTATAAATATCTTGGGCACTATATAATGTTGTAGAGCCATTTACGGTATAATTAATCTTCTTAGATTTTGAACCAGGTACACCAGTTAATCCGTGTCTTGTTCCAAATACTGCGGGGTCATCTCCGGTTCTAGACAAATGCCTTATTACGGTTGTTGCCGTAACTGGACCTGTTACACTTTTCGATAATGCGCTCTATCTTAATCTTATTAAATCTTTAAGCTGCTACTCTGTCATACTCTAAACCTTTGCTGGATCCAAATTAGAATTAAGATTTCCAGAACTATCTCTTAACCCTGCTGCTGTTTCAGCATTTTTTACTTTCTTTGTATAAGAGTAGCTGTATCCTCCATCTGCCCCACCATTTTTAGAAGCACCATTCTTATTTGCGCTTCTGATTGCAGCGGCGTTAAGCTAATTCTTCCTATTAAGCTCATTTTCTCTATGCTGAAATGCTCTCTATTTAGCAGCCTCGTTAGCCTAGAATTGCTGATCATTAAGGTGAACTTTTACCTGATCGGCTCGCCTATCTACCTGAGTATATTCTCTATTACGATTAATAATATCAGCTTTAAGAGCATCTATATCACCTCCATACATGTTGAGGTAGTATCTACCAAGATCAGATTTTGTCATATCCTTTATATTTGCATCAAGAATCTGCTACATCTTCTTAGGTGATTTTGAATACACCTGATATAATCCTCCAGCTTGTTTTGTTAACTCTGGATCGTATTCCAGCTGCATGTTGTCAAACAGGTTGCTTGTCCAGTCCTTGAGACTAGAATACTTAGACGGAGCCTCTCTAGTCCACATACCATCTGTAGATGGATCCCATGTTTCAAGAGTCTTACCACCAAGCGCAAACTTCTCAAAGTCTGGATCATATGTACCATTACGCATAGCTTCTGCTCTATACTTCTAATAAGTCTTCATAGATTCATTCTAAGCTTTAAGGTTAGCTATTTCGGCGTATGGCCTCTCTCTAATAATCTTAGCTATATATGCCCTTCCTTCTGCTGATCTAAGAGGATCTATCCCATTCTAATAGAGATAATCCAACCCCTTATTAACAGCTCCCCTTGTAATATCGTAAAACTCTTTATTTACATTAGCATTAGGCCCATACAACTCACCGAATTCCTTAGCGAACTCTTTTTGGTCCTATACTGCCTAATTGTATTGTTCTCTTGCAGCACTGATGTACTATGACATCATATTGCTATCCAGTAGGTCGATTATAGGTACAGCTACTGGTTCGTCATACATTCCTATCATACTTTTATTGTTTAATAGATGGAACTTTAAAATTATTATTGTATAACAAAAGTCCCCTAATCATCTAATTCTGATTAATTGGGAACCCATATTCCTTAATGGTATTTTTATTAGACGGTGTAGACGTTCTAGTATATCCAAGCGGTTCGCCATTGTCTACAAAAATATCCCCATCAAGATATTTATTATAATTAGATCTTAGCTTACCCATAGGTATACCCATTCTTTTCTGATATTCTTGCATGTACCTACTAGTATTTGGCAGCGTAGGTATTAACTATGGTATCAAGTTAGATAGATAATAATTCGGTCTCGGTCCTGTAGAACTCGTTGCATCAAAATATCTATACTAAGACGATTTCGGAATACCATTTTTACCTGTAATAATTTTATTCCATTTTTTCTACGCGTCAAAATATTTTGCCCAATCTATAGTATCCAAATAATTTGTGTGCTAATATTGTAAATCTGGTAACGGTAAATTTCCGATGTTATACATTGCTTTGTCTTGCCAATTCTTCTATGGCTAAATATTTCGTTGGTACATATTCATTTCGTATGGCTATCCAGTTGGTCTTGTATACAAATTATTTGTACTACCAGCATTACCGGTTGCACTTTTTGAGCCATCTGCTCCTATACCGTATATAGTTTTTAATGCCTCTTTCTTGTTGTCTACATCCTACTGATATATATCAAGTATATCTCCATACTGCTTGTTTTTAATGCGCTGTGATAACCATTTCTGACCAATAAGACCGAGATTAGCCAAGTGTGTTTCGATACCCTTAGTCTTAGCACCGTGTGCTCTATTGTAAGCCTCCCATCCATATTGGTTAGACTGCTGCAATCTCTGCGCATCGCTATCACCGAGTCTAGCAGCCATCTCAGCATAAGCATTTCTGTATGCAGCATTCTTTTCCTGCACATTCATGAGTGCGTCTGCAACATTTCTCTAATTACCTAAAGCCAAAGCTACTCTATTAGCCTATCTCTGACCACCTGTATAACCTCCAGAATTAGCAAGCTAATAAGCAGCCTATCTATCTTGTGCATATAATTTTTCAAGAATAGGATTGGCTGATACTCTATTACCAGCCATTGTCTGCAAGGCTATCGGTGCATATCTATTAGCTGCGTATATATTTGGCATTACAGGGTTTTCTCTACGCCAATGATTAAGCATCTATGTTTCAAGCAGTGCAGGAAATGCGTATCCTGCATCAAGCATAAGGTTCGACACCTTTCCCTTGCCTGATTTTGACCAACTAGAAATTGTCTGCCTTGTTTTATCCCATAAGCTTTTACCATTATCAAACCTATCTTTTCCACAATTATGTTTAATCTAGGCAGCGTAGTCTTCGATCTGATGCTATCTTTCTTGTCTATCTGTAATATTTTTCATAGCCTACAAAATAGGAGCTTTAGCGCGATCAAGTTGATTCTTCTAAAGTTCCATCGTCTATTTTGATAAAGAGCTAAGTTCAGATTTCTTTCCAGCTCTTTTCTAAATATTGTTATACATCTAAAGTTTTGCAGTTAATGGGGCTACTTGGTCAGAAAACTTCATGCCATTACTCCAGTCTACATCATTACCAGCTATAACATTATTATCGTTTATACTAACAGAGCTAGGCTAATTATCAACCCCAACCTTTCCTTTGGTTACAAGAGTTCCTGTGCCATTAGTATAATCTATAATGGACTCCCCTTTGCCAACTAAACTATTTACAGGACCACTCTAATACCCATTAGGTGTCCATACTTTATTTCCTTTTAACATATCTTGGTTTTATTAAATCTTTTCCTCGGTTGGCGTATAATACATCATCATACGTGTTACCATTATTTAAATAATATTGCTATGTAAGACCTTCTGTTGCAGCTGATGATTGATTAACCTAATTAATTAAGTTTGCATTCTACTATGCATTAAATATCTTTCTACGCTGTCTTTCCCTAGCTTTCTTGCCTCCAAACAAACCTCCAAACAATCCTACTATAGCTCCTGCAGCACCTCCGATAAGCGAGCCTACACCTGGTACTATAGCTGTACCTATTGCAGCTCCTGCAGCAGCTCCAGAGCCAGTCATAGCCAATGTATTAGTTGCGTTAGAAGCAGATATATCAGCCATAGCCTATCTCTTATTAATATCATTCTAAGCCTAGTAGTTTACTCCAAACGCCTAGTCCGTTCTCTATCCGGACATACCGAACAATCCACTCTAATCTTTTACTGCTGCCTACTGCTAATTGAATCCGCTTATTATTCCAAGAGTTCCATTAACGGCTCCTGTTACAGTACCTGCATTAACGTTGCTAAGTGCGCCTCCTGCTGCCTAAATTCCGCCTTTTGGATTCCATTTTGAAAATGGTTTTTGTCCAATATTAAATGACGCGCTAGAACTTCCTGCTCCAGCTATAGCTGATCCAGTAGGAGCGTTACCGCCAATCATGCTTGTAAGATCATTCGGATCTGTGCCACCATTGAATTTTGGCATATTATTTATCTTCTTTCTCTATTTTAGCTCCATGACTATCTATATTTTGTTATTATATATTGTATTGCCATAGCTGGATTTGGTTTAACATCTTCTATACTGCAAATCATGACCTTGCCTCTAGCTCTATTGCCAAATAATCCATCAGCCCTAGGTATGGCAAATCTATGATTATTTTCTCTAAGTGTTATCTACTCTTCTAGGTTGGATTCTATTTTCTAAGATTCAGTCTACCATACGTATTTATGATTCTTTGAGAAGTAATCATTATCGTCGCGTATTGTATCATGCAACTATAGATTTTCGTATGTAACAATCTCTTGATTATCAAATACCTTCGTAATAAGTGGCTACTGTGCAACGACATATTTAACATAACTTGAAAGCAGCTGCTGAGTTGTTGATTTAGGTAATTCATCAAGGTAGTCATACTAATATATACATACAGTATCATTCTTCTTTACAAGATACTCTCCATTAAAGAACTATATAGCTCCATCGAATGGTATTGTTAATGTTGATGTAAACTTGCCAAGCATTTCATTGTACACGATTTGCATATCATCGTTCAAAACATTGAATACAACTTCATTATATCTATTATTGTAGAACACTTTAAAGTTGTCATCCTTTTTATACTTGTTCAATATATTCTATACTTTACCCTGTTTTGAAAGCTATGTTACACTCTGTCCATCAAATAAACAAATTACATTATTATGACTATCAAACCAATACATACCGCCTGTAGTACATACCGCACAGAATTGCTGTTTATGCATTCCGTAAGTATTACTATAGTAGTCATATCTATCAAGTACACCTCCAGTTCCAAGTACTATATTTTGCCCAGAATTATCTGTAGCAACACTACGATCATTTACACTAAGCACACCAAATGATTGCTCCTGGAAAAATGTGAGAACGTTCTTAAATGTACATACATCGGTTATAGGACCATACTCCTAATCAACATCTATAAAGTTAGAACTTCTAAATTTACACCAACTATCTATAATTTCATCATTCTGTTTTAAATCAGAATAATATACTCTTGTATCTATTGTTTTATTATAATCTTGTGGATTAAGATCATCGTACGCAGCAAGTGGTATACTTGTATTCTATACGCTGTATACGGAATTGTAAACGTATTCTGGCTCCTTTTGTACATAAGCTTCTGTTATCTCGCATGGTTCAGCCTGTATAAAAGATGCGTAATTATCTCTTGCGTTAGAACTAAATGTCCATCCATGTTGAAATTTACACCATATATTTGACTCAGTTGGTATAGAGTATGTTATCATATGAGTATTAGGGAAACCCAAATTCTTGTCTCCCTTATATGCTCCGTACACTTTATGCATAGATGTATACTCAAATGTCTCTACATGGCAATCTCCATCAAATACTGTATTCCATTTATTTTTAGATTCGAAGTAATTACCATCTCCGTAATATATATTCGTAAGTCTATTTGTAAACGAATATCCACCATAAGGAGTTATTTGCTATCTAAGATTAGTTAGGTATGTTCCAAGCAGAGTTGGCCTAACTATCGTAGGTACAAAACCAATTTCTCCGGGTTCTGTCTAAGTATCCTCCTATTTTAGGCTATCGTAATAATTGCCATTCTCTGGATAATAATAAGAAATTGCACCAGCTGTACCATTTTCTTTATACCAGCAGCTCAACAGTAAACATTTTCCGCCTGTTCCAAAACATGCGTTCTTCTTACCATAATCACCAGTATTATCACCATAAAATGCGCCACCATAATTACCAAACGCTCCAAATATATTACCATTTGTATCGTTACAAATTCCGCCAGTAATCATATTTGCAAATAGCGCTCCACCAGCAGAAACAGCATAATTAGGATAAGCTTTTGATGACATCTATTCTTCATTATCTTTATTGAAATTTCTTTTGAATGCCTAATCCCATTTTATTTGGTCAACTAACTAAAAATCCTATATATAATTTTTGTTCTAAAGGGTACCAAAATTATCAAACCAATTGTCAAAAGAAGCAGGATTAGCAATAAATTCGTATGGCGGAGTACTCTATTCATATAATTTTATATAAGCAAAAGCTTTTTGTATTATAAATTTACCAGATTTCTCCTTTCTTTCACTAGCAGACTAGTCGTCATCCTTATACATTCTATCAAAATTTAAAATGCAATCTTTTATTAATGCATACGAATACGGCCTATCATTTCCAAGCCCACCAACTGAAGCGGTAACGACAATAAAGGGTTTTGTTATATTTATCCCTTTGTTTTTATGTGCCTAAGGATTAACTTCGTAGAAATAGTTGGGATTATACGGCGCATCTAAATAGCATATTGTACTATTTTTTGAAGTACCTATAACATCTATATCATTAACATAGAAGTCTCCTCTTGCATCACCGTCATCATTTCGTCCAGTAAATAATTCTACAGCGCAGTTAGATATGCATGGTATTACGAATTGAAAATTCTATCTATCATTTTTACCATATAATGATCCGTAATCTGGATTCGGACTACCGTTTATAAAAGAATCATACTAATCGTCACGAAACTTATGATCACCTCTAGCTCCGAACAAAAAAGACTATTTTTGCAAATAATATTTTTTATCTTTTACAAATTGCTTAAACGATTCTGACTGATAACAAACCTCCTTTGAAACAAACTGTAATAATTTGTCATTGTCTATATTTGTCATACATTGTGATTCGACATCCTTTCCGTCCCACCTAAGCTAATCGTGTACGTAGCATCCCTCTATAAACTTATTTGTTGTCAAGAATCCTGTTGGGCAGAACATATGATACTTTGTTATCCAGTAATCGCTACTATTTGATTCATACTGTCTACTATAAGCATTAGACACAGGTGAGCTAAGAACTCCTTGTGATATTGTAGCTATATCAGATTCGTGCCTAGCGCATCTAACTATCTAATAACCAGTACAGCCTTCTGGTAAGCTTTTTACCATAAACTGTATTCCAAGATTTCTGATAACTAGTTCATAGCGCTTACCATTAACAATGGTATTGGATGACATTAGCTCAAAGCCTTTTTCCGTAACATTTGGGGTTCTTATATCAGCGATCCATTTAACTGGAGAAGCTTGGCAATATTTATCATACAAAACAATTCCGTAACGATAAATCTCATTTCGTCTAAGCGATTTTATTAACCATGTGTTTCTATTTATTCCTGGATCAAATTCTGCTTTCTCTATTATAGATGGTTTAAAATCTTTATTGATGTAGAAAACATTATTTTGCTATATATTTCCTTTCTGAGAATAATTGTATAACGTTCCTATCTTTCTCGTATTGTTTTCTTTTATACAAGAATCTTCTACCTAAGAAGAAATAACGAATCTCCATTCTATATTTTTACCAGATCCTCCGACCCATTGATATTTTGAATCGAACACAAAATTAGCAGAATACAATGAAGCTTCTTTATTTATGTTGTTATAAGTGCCATCATAACAATCATGATCAAATGGAGGGACGTCAACAGAGTCGTCTTCTATGTCTTTACCGTGTGCGTCTATTGTAAATGAGTTATTACCATTAATATCTGTTACTGTACTGGTATTTTCGTAATTGAACCTAAATGCTCTCGCATCCCATTTATCGAAATCCTTAATAGTAGTCTATATCGTCTTTGTATTTGCTGCAAACAAAAAACCATCTTTAGATGCTAATGAGTTAGGTATTATTCTAACACCTTGTAACGAATTTAGCTCTTCAACACTAATCTGTTCTATTGGATCATTACCGACATCATTTATAATCAACTCTGTAGAATCTTGTTTATCAAAGTTTACTTTAGCATCGTATATTACAGATACTATTGGCATCTATCCGTTTTGTGTGTACTGTACTCTAAATACTTTAATATAATCAAGATGCCAATAATCACTAGGAATTTGTATAGATATCTTTACTCCGCAATTTGATATAGCACCCTATTTGCCGCCGCACTTTACATATTTGCTATCGAAATCATAATTACCAATTGGTATTTGCTGACATTGTATAGATGCTCCTGTATGTATTCCATATCTATTATATAACTGATAACAGTAACTTACAACACCAAATTCTATCTTTCCTGGTACATACTCTTCAAACACTGGTGGTTTGCAAACGGCTTCTGGATAAGATAAGCATTTATCAAGTTCTTGATACAAAAAATCATTGCTTATATTAAAAACCATTATCGGATGTATCGAATCAGCTAAGTATAGCTTAATATTGTTTTCACTCTCATAATTAAGCTGAATATCGAATGTATCAGGATACTTTTCTCCTTTATTTAATGGCAATAATGGTGCATCTACAACAAGACTGCTCTTCTGTATATCATTAAAGTCCTAGTCGTGAACAGTTCCGCCTATTGCATTTTTAAAACTATAGATCTTAAGTCTATTTTCATTTTCATCGATACAAACAACTACCCCATAATCTCTTATCGAACCAGTAGCAACAACTTTATTACCATCGCCAGCAAATGATCCAGCTAGCTTTACGCCCTAGACTGGCATTAGTGACCCATGTCTATTATCTCTGCCTTCTCCACCTCTATATGACGATATTTTTATATTCCTAGCGTCAATATACTGGTTTGTTGCAACAACAGAGAGATCATCATCACTATTTAATCCTCCTGCAAAACTATTAATTTGTGGTTCAGTATTAGTATCCATAGCAATAATCATTAAAGTTTAACTATTTCTTTCCGGTGTTATTAAAGAAGTTCTCATCATCATCCCACTCTGGTATAAGCTTGGTCCACTCATTCTTAATAGTAAGCATCTCACTTTCGTTTGGCATCATCGCTTCGGCGTAAGCCTAGTTTCTATAGAAATTCCATTGCTACTATATGTAGAAGTATGCGTTCTAATTATATCTAGCTTTTCCACCAAGTGATCCTCTAAGGAATTTTGGAAAGCTTAACTTCATCATTACATACCAGTATATGGCTTCCTAATATGAAGCTAAGTCTGGAATGAGTGGGTAGCCCCTTTCGTCTGTAGCTATTGCCTTGTATGACAATTTAACAAAACCTTTGTCTTTATTAAAGACTATCCAACCTGGTTTGATCCAGTATGTAGGAACATCTATCTTATGGTCTCTAATAGCATCCATTAGCGCAGTACTACCATTGATTCCTAAAAGCTATGATCTATGTGTAGGTAGCATTACTCCAGCCGGTTGTTCTGGGTGATAGTGATGTATATGCTTTGTATTAGCTTTAGACTTAAATGAACTTTCATCTTTTAGTGCCTATACCCAATTTGTTCCATTGTTTGAATAGGCTACAGTTGTCAATGACTCTAAGTCTTCTGGTATCGGAACTTGATGTTCGTGTATTTCAAATATTGGAACGCAATCTTCACCAGACTCTTTCTATACATACTATACAGGAGCACCAATCTTCTCAACAGCTTCAAAGATCCATTCTCGCATATCTGTAATACGTATGTTCTTTTCTTGCATGTTTGAGTCAGCCATAATTTTAGCTATAACTGACTCACATTTTGTATATTTGTATATCATCTATATTTATATAATCTTGTTTATTAAATATAAGTTGAGCAAGGTGCCTTTTGTTTTCCCTAACCATACATAGCTAGTATTTATATCTATCAGAAAACATCCTAGGTATTTTTGACCAATATAATCTATATTTATATCCATTAGAGTGCTCGTTTAAATGATAAACCCTTTTGCCTATTTCTTTTGTTGATTTATAATCTGTAGACAATGACTAACTAGAGTAGCTCTTAGGTTTATATTTTACTATGCATATAGTGCCTAGCCCATAAGGCATTTTAAAGGGCTGTGAGCGCTCTAAAATCTCTTCCTTGACAACTTTATTAAATTCGTCTATAATGCGCTTATATCGCGCGTAATTAAGCTCTACATCGTTCCTTTTAATGTAGTCTCTATATATATCAGCTATTGTGTAGCTTTTCTTATTCTTCCTTATCTTGAGGACCATTTGGTTTAACGCTTGCTAATGTTGAATTATTGCTATCGTCACTAGGCCTTTTAAGCATAAACGCTAATTCGTTGGTCATAATAGCTCTCTTTATATCTGGTATCATCCATCCAGGTATTGTTATTTCGTCCTCGCTGCCAGCGGTTTGTGTTGGATCAAACATTCCTGTAACATATATGTACTTAAAGTTTTCCACACCATCGCCATCAACATATACATACTAATCATCAAACCAGCATGTAGGTTCATTATATGTATATCTTCTAAAATTATGATAATGCTTTCTAGATTTACTCATAATCTGTATAACACAACCACTAGCATCAGTAACGTTAACTATGTCGTCGCTACTATCCTCCATTGTATACAGCTTATTTTTTGTTCTCTTTAGTTTACCACAACGACAGCAGCAACAGTCCTCTGACCCAGAATTTGGATCGTCTATAAGTTCAAGTGGTCCAATAGTTGATAACTAACTATCATCTGGATCTTCGTCATCACCAGTCTCAGAATCTTTGTCATTTTCTTTCTTAGACAAATAAGCTTTATACTACATTATCCAAGATAAGATCTAATCCCTAGACATGTCCTCACTCTCACTTATGTTGTTATTTCGCACAATAAGAAGTATGTCATCTATCAATGTACGAGCTGAGAATGTTTTCATATTGCTTCTATTATTCTTATACTGTCTTCTTTAAGTATATCATTTGTATTATGTATTTTGTATTTGTACACATCTTTCTTTTTCCAGTCAAATGTTATCAATCTCTTAAAGAAGTTCTTTTTGTTTTTATATTCTCTATGCTTATAAACGTAAAGGTACTAAGTGTTCTATACATCTAACTTGATATTAACACTATCTTTACCGATTGTATAGTATACTTTAGTTAGGTTGTTATATTGTAAGCTATCCTTATAAACAGAGTCTTTAAGTATAGTTATAATATCACCCCCTACCCCCTTACTCTTATTAACGTTTATAATCTACTTCTAAGTTGCCGCTACCTAAATTTCTTTGCTTTTTAGCTTTTCTGTTTTACGTACAGAATCCAACTACTACACAAGCTTATCGTTATAATTTTTAAGCTTTTTCATATCTAGCCTTAAAACACCAGAAGCCTACTAGGCACCATTCAAGGCATCCTAATAGGCTTCGATGTTGTTATTAGCCATTTTAAGCTCCTGTGAGAGCCTATTAGCTTTGTTGTGGTAGAATATACCAGACGCTACACAAAAGGCTATTAGAAGCCCACAAATGGCATTAAGCAGCGTTTTGTAGTTGTTCTTTATTTTGTTTAATATCTACTACATCAGCATTGCTTTCATTATTAGTTAAACACTCTTTTAAATATGTTTTTATCTCACCAAACTTACCTTGTATATAAATAGATACTCCATATATACTAGCTGAATAAACTAATGTTTGGGCTACAAACCCTAGTACGCCTGTGGAGATTTCGCCCTATTGTAAATACTGTACCCAGGTGAGAACCTAACCGCTTAAAAACGCGAGACATGCGGTTGAATACTAAATCTTCTCGCGCCATGTTCCTGTTACTTTGTTCATTTTATCTCAATAGTTACCTTTCCGTTAGAACAAGCTTCCTTTATTATTGGGTAAAACTTGTTTATAGTAGCTCTTGAGTTAAGGACTTTTCCAACCTATTTGTTTTCACCGAGAATGAGACACCCTTCAGTATCAGCGCTTGTATTTCCAGCGTGAACACGTATGCCTTCAAATGATGGAACATTCATCAGCTGTGGTGTATACTTCTTGAATCTAGGTGAATATGTCCACTTGATCTCATAAGTTCCGTAAGGAATGGCTGTTTTTCCTTTTATTTTCTATTCTCCATTGTCAAACTTACCACTCTTATTTGTGTCTCTTACAGTATCCTCTAATGTGTCGCAGAAATATGCGTCATCTATATAAAGTTTACCTATAGTGTAAGTTGGGCGTAGAGCTATTCTTTTTAATGTTAATTTCATACTATGTGTACTCCAGTTTCTTTATAGTATTTTAAACTTTCTCCAGAATTCTAAATTTTATCAGAAGATATTGTTATGCCCTAATTTACATCTGCAAACATCTTGTTAACAATACTGCTATTTGCTGCAGGCCATGTTATAAATTTAGATGTATGGTTATATACATTCTAACCCCACGTTGATACAATCTTTGCGCTATCGGAAGCCATCTTACAATTAGATATATAATATGTATCAGCAAATATTGGACCGTTTAATACGCACAATAAGTTTGTATACAGCATCTAGTCTAACGTAATTGATGGGAATTTAGTCATATCAAAACCCTATGTAAGGCTACCATTCTTATAAGAGCAAGCTAAATTTAATCTAGCTTCTCCAGAATAACTGTTATAATCATCTAGACCATAAATTATGCAGTTATTATTAAACGCATTGCTTAATGTAGATGTCGTAGAAGGTATTGACTCATTAAACAACACAAACGAATAATTATATGTTGTATGTGTACTAGTTTTACTATCCTACAATATAACAGGCTATGCTCCAAATGCATCATTCAAAATAGAATATGTAGTATAGTTTTTAGGATACTAAACATATACATTTATTGTTTCGCTTCCAGATGTTGTAGAACCTACCAAACGAGGTATAACTACCTGGTTGTTAAATACACCTGTCACAATACCATTCCTGTTTGCCTTAAAAATATTTTCAGGTATAATTCCAGCCATTGTATTAGATGTTCCTGATTTAGCAAATGCATAACTATAGTTTGTTTTACCACCGTCTCCACTATCTGAAGTATGAGAAGTTGCTGCACAATAAAAGAAATCTGGTGGAATAATCAATTTGTTTACGCCTCCATCAGGAACTTGTCCATTACTAAACATTGAATCACCTCCAAGATTGTATGAAGCCTAATATCCGCCTACCAAACCCTGTGTATCAGTAAACTCTGTACAGCTACTAATAGAATGTTTTGTGTATGTGTACTCTTTAGTTTCCGGATCCTGTGTTCTGGTATAGTATTCCATATATACAGTCTGGTCGCTTGTGTCATTATTCTTTGCACAGTTATCTGGTATTTCTGTAGTCATATCAAACTGCTCTGCACCACTAGATGGACTAACATTATAAAATACATGCGAGAAGCTCCAGATTTTATAATCGTTAGCTCTTCCGTATTTGTACTAGTGTAGAGTTGCGGGTTTGTACTCATCGCCAACCTTTACGAAGATATGCGTATTAATGTCATCGTATCTCTTTCTAAAGAAATCAAAAGGTATCGGTTTTGCCAAAGATGTATTTGCAAAACAATATCTAACATCTTGTATTTTAGGTAGTTTAGCAAAGAAATTGTCATCTAATCTTAAAGCACCATTACCATACTTAGCACCATCAAACGTATGTCGCATATATTTTGCTTTTGAATTTATTTTAGACGCGCTTCCAAACGTTAAGTCTCCATCAGTTTCCGTTATATTTGTATTGTAGAATAAGTTACTTAAGTCCTCTTTGCCATTATTAATATACAGATTACATATAGCTTTATAGTGTTCCAACGAAACATGTGCTTTAAAGTTATAACATCCGTAATCACGTCTATATTCACTTGTTAAAAATCCACCGTAACTTCTTGGGACAAACTTCTCCCAATTAATAAACTCCCATAAATCAACATCATCTGTACTTCTGCTATCTTGTGAGAAACACGTTCTGATTTCATTTATATTTGGTAAGTCATAAAGCAATCCTCCTAGGTTCTAACTATTGCAAGCAAGGAAGCTTGCATACAGAGTAACTAGTGATATCCAACTAGAGTTAAACATTTCACTTAAGTCAACCTTGTATGAATTAGATATGTTAAAATCTGATATACTACGAAGCTTCCTAGGAGATACACCATCAGGATTCCATATATCTTTAGCAGATATAATTTCAGATGTTGATATATCATTGCCGGTTGTTGGGTCCATTGGAATCTAAAATTCATGGCCACCATTACCATCATCACCGCCCCAATAGGTCATCTTCGATACACAGTATTTAAAACAGTCTGTAGCCATT